CATGTTCCACCCATTGACTTATATTTTTTTGCAGCCCACGCATTAGCGTAGGCTGAAGGGTATACATCAAACTTTGCTTTAGCCTGAGACTTTGCAGCAGACCAGAGAGATGGTTTTGTTGGTTTATTTTGCTTTGCCATTATTTTTTTTCTTTTTTGGAGCTGATTTTTTCCCATCAATCATTGGAGTCATTGCACCTTTGATATCTTTGAGATAATTATTATTACTTTTTTTATTTTTCATTCCATATGCCATTTTTATTTTTTCTTTCTTTTAGCAGAGATCTTTCTAAGGGTCTTAGCTAAATTAGCCTGACGTACAGTAGTCTTACTATATTTGCCCGGATTCTTTGTTACAGCAGCTGCCATGCCAGCAACAGACTTACCAGCCTTCTTTGCTTTAGCAGTGAAGGCTCCGGGTCTTTTAATTGCACCCTGAATCCAGTTCTTATCTTTTTTTGAAGCCATTATTACTTGTTCTTCTTTTTATTCATAATAGCTTTTTGAATAAAAGGAGGAAGTTTTTTCTGCGCTGCTGTCATACCAGTGCTTTTCTTCATTGCGCCCTTTTTAGCTGCACCCTTCTTCATAGCACCATTCTTTGCTGCCATTCCTTTTTCTTTTTTCATTCCGTAAGCCATTTTATTCTCCTTTTTTAGTTTTTTCTTTTGCTATTTTTTTTCATGTGCCAATCAATATGGCCATCGAGTTTGTCATCAACCTTATCAACCTGCTCATCGACATGGTCAATCTTATGATGTAAGTTAATTATATCATCCTTAACTGTTACCAGCATGCTAGCAACAACATTGTGATCAGCTTTGTTTTCAGCTCTACCCTTTTGGACAAGAGCTGCTAGTACTCCACCAACAGCAGCTATAACGGCGACGACAACAGCTTCCATATCAAGATCCTTTAATCCATTTCTTTGATGGGGACTTTGTTTTGCTTGGGCTCCACTTAACTTTATTAGCCCAATATGCAGCCGACATCTTACCTTTAGCAATATTCTTAGAGTGACGGGAAGCAAAAGCTTTTCTTTGACCAACGGTTTGATTTGTTTTAACACCCTGCTGACCAAAACGAATAGTTTTTACTTTACTACCAACCTTGGCTACAACTATGTGCGATTTACTTGGATGACTTGGAGTCCTTTTGGGCTTGTTGTAGCCGGAAACTCCGTGCATTTGTTAGCCTAGAATCTTTTTTTGCAGCCATTACTTTTTCCTTTTAGAACGTTTCTTGCTTTTTGGTTTTAAATCTTTTAACTCAATGCCGTACATAAAGTTATTCTGACCCATTCTTGGGCCACTTATGTATATGTTTTTTTTAAAAGTCATTTGCTTCTTTTTTTCTTTAACTTAGAGGCAGAAGATATTGCGATAGCAATGGCTTGCTTTCTAGACTTAACAACTGGGCCTCCTTTTCCAGAATGGAGAGTGCCTCTACCATATTCTCCCATTACAGACTCAATCTTTTTTTGGTATGTTGTTGCTTTCTTCTTTTTTGCTGCCATTGTTATTGTCCTTTGGCTTTGAATATCCCTTGGATACTTTTCTGAATTTTGCTAATGACATAACTAGTATAGTAACAAAAAATACCCCACCTTATACAGGTGGGGTAAATAATTTTTGTTTATTATTGAGTTTTTTTAGGTCTACCCTTAGGCTTTGGGGCTGGTTTATCACCAGCTGGAGCTTTCTTGGTAGTTGCTTTCTTTACTTCTTTTTCAACTTTTTTGACTTCTTCTTTAAGAGTCTTTTCAACATTCTTGACAGAAGAATCAACAGCTTCAGCAATTTTTTCCATTGTATCCAAATGGCCTTCAACCACTTTTTCTGCAACAACGGAAACTACGTTGGCTTCAGCGGCTTTCTTCTTAAACATTTTCTTTAATTTAACTACAAGTGACTTAAACATTTTTACCTCTATTTTTATTTTTAATAGTTTTTATTGTATAATAATAGTAATATATATTATTAGCTATTTACCCTGCTGAGACTCTTTGATGAGAAGGTATCTATCTCCAGTCTCTTTAGAAACTAGAGAAAATCCATAGGCAGCTGCTTCCTCAATGGCATTTCTTAAATCTTCTTTATTCTCTAAAGAAACATCACCAAGGGGGAGAGTAATCCCTGCATATACGTCAATATTTTCAAAGTTTCCTATGTTTATTTTTCTATTTACTCCACAAATAAAAACTGGATTTGTAGAGATAGATATTTCTTGTGCCATTAAATTAACCACCTGATCTATTTGGGAGTCTGTTGTTGATTGCTCTTGTGCTGTTTTTGTTATCTTAGGCATTTTGCTCCTGCAAAAGTCCGATCTGCTTTAGAGTCTCTAGAGTCTGATCTTCTAGGGACATATTATCGGTATTGATTATAACAGATGCCATACTCATAACCTGCATAATTTCTTGTTCCGATTTATGAGACAACTGTTCATCTGACATTAATCGGCCATCTCTCTTATATATTCTGTCCTGAAGAGTTTCCTTTGAAGCATCAAAGCAGACAACAAATCCATTTGGCTGCTTTAGGATTGCTTCCGCCTCATTAGCAAATCTTACATCAGAAATGATGACAGCAAATGGGTCCTCTACTGAGTCTTCTTCTAGAGATTTATAATAAGACCTATAAAGCTTTGAGGCTTTCATAATACCCCACATAGCAAAGCAATCCTCACGTCCGTCTCTACATATGTCTCCAGCCTTTTGTAGGAAAGATCTAGGCTTTATGCCTTCTGGCTCTATTGGCAGCTGGTGTAGGGCATTTACTTTACCGATAAACTCTTCGTAGGGTGGAATAATTCCCAAAGAAGATCCGCCATATATATCAAACAATACCTCATGTATTGCGTATAGCTGTCTATTATCTTCGTTAAAACCTTTGATTGATCGCCTAATTGAGGCGAGTTCATATAATGGTAGGGCAAAGAATATATGGTCCCAATATGTTCCAAATTTTTTTTCTGCGAATGAACCTTTTGGAACTATCTGTTCTGCGACTGATGTCTTTCCGCTTCCAGCTTTTCCAGCTAAACCTATAATAATCGGTTGACTAGTTTTAAATTTTTTCATTAGATTACATCCTTGCTTCGGTGAATTCATTATATCACCGTTGCAAGATAAAAACTACATATCAGACTATATATTTTTTTCTTAATTCTAACTCATCCAAAAATGTATTGGCTAATGCATCCGCTTCCCAAACAAAAGATCTGGGAACTTGTAAAACCCTAAAATTATACTCTGATCTAATATCTTCTACAGTCATTAGAAGTGGCATAAGAGAACTATTTTTACACTTCCACCTACCACTAATCTGGTTGGCAACAACAGCAGAATCAGTATATATTATTGGGTCTACTAAATCTGACATCGAGCATATTAGGAGACCAGCTATAACAGCTTCATATTCAGCTTCATTATTAGTTCTTGGGCCCAATCCTCTTGCGAACTGAGCTACCTTTTTTCTATTTTTGTAAACTATGGCAGCACAAGATGCTTCGCCAAATCTTTTTTGACCTTGACCCCTAGAAGCGCCATCGCAAAATACTTCAATATTCATTTAATAAACCTACCTTAATGTGACACAACAAAATTATATATATCTAATAACATATTCTCTACTTCAGAATATGAAAACAAATCTCTTTCTAAATTAGAAATTTGGGTTAAAATATTTTCTATATATTGTTTTGCTGTTTCTATCTTTTCTGGTGGTTCATCCAATTTTAACATTGTGTTTTATGCCATTTTCCTGCGCCATCTTATGCAAAGAATTCTCTTGTTTAGAAGAAGTAATTTGAATAGCGTAGCTTAATAAATACCTAAGTCCCTCCAACTCCACTTGCATTGGAAAGTCTAAAGACTTTCTTTTCTCAGAGTAAAATTCCTTAGGCTGTCCAACAGCTTTATAGTAACCGACAAACATTTCTGCTCCCTTAATAAGTGGAAAAATCCGTTTCTTGATAAAAGCCCTTAGACTCTCTTGCTGAAGCAATTTGCATAGACTGAACTTTATCCATTAGTTTTCTTGCAGATTCAGATGCTATTCTAGCAGCACTCTCCATTGATTCTGCTAAACTTACTATTGCCTCACATGTAATTAGGGCATTGTATTCTTCTTCAGCAGCTTCCATAGCAGCTGCTTCTCGTTCTGCTTCATTCTTGCCTACTCTAGAAGATTTATATACCTTTTTATATTTTCCTTCTATTAACTTATAATTAGCTCTAGCCATACCAGCAAAGCGTGCTGCTCTTCCATAAACATTGGAGCTTTTGGCAACCAGTGACGCCAAAGCATCAAGTCCCAAATCTATGGTGTCTGAATCAGGAATTTCTATAAAGTATTTAAATGAAGTTGACTGGTCAGTATATGCGGTTATCACTTCCTGTATTTGTGGACCTAGGAATTCAGTCAACATTTGCTGAAGTTTTTCTAGCGTTTGAATATTCAACTTTTTCTTTTTCCTTTTTTGTTTTTCATCTTTGTTAAAAATACATCTAAGTTTAACTGTTTAGCTAGCTCTGGATCTGTTGCTTCTATAATTTTTGCTAGCTTAAATTTTGCTTCCTCTATATGTTCTCTCACCGTATTAGGATGCTCATTAATTTTTGCTGATATTTCACTTGATCTTTTTCCATCTACAAATCTCCATTTTATCAGCTGCCTCTCCTGAACTGTTAGGTCTTCAAATAAATGATAGACATCTTCTCCGGAGAACCCAGAATTGATCTATTGTATCAGTTAATAGCATTTGCTCCAACGTCAGCTCTTTAGGTTCTGCTTTAAATCCAACAGCCTGTTCATCGTCGCTATTATCTGACGACTCATCTGGAGCTAGCGGAAAAGTCTTTCTTCCTAATTGATCAATTAAGAATGTGTCAACATTTTTCTTCAATAAATAAAAGAAATAACTGTACAAAAATCCACTAAAAGGAATTGGCCCTTTTGCCGAGTCCCTTCTTTCATATCTGGCGATGCATTGAAAAAAGGTTGACTCAACAGTGTGTCTAATATCCTCCTCCTCACCATACCTTCTGGCCATGTATTGTATTCCTCTCATGACCTCTACCACATGTTTATATCCAGCGCTGTTTAAATTATTTTTCATGAGCGCAAAACGTACATAAGAATCTTTGACAAATAAAGATATAAATCTCCTGATGTCATAATCTGATATGTTATATCTTCCGTGATACAACAAGGATACGTATTTGGTTAAGAAATTACTAAACACATTTAGTAATTCTTGCTTAGACTCCATTGATCCAGCTTTTGCTTTTGCAATTAGCTCTTGCATTTCGTTTTCTTCTAAAGAATAATACTGTTCTTTGTATGATGACATTTTATTTGCCTTCCCAATATAATATGCTATCCGAATACATATTCCTTATGTCTTCATAAAAAACAATATTAGGAACTTCTAATTCGTCCATAAATTCTTTCGCATTTTTTGAATATTTGCTGATGATGCAGGTTAGTTTTTCAAATTCTTTTGGATAATACCTTTTGAATCTTTTTAACTTAATCTTACTTTTATCATCTAAGTAACCTTTAATCTCTACCCACTCTTCAGTTTTAGGTAAGAAAAAATCTGGCGTGTAACCTTTTGTTCCTCTTTTAATTGGAAAATAAAATACTGTTGGTTCAAAAGTATATTTAATTTTATATAGATTTAAAATTCTAACAAAGTTAGCTTCCCAACTTGATCTAACATTCAAGTTAATATCTTTCCTAAATCCACTTTTTGTATGCTTATAAGCATTGCCGTTTTTTGGCTACCTCTTTTGTATCTTCTTCAATTATTTCTGTATCAACTTTTTTCTTTGCGAGGACCGATAAATTCGGATGCTTAGAAAGTTTTGATCTTAATAAAAAAAACTCTCCTGACTTGACAATATGTAGATCCATTGTGATATCCTTCTCTGGTCAAAACACCTACACTATTATAGTTTAAAAAAAAATAAAAAACAAATACTTCCACTCAAAAGTTGTGGAACCAAGAACAGGATGATATAATCAACACTATGGAAAACACACTTAACACAATCAAGAAAATGACATCAATCGAACTCAACGAGAAGTCAATTAGCTCGTTTGAGTCTAACGGTTTCTCGCGTGAGGAGGCTATCAAGATCGTCAACAGCGTCGATCACACCCAGCCTTTCCACACGCCTGTGTCAGACTTCTGATTATAAAATAAATTAACCCCCTCGGTTTAGGCCGAGGGGGTTTTTTTATGCCTTTGCAGCTTTTTTATTCCTAAACACTCCAGTAGGACAAGCCCCTGTTTTGGCATGTTCGCAGTAGCTGCAGGTTCTTGAATTTGACGTTGGCAGGAATGATGTATCCTGCATAATCTCATTAATATTATTTAATACTTTAACTTTAACATTTTCTATATCATCCTTAGAAAATAGATGACCCTTCTTTTTCCCAGATCTCAGGTAATGAAGTTCTGCGTATATATTCTTATCTGGAAACTGTAGAGAAGCAGCTAGTGCATAGATGCCTAGCTGTAAATTATTGTGAATATTTTTTTGACTGACTTCCCATTTGCCAGTCTTATAATCAATGATATTGACAGTATCTCCGAACAATATCTATTCGATCAATAAAACCCATGACATTGTAAGTGCCAATAATAAAAGAAAAACCATACTCTTTTTCGTACACATCAAAAGTTGTAGACGAATATTGGTCGTAAAACTCATTAATTATTTCTTTGCCAATTGATATTAAGTCTGCAGATATCTTCTTATCAGGATCGTATGAAGCTTTATGCTCTTCATATTTCTGCAGCATTGTTTCATGTTGAAGCAGTTCTTCATGAGACACTGTATCTTCCAATACAGAGTGAACTATGTTTCCGCAAAACCGCTGCTTCTGCAAAGTATCTTGGCTCTTTTTGTATGTAGGTATAAAAATACCTCGATGGACACTGTTGATATGTATCTATTCTTGAGTAAGAGAAATCAACTACACTAAGTCTCTCCAGGTAGTCTAGATCATCAAAAGATTTTATTTGTATTGTCATTATTTCCTATAATCTTCTGGATCATATATGATATTTCCATCTTTATCATATTCTTTTCCCAGTTCATCTAAAACATGTCCGTTATACTTGTTAATAAATGTACCCTGACCAGCTGGAACCCAACCAGTTTCACCTATTTCCATATAATCATCATCAGCGAATTGTGACATATTCTTCTCCTATTTTAATAGTGCAATCAGAAAACTTTTCTATATTTAGATAGTAGTTTAAAACTGTATGCAGGTTGAGAAGTTCTTCTTTTGTAGCAAAAAGTCCAACTACTCCAACCTGAACAAAATGCTTTTCTGGATTCTCGTCCAAATATTGAATTAAAGATACATTACCTTTAGTTATCTTAGCTGTCTCTAAAGCGCTCATTTAGTCCTCATCAACAATTGTAATTGGATTCCATGTTGGATCATTCATCTTTTCTCTCATGTCATTAACATAGGAATCCCAATCTCTTTCATCCTCTGTTTTCTTGACATAATTAACCTTACCTTTAAAGGGATTAGTTTTAAATCGAGTAATAATTACTCTACCTTCCTGAGTGCGCCACCTAAGAACGCCATTTCTACAGTCGCAGAAATCGTCAGGATGCTGCTCTATAACTCCACGTGGATCAAATCTACCACTGCATGATCTACATTTATCAAACTTTCCTTTGTCTGAACAACGCGAACATGAAAAACAGTATCTCCAGCAGTCTCTTTCGGCTGGATTTCTAAAGCTACCAGGGGCTGGCATTATTGTGTCTCCAATTCTAATATTGAATTAACTAATGGTATTATCTTTTGAGAAGATAATATATTAAATTTATATGTTAACTTATGATTATTATCCTGAATCTCTATAAATACAGGACAATTACCTTTTGTATTTGAAATTATATCATAAATTTTTTTAAATGAAAGGCTTGATATTGTATGTGGAAAATTAAATACAATAGCTTTTCCACCAGAAAATAATTTTGAGTCCACCTTTTCTGATGAATTATAAAATATTTTAATTGTTGAGTTTTCTTCTTCTGTCTCTTTATTAAGGAAACCATTTATAATTAGAATCTCTCCAGATGCTAGATAATTATCTGGTATGTCTTTAGCTGTTTTTGGGAAAACGATTACTTCTACAGAAGAAGAGATATCTTCAACCTCAAACTTATACATCTTAAGACCCTTTTTAGTTGTCATCTTTTTAATTGATGTAATGATTCCTCCAACTTTGACTGGAGTACCTGCCTGTATATCTGACAAGTCAATAATTTCTGAAGTAACTTTTGTTTTAATGGCATCCCAGATACCAGCTACAGGGTGATTGGTTACATATATTCCCAATTCTTCTTTTTCTTTTTCTAGAATATCTAACTCTAATCTTCTGCTAACTTCTACTTCAGAGGTACTGACCAATTCATCTAGTGCACCTGCAGCAGCCAAGTGTTCTAAGGTAGACTTTTTTAATATAATTGGGTCACATCTTCTAAAGAAGTCATACATGCTTATGTATGGATTGTCTGCATCTCTGCAATTAACAATTCCTTCTGCAATTGCCATCCCAATTCCGTTAATAGCAGACAGACCAAAAATAATTGACTGATCATCCATTACTTCAAAATCAATGCCTGAATAATTTATTGATGGAGGAAGAACCTCAATGCCTATTTTTCTGCAGTCAGAAAGATACAGGCTCTGCTTTTCCTTATTGCCTACAACGGAACTCATCAATGCAGCCATATACTCAACTGTATAATTAGTTTTTAAATACGCAGTGATGTAAGAAATCATGGCGTAGCTTGCAGCGTGAGCTCTGTTGAAACCATAACCACCGAAGTACTCAATGTCAGAATATATTTTATTTGCCTTGTCCTCAGATATGCCAGAGTTTTTAATGCATCCTTCAACAAACTTTTGTCTGAACAACGCAATCTTGTCCATTAACTTCTTGCCAATTACTTTTCTTAAATCATCAGCTTCTGCGGAACTAAATCCAGCTAACTCTCTAGATACCCCAAGAACATCTTCCTGGTATAACATAATTCCAAGTGATGGACCAAGAACTTTTTCTAAATTAGGATGATCATATATAACCTTTGATCTCCCATGTTTTCTATCAATATAAAGCTTGTCCATTCCAGAACCCATGGGACCTGGTCTGTATAAAGAAATTAATGCCATGATATCTTCAATGTTTTGAGGTTGAAGTTGAACCATTAACTGTCTCATCCCAGAAGATTCAAGCTGGAATACTCCAATTGCATTACCCTTTTTTAGTTCATCAAAAGTTTTTGAATCATCAAGAGGAATCTGATCTACATCTAATTGTATGTTTCTGTGTTTTTTAACTAGTTTAATGCAAATATCAATAACGCCAAGGTTTCTTAAGCCTAGGAAGTCAATTTTAAGCAGGCCGCACTGCTCCACTCTTCCCATGTCCCACTGTGTAACCACTGGGTTATCTATACCTTTTTGCATAATGGGCAGATAATCTACAAGTGGACCCTTGGATATAACTATGCCTGCAGCGTGTGTGCCAGTTTGCCTAACAAGACCTTCAAGACCAAATGCTGTATCAACAATCTTTTTAGAATCTACATCTGAGTCATACTCATTTTTAAATTCAACTACTTCCATGCACTCAGATAAATTTTTTGATATACCAAGAACCGGTGGCGGTACAAGTTTTGCTATTTTATCTCCACCAGTAAAATCATACCCTAAAGCTCGTGCAGCATCTCTTAAAGACTGTCTTGCACCAGTTCTGTTAAATGTACATATGTGTGCAACTCTATCGTTTCCGTACTTTGATCTTGCGTAGTCGATAACCTTATCTCTATGTCTATCATCAAAGTCTAGGTCGATGTCAGGCATTGACTTTCTTCCTTCAACAAGGAATCTTTCAAACATCAGTCCGAATCTAATTGGATCTAGATTAGTAATATCAAACGCATAAGAAAGAACACTCCCTGCAGCAGATCCTCTTCCCCAACCAACTCGTATATCGTTATTTTTAGCCCATCGGACCAAATCAGATACAACAAGAAAGTATTCTGGGAAACCCATTTCTTTTACTACCCTTATTTCATGGTTTGCTCTATCGAGAATGTGTTGAGGAAGAATGCTTCCATATTTTTTCTTAAGACCTTCCCAAGCCAATCTTTCAAAGTAATCAGTGGAAGATTCTTGTGTTGGAATAGGAAAGTTAGGAAAGTGTATCTGACCAAAGTTAAGATCAAGATCAACCATGTCATTTACAATCATAGTATTTCTCAACCAATCATCAGAGAAATTTCTTGACATGTCATCATAAGATTGCAAATAGAATGCATCGCCAGAGAAAGAAAATCTATCTGGTGTATTTATATTTGAGTTTGTAGCAACACACAACATTATGTCGTGTGCCTGTGCATCGTGTTGATGCACATAGTGGCAGTCGCCAGTTGGGACTACTCTAGCTCCAATTTTTTGAGCTATCTCAATGAGTTGATTTGAGATTTTTCTTTGTTCTGTTAAACCATGATCCTGTATTTCTATAAAATAGTTTTCTTTTCCGAACTATCTCTTGCATTTTTTTTGCAGACATCAAGGCAAAATCATAGTCATTTCGAAGCAGTGCTTGGGATACTTCGCCATTTAGGCATCCGGACAGCACTATTATGCCTTCACTATGTTGGGCTATCAAATCATGGTCTATTCTAGGCTTGCCATAATAACCCTCTAAAAAAGATCTAGAAGACATCTTAATTATATTATGATACCCAACATTATTTTTTGCTAGGATAGTTATGTGATAGGGACCTCTTTGTTCCCATTCATTTTTAGCTGGGCCAGATCTTTCTTCTTCGTCTCTATCAAATCTAGTTTTTCTTGCTTGATAGAATTCTGAACCAAGAATTGACTTTACCCCAACAGATTTACCTGCGTCATAAAAATCTAACCATGAGTGAATGTTGCCATGGTCAGTTGTAGCCAATCCCAACATGCCTAGATCCTTAGCTCTAGACAGGTATTTTTCTACGTCACCATGTCCGTCAAGCATGGAGAAGACGGTATGGTTATGTAGATTGGTCCAATTTTTCACTGAATTCCTCGGTTCTTGTCGCTGCTATCAAGCGAAGAATTTCTAGATTCTCTATATGTAATCATAACTACTCCACCACAATACTTGCATGGAACATCTTTTCCATCTTGTGCAAATGGACTTTTGTACATATAGGACATCGGCTGATCAGACTTACATTCTGTGCAGACGCCTATAACATCATCAGGATCATTAACATTTTTACTCATTTTCTTGTTCCTTTTTTAAGCTCTTATACGCAAATCTAACTGGTGATGGTGACGATTCTTCTAAACCCTCTATGTATTTATTGCCTATCTGAATCCACTTTTTCTTTTTGTCTAACTGGCAAGCACCACAACCGACGCCTGCTGCATTAGCTCTTTCACAGGTATATGGTCTTCCACCAATTCCTATTTGTCTTCTTTTAATCCAATCATTAATGTGAGCTGACGATTTTTCAAAATTATAATCATCACACATACTAAGTATACTATGTAGATACTTAATAGACTCTTCATTGTATGTGAGAATCGAACAAAGAAAAAGTCTAGCCTCATGTTCTAAATGATGATTTTTCTTTGCTTGATCAACTAGATTCTTAATTCCACTACAACTTTTAAGAAGAGTATCAAGAGTAAATACTTTATCAGTTTTTTCTAGATCCTTAAATGCAGAAGAACCATGCTTATTAAAATAAGATAGAAAATCTCCAGATCGAACTTTTTCTATCTCCATGTCGTAATTAAATTGTCTAAACCATTCATTTGCTTTTGCATTGAATACTGGTTCATCAACGGTATTATCTTGTAATACAGAACAATAGGATTTAATTTTGTTCAAATCTGAAAATAAAAGTTCTCTGTTTATCCTATTTTTATAGAGACCAGTAGACTGGTGCCTAGATCCTGGTAATCTCCACATTCTTCTTGGGTCATAAACAGCAAAATCCAAACAATCTAGACTCATCTCATCCTTTAGCCTAGAAGCTATGTACCTAAATATTTTTGGCAATGCATTTGATGGATTTATTCCCAGGCATATAGCTTCACACTCTACGTGAAAGCCTTTTTTACCCGTAAAGTATACGACTATAGACTCTTCTGGAATGTACTTGGATAAATAATTGTAGAGCTTCTTGCATTGATCTAAAGATATCTGTTCATCTTCGCTGTCTATATCAAAGTAAAGAGAACCAAATCGAACAGCGCTTTCTAAATCTGCTGTGTCGTAATGCCAAATTGATGTATATAAACCAATGTTTTTATGCTCATCTCTAAAATTTGCTATATCAAAAATACTTATAATTTTAGGGTTACCAGATTGCTTCTGCCTAATGACTCTGGATAAAGAAGGTATATACACGGCGGTTTCTACTAACTGCCATTTGTTTAGATACTTTTGGGTATCCAATGGGATAATCATAATATCTTTTTCTTGATCTCTTTTTCTTCAATGCAGCCAATAATTACTTTTGATTCTTGATTCATGAACTTGTTATTAGTTCTAAAATAGATAGAATCTTCTATTATCTTTTCTATATTAGAGATAAGATAATGTCTTCTACCTATTCTATCATTCTTGTCCATCTTTTCTCCATTTAGGATTAATTAGTTCACTGTCTTCTATTACTGTGTGTATTTTAGAAGCAATATTATCAGAAAGGTGCACTATATAGTCTAGGTATGTTATTGGAAATGTTTCTGGAACTGGTGACCATGGACCAAGGTGACATCTAACTATTCTTAATATTGATTGAACAATTTCTTCTCCAACAAAAAGTGTAGATGATTGAGATTCGTTGGCAAATTTTTTATCATCATTTTGACAATGAGAAATAAATTTTCCTACTGTATATGGATGCATCGGATCATAATGAAAAGATTCATCATCTTTTGATGGTATTCCCTTACATAAATCATGAAGTAGGCATGCTGCTAGAACGATATCAGTTTCCTCTGTAGAAAGAGAATAAGAACCTGCCATAATCATGGCTATTCTAATAACTCTCTTTGTGTGTAGAACATTTCCGCCTTCGTTATGTTCATCTGCTGGGTGGTATTTTCCAGAAAAACTTGATGGTATTTTCCAAAATATATCAGCTCTAACTAAAACTGATCTAACAAAAGACTTTATGGCATCGTCTGATATTAAATCAATTTCTTTCAATAAAGGAAAGAGAATATCATTTTCTTCTTTTAAAGAAACTGATTCATTCTTCTGAATTAAAAGATCATCTAGTATTGACTTACTCATTTTTTAACCTCACTATCCCATCCATTCCATTCGGAACATGGTTTATCATACGGACACTTTTTACAATAGGGTATCAACCCTCTTTTAGGCACAAACTTTTTTGTACCTTGAAGTTTTTCTAGCCAATAATTAAACGAGTTTACATCATTTGTATTTATTGGAAAATCATTAAATTGAACATTTGGACTCAACATGTCTATGTATCCAAATCTTGTTTGAGACATCTTAGATGGATTCATATTGTTGTAAGCGGCTTGCATAGAACAGAAATCAATTACATATTGACTTTTATTTGTTTGTTTATAATTAAACATTATTTTAGTGACATAATATGTTTTATCTTTATACAATATTAAATCAAACTTATCTTCTATATTATAAGACCCACCACTAGGAACAATGTATTCTTCAGATATGGCCATAGGTATAAAATTGCTGCTAGAGTAATTTTCATAAAAAACAAGAAGTGCTGCTGCTGCTTTTGAAGTAAGGCTTGCAACATTTCCATACACTGACTCATGTTGCTCAGTAATTATGTCGTAAGATGTAGTGTTTTTAGGAAACCACATCTTTTCCCATCTATTCAGCAGTGATGCATAGGAGGGAATAACGCCAGATTGTTTTTTGTAAAAAAAGAAAAATACAATATTTTTAATAGTGTTTTCAAATTTTTCTGTATATATATCTCGAGAATATATTTTCTCTGGCATTTTTTCTATGTGCCTATAATCATATAATCTTTCACACAATTGAAAATCTTTTAGTCCTTCTACAGATATAAAAGCCATTAGTGAAAATCCTTTCCATTAAGAAGATCATCTAGTAAAGATGAGCTTGAGTCATAAGAATCATCCGTAATCGGATCATATTCTTCATATTTTTTTTTGAAGTCTACATACTTTACTAGAGGTGGATCATAACTAAAAGAGGATCCAGTGATTCTATTTTTTGGTATTTGAAGCTGCATTATGTTTTCATCAACTGTATCGTCATCAGTAGCTAGTCTTTTCTCTGTAATAAAGATTGTCACTGCACACTTCTGTTGAATAGCAAGTGATCCTCCAGTGTCTGATTGTTGTACAACTTCTCTTTTCTCTTTCATTCGGTTAGCATTTTCCTGAGCAGTAATGATGAGCACGCAGTTCATGTCTCTGGCTAGTTTTTCAAGCTTAACCATCATCTCTTCAAATTCACCCCATCTAGCCTTACCTTTACCTCTGGTAAACATAGATTGGATTGTATCTATAATCACTACATCAGGAAGGTTTTGATTGTGACCCAAGATATCTCTAAGCCAGAATTCAAGGTCTTCAAAATATGGTGTATCTGGATCATGTCTAACCATCAATTTATCGCCCCATTGCGATAACTTATCTTTAAAGATCTTCATATAAGACTCTTTTTGATCTTGAGACCACTTATGAGATTCTGAATATACATTCTGTTCAATTATTTGAGTAAATAATATTCTTTCCCAGTGACCCAAAGCTTCTTCAAAGTTTACGTACAAAACTCGATAGCCGTTATCTAGCCAGTTATTTGCTAGACACTTAGCAAATGTGCTCTTACCTTTGCCAGAAGGTGCAATGACAGCATGAACAGCTCCCCTAAAGAATCCGCCATCGTCTGTATATCCCATTGCCCTATTTAGGGATTTAAATTGTGTAGGTAAAAAGTCCGGTATATCCAAAAGAGAATCTACCCTACCTATAATATCTGAACCACTAGTTACCTTGTCTAGTGGGTTATAGTGGATTTGATTTTCTAGTTCTCTAATTTGAGAAGTTAACTTCTCAATTCTTAAGACATCCTCTGGGGTTTTCTGACCCTTTTGATTAAGGATCATCTGAAGCTCTTGCAGATAATTTATCTGTCTTCTTTTTCTGGCCTTATGCTTGACCAACTCTGTGATAGCTTCTGAATTAGAAAGTTCTAGACCCATCAATATATCTATCATCACAGAAACACCAGCATTACCCCCAAGTGCCTCATAGATATCTGTCTCAGAATCTAACCAAGATTTAAATGCTATTGGGTCTACAATTTCAAGTTGGGTAGCATTGTAAAAAGATAGAAGAGCTTTATAAAATTCGTTGATACCTATTTCACCATGAATCGTGCCCACTTCTTCTTCAGGCAGATTCTCAAAAAAATACTTTATAGATCCATGTACTCTAAGGCAAAGTGCAAAAATTTGATATTCTACAGGCAGTGAATCAGTGGTCTCTATTTCCTGTATTTCTGTCATTATTTTTCTTCTTTTCCTTTAAGATTCTATAGGCTTTTTTGCGATATTCAGAATTTTTTTTCTTACTGATTTTGTAAGCTTCAGAATCAGTAATGCTTCTTTTCTTTTTATTGTTTTCTATAATTTCACTACTTCTAATTGCATCTAACATTCTATCAAATACAGCCTGTTCTGTCAGGCTATCATTGTATCTAAATACAATTAGCGCAATATTATTGTCTTTGCACCATTGAGCTTTTTTGGCATCTCTTTTAACAGCTTCTTCAAAGTCATATTTAGAATCATAGAAACGACTGGTGTAATAGAAGTGTTGTCTTCCATGATATTCTGCTGCTATTTTATATTTTTCGCAGTATACGTCAAGCTTTAATTTGTCACCAATATGGTGTTCATTGACTATTTTTTCTCCTGGCAGGAGTTTTTGCATTATTGCAGTAAGAGCCGATTGGCCCCTAGACATTTTCTTTCGTCTTTCCTTTATCCAAGAAAGACCAAGTGAGTTAATTTTTTTATTAACTTTTTCTAGGGGCCAGTCAAGCTCTCTTGCTATTTGGGAAAGAGAATAGTTTGACTCAAAAAGAAGATCGACTAGTAGCTCAATATCGTCATCGTCTTCTTGATATCTATCACTTTTCATTTCTAGAAGATGCGTTGTAGGTTTTGGTAAAATTAATAGTTTTACCAAGATCTATAACAGACATATCTAGTCTTTCCCATATCTTTCCAGATAGTGCCAGACCTAAGGAGCTGCAGTCCATTAAACAGTAGTCTACTCCTCCTTCAAATTCTGATATCTGAGAAAAAACATCGTCCAATTTATCATAATGATTATTATATGGAACGGTAATTACATTGACTTTTGTATTCAAAGTTTTATATATTGTTTTCTTATCGTGGAAAGAAACCACTAAAGTCGGAGTATGCTTAAAATAAAAAGAACAAAAATAATCAAAGATATCTTTTTCATTTAAGAAGTAATGCTCAAATAAATTAGAACTGTAACTTCTATTCGAATTTTCAATTCCTATCTTTGCATGCTTATTATTATGTATGTCATCCACTAAACCAGAAGAATAATTCTTCATAATTCTAGGATGCTCTAAAGAAATACTTTTTAATACAGCTTTTGCAAAGTGATTGGGAAAAGAATTCTCATTCTTTTTATTTAGAGCAACTATTGAATACTTAGATATATTCATAAAAGAAAATTTCTCTTTTGAATTCATCAAAAGGGTTAAGTCAATAATTGCTTGCTTTTCATTTTTCATTGCATTCTCCAGTTTATAAACCGAATGTTCCCCAGTCAATTAAGACTGGATTTTCATCTACGATAGAATTAATATGATTTATATTGTGGAACTTTCCACCATCTAATTGCGAGTATCTTTCATACTTTGACTTCTTATCTTCATCATGGACATAGCCCAGATGCTTCATAATTAAGCCTGAGTTAACCCAAAAATTATTTTGCTTTAACATATTAAGTACATATGTGGGTTCAGATCCACAAGCTAACTCTCTATCAAAGAACGTTCCACCGTTTAGATACCTAAAAATTCTACTGCTGTTTGTGGGTGCCCACAATTTATCTACTCGATATTGAGTCTGATTCCACATGTGATAAAAGCGAACATTAACAACATCTTTTTCTGATTTGTTAAGAACAGATTTTACATCCAGTGCATCAATATTATCAATATCATATAGCATTTCGTCGCAGTCAATAGCAATAATCCAGTCGCCTTCTGTGGCATGATTTTCTAAATTTAGCCATGCATACTTGCGAAGTCTAGCTTCATGAACATTGAACATTCTTTTTGGTGTCTTGTAAACATTTGCATAATTTGCAGCAATTTCTGCGGTGTTATCGTCTGAGCAGTCATCGGTAAAAACAATTTCGTCTACCTGCTTTGACAGTCTTTCAAGAACATCTTTCAGAAATCTTTCGGACTCATTACGTCCGACCATTTGAGCAATAACTTTTTGACTCATAAATTCCAATCTTAAAAATGAGAATAGCGGGGTTTTACCCCCGCTACCTCAAACCAATAATAACTATCAGTCAACGATTTGTTCGCGAGCCTGCACTGCAGAAATTCGCTCAACATCAACGTCTCTGAACATAAGCTCACCTGAAACACCAGGTAGGGTGCGACGGTTGCTCTTTGCGAGCTTCTCCGCATCTGCCATCGTGTTTGCCTTCACGATAGAAGTTGTGGTAACCGTGAAGTACTTGAACTTGTTTTCTGACATTTTTGTCCTTTCAATTATTTGGTTGGATAATGAATTGCGATATATTCTATCGCATCTTGCAGGTTGTCTGCAAGTTTTGTTGCCATATATTTCATATAAACTCTATCTTTATATGAAGGGTGACAGAATACTACAGCTGGTTGACCATTAATTTTGGCCCACGACAACTCAAAATCTGTACCTATATATGCGCGATCTTCTATCATATATTCTACAAGAATAACATCAGATCTTTCTTGCATAAATATATTTTTTCTTGCGATTTCTTCTGCTGACATTGTTTTGTCTTCAGGTATTGAAGTAGGATCATACACTGAATAACCACGTTGTGTCAACATGAACGTAGCTTCTTTGCGCCAATTTGTTGCATACTCTCCAACGTAATCCATAGCGCCAGATAAAAAAACTGTAACTGTCATATAGAAGTATTATATCGTACTTTTTCTAATCAAACAAATTGTCAATAATTTTTTGATAATCTCTTTCAAAGCCAAAAGATTGGTCGTCTTTTATTCTTAAACCAATAATTTTTCTTAATTCATTTATACTTTTTTCAGAAACAAAATCAAATAAATTTTCAGTTATTTCATTTTTATCTTGTTTTTTATTTACATAACTTTGAAGATCTTCACGCACACTACGTCTACCAGGAGAAGAAACTGTTTGACGATTTGGATCAATTTGCGAAGGTAGAGTGCTATGTAAATGAAAAACTATAAAAGGATTTTTTAATCTCAAAATAGTATACCCATGCGTGTATAACCTAGAAGAGTGAAGCACTTCGTCTCCCAGGTAAAGAATGTTTTTATTTGGTTTTACTTTTGATAAATGTCCATAAGAAAAAAGAAACGCACCATTAGTATAAATAAAATTAAATAAACTTTCAAATTTTATAGTTGGTATCGAACAATTAAAAGCGGAAGAAAAAACCCAATTAATCTCAGTTTTTTCACCTAACTGATGCAATCCATATTGACTTATCTCTGGTTTTTGTTTAAATATGGGATCATTTATGTTGATATTTTTATTGGAAAAAGAATTCAAAGCGTCTTCTACAACAAATCTTCTTTTCTTTTCATCAATAAAATAACTATTTAAAGAGTAACTTATTAGAGGTTTCTCCACTCCATCTTCACTTGCTTTTTCTAGTGACGATATGAGTATTAGATCCCAATTGTAAGTAAATAACATGTGAGAATCTATTTGCATATAAAAATCTTCGTCTTGATAAAATTCATTTGCAATATATCTGCTAATGCCAACTCCTACATTTTGCGGAAACTTAGAATGAGAAATAGATAATTTGTATGTTTTTTTTAAACTATCTAAACTTTTTATTAACTCAATTTCATTAAGAATATTTTCTTCATAAAAACAATTGTGAATACCAAAATGGATATCATGAAATCCAGAACACTTTTCTAGTACGTCCTTTATGGTTTCAGCAAGTTCTGAGTCGTGGTAAGATCCTATTTGTACAAAAATTGAAGACATTTATTTACCTTTTAAAGATCTAAGTTGGCCAATAATATTCTAAATCTATTGGTTCATCAAAGTATTGAGAATAATATTCGTAATCTTTTCTAAGAAGATTTGACCTATGCGATTTATGAAAATCTTTATTTCCAAACCAATGTGGAAGATTTATGCGCTTATAATCTAGCTCTTCCATCTTCATGCTATTCTTATAGCCTCGCTTTATCCATTCTTCTATTGTAAAGTTCTGGTAAAGCTTTAATGCTTCCTCATATCCTGTCCACATACGAGTAACAGGATGATTGCGCCAACCTTTTGTTGGTGTTCTATCAAGCAAAATGTTTAAAACTTGAAATGTTTCTACTCTTTGCTTTCCAAGCCGACGATAATCCAAAACTCTTACTGATTGTAAAAGATCCGGATAGGGTAAAAAGGTTTGCATTTACTTAATCTTTCTTAAACTCTGTCCATGTTTTGTCGCCAACACCATAATACTCCCTAGCAAGCCCAGATGCAACTATGTCTGTATTCAAACATTGGCCGTCGGCATTCCAAACTCTAGCAAGAACTCTTCCATACTTTTCATTCTTATCAAGAATGGTTTCTATCTTAACTTTATGTCCAGCTTTTGCGAGCCATTGATCAGTAAATTCTTTTGCAGCTAAGCCCTTTTGTTTTTCTTCTAAGTTTGTTGTGCGACTTTCTGGAGTGTTAACCCCATATAATCTTACTCGCCCTTTACGAAGTGTGTCAAAACCAAGGTCAATGACAATGTCAAAAGTGTCACCATCGATTATCTTTTTGACTTCTGCATTATAATAATAAACGTTCTTATCTTTCATTTTAATCTCTTTCTATTCCCATATAATCACAAGCTTTTCTAAATATTTCTCTACTTATTGGAAACTGTGCGTCGGCATGGCTATAGCCTTCTCCAGGTTTAGGAGAAGAGGCGTGCCAGCTATGGCCGATTGAAACAGATCCGTCATATACAACTTTATATCCTAAATGCCTAGCAAAGTATGAACACCATGTCTCTTCATAATAATGAGGAGTAGGCAGAAATGCTCCTATTGCGTTTGGATACATATCTCGATATCTAGGATTATTGGTCAACGCATTCCATACTTCTCTACGAATAAAATAAGCAGAGCCTGAGACCGTAACACATTCAACTCTATCCCTATAGAGTTCATCTAATTTGTCTAATTCTTTCCAACCCCTATGTCTTGGAGCTGTATTGGTTCCGACTATTCCTGCATGAGTTATGTGCCCATACTCATCGCGCTGCTTGGGTCCAAGTATATGTATGTCTGGATTTTCTTTAAAAATATTTTCTATTTTTATACAGTCACTTGATGACATCCATACATCTGCGTTTAAAACTGCGATGATTTCTGCGTTAGAATTACTAGCCATCATATTTGTAGCGGCTGAGTATCCTATATTTTGACGAAGATAAGTCCTATTAATATAGTATGAATCTTCATTATCCCTTATCCAGGGGATAAAATTATCTGTTGAATTATTATCTGTAATATACAGATTCCAGTTTTTTTCAAGCGCGCCATTTGGACTTTTTAAATCAGAGTGAAGAGTGTCCAAAAATCTCTTCAATTCTTTTGTTGAGTTATAATTAACTATACAAAGATCAATCATTTGGCTCCTTAGCAGTTATAAGATCAAAGGCATTTTCTGGTGATAATCCAAAGCCAATATAATAATTCATTTCCTTAAAAACTTCATCAATAGATTCTTTATCGAAGAATTCTATTAACCTATTTTTATATTGATTCATTGTGGCTTGATCTTTAAATTGATTTTTAAATTTAAAATAATTATACACTGATAGTCCTATCAATCCTATAATGGAAGACGCCAATAAAATGTTACCATTCTTCTTCATAATTTCCTTGCTCAGGAACATAAGTTTTTTCAATCCACTCATCTATGTCTTTAGTTATTTGTACCCATGAGTTTGCCTCATTTGAGTCTTCGCAGTTTTGAGACATGTAAATGTATGTAGACTTTATGTGATCTAATACATTTAGGTCTGCAACAAAAACTGCTTGACCAGGAGCTACTTTTACTGTAACTTTTTTCTTATTCATTTTCTTGTTTTTCTTCTAATTGATCTTCTACTTTATAAAGGCATATATTATCTGAGTCTGGCTCAAATGTAACAAAAAATATATTTTTATCATCTTGAGATAAACCATCTGGTGGTGGTGAATCTAGCGCAATTTTTTGCGAAGAACAACCATAAACCTGACTATGGTTTTTATATACAACTAAATAATTTAGCTTTGACGCTGGCACTACCTAACCTCTATTGTTTTTACATCTGACTTATTAAGAAATTTCTTTACAGTATCCCACTGAAGATAATGGTCATCTTTTTTATAATAAACGTATTTAACTGTGCTATTTGCTATTAGCTTAGCACAAGAAAAACATGGAGGTCCATTTACGTATATCTTAGTGGGCTTTGCGCTATAGTCGCTATGTAGGAAAGCATTTGCTTCTGCGTGAATGGCTATACAGTTATCATAGTTTGATCCATTGGGGCTATCTTCGTAAACCCTAGGACAGCCACCATCATTGCAGTGCTCAAAACCACTTGGTCCACCATTATAACCAAAGCCAACTATATGATTAGATTCATCAACCAGTACAGCACAATATTTTCTTTTAGAACATGTAGAAAAAATTGTAGCGGAGATTTCACACATATCCATAAATTGGATATCTTTTCTTTGTACCTTCATATTAAATCAAAATTAATATACCAGACAAAAACCCAATAAATAGCGCTAAAGATATGGCAATATTTTTAGTTCTTTTTGTTTCACTAAATTGTGCCACCAACTGCAAGGAAACTATATAGTTAATTAAAAGAGTAAAAATTATTGCAATGAAGAAATCATATATCATTTTTATGAACCAGACAATTGATTGTGACAGGAAAAACTGGAGCTATCAAATGATGCACTGCCTTTGCATATTCTCTAATTTCATATTGGGAATCGTGCTCAAGTCTTTGATTAAGAAAGAGACACACGGACTGCAAAGAACATGACCATCTATATACTACATACATTCCATAAGCTGGTAACATAAGTCTAGCCTGTTCAGGGGCTACCCCAGATTCAAGGGCTAAATTATAAATAGCTTCACCTTGTTCAACGTATTTAATTAAATTCTCAGTAAGAATTGAACCAGTCCATGGATCAACCGGACCACCAGATCCCTGCTTTGAATTTTCTGGTGCCATTCTCCATTCATCGTTTTTTGGAATATAGAATTCTGGCTCCATAGTTATATATCGTCTAGATGACTCATTCCAAGAATCCATTGTATGGTCTGAGCCTACAACATATTTCCAATGCTGTCTAGCTACCATGAGTGGTGCTTTAAATTCAAATGTAGCAAAAGCATGTCTGAACGGTGACATGTGATTTTCTCTTGCTAAGAAATCAATCAGTCGTGCATCACCAGGGCTAATTTCTTTACTCTCTTTTGCATAAGAGGCGCGAGCAGCATTGGCAACGGATAAATCCGATCCCATTGTGTCAACTAATCTAACATAACCTTTATCTAAAACATCAATAAAATTGTTTTGCTTCTCTAAAGCAATGTTTTCACTCATCTTCTTCCTCGTCAATATTAAAACTCTGATCTAATTCAATGAACAATTCTACCATACAGTTGTTTAAATCTTCACCTGACTTATATAAAATATCTAAAACTTCAGGTATATCCTCATTAATAGGCGGTTCATTACTAAGTAACATAAAAATGATTTGAGAAACATTAGAAACACAATCGCCTAAAACCTCCTGCAATAATACAAGCTGCTTTAGGTCATAGGCAAGAAGCTTTTCCTTATCTTCATTTACTTCATTGATATTTGTTGATTTTATGATTTCGGAAAATAATTCGTTTATCTTATCATTATCCATATGTTCATCAGACATTTTAAGCTCTACTTTATTGGACAAGCTCCGGTAGCGCACTCTAAATCATCAAGAGAAAAATCTCCAGATATATCAGTAAATGACACTTCCTTAATCTTTGACTTAAGCTTGTTGTATTCATCTTCACTAATCTCTTCATATGGAGCAAGAGCAAAACCATGCTCACTATGAAGAAGGAATGATACAGACTTAACCTTATTCTTATAATTTGCTTTTAGCCAATCCTGTATATCATTAAGTTCTTCTTTTCTATAATATACAGTAACACTAACGTTATTATCTGCCCAATTAGACTGAGCCTTAACAACCCATTCAAGCTGATTAATTGCAGTTAAATCCTTAGCTAACGTAGCGTGGTCGGGAGTTTCTGCTGGAAATTCAACAACACAAATAGTGTGATTTTCTTTACCGTCAATACCAACATCATAAACAACCTTGTATCCCTTGTCTCTACAGTACTGAACCAGTGGATCGCTGCTACCCATTCTTACTCTGCGAATGTAATGTTTTGCATAAGCTGGGTGAATTCCTGGCGTAACACCCGCTAACAAGCTTAGGGTTCCGCTAGGCTTGACAGTTGTTAGCTTAATTGATGGGTTGATACCTAAATTCTTCGACCACTCTGAGTCAAATGACTTAAGCTCATTGTAGCAATCGCTAACCCAGGAAAGCTGTTCTTGAGTTGATTGCAACCATCCAGTAATTCCCTGACCGAGTCTACGGTTCTTTGCAATTACTTCCATACTCTTTTGATATGGGTAAGCAAGAGTTGTAATGGCTTTCTGCGTCTTGTAAAGAAGCTTGCTAAGATCGATTAATTCTTCTTTTGAAGATATATTTGGTAGAAAAATTTCTGCAAGGTTGCAAGGCTCTCCGTCTTCCAGACCGATTTCACCACATGGGTTCGTACCAATAACTTTTGAGTCATTAACCTTTTCTCCTAATCTACCATTTTTTCTGATAAGTGCTCTATTGATAAGACCATATGGTTCACCTGAGCCGTCATAACCTTTCCAGAATTCTTCAATGATTTCATCATATGCGTCTGCATATATTGAGTTATTTGAATTAGCTCTCCAACCAGGAATATCACCCTTACCCCAATTTTTTGCGCGAAGGAATAAGAAATCATCAGGATCTCCAATTGCAATTTGAGCTGAACGACGTGCCGAACCTGCTACTACCACCTTGCCAATAATGTTAGCAATATCAAGGGCATCAATTGACCTAATCTTCTTCCCAGCTCTTGAACTAAGAATCTTACATATGTCGGTTATTCCTTCGATGAGGACCTCTGGACCTGATGCTGTTCCGCCAAACGTTTTTAGCGGTGCACCAAAACCACGAATAAGAATAGTTGAATAGGTAAAAGATTTGCCAGTGCAGAAATAGCTATCAAGAACTTTACCAAGTAATTCTGACCAGCCAAATCTTGAATCAGGAACTATAAAGTCGGCATCGTTTGAACGCTCATGTCTGATATGGTCAACATCTTTAACCTTTGGAAACTCATGCACAGATGCTCTTTCCACTGTATATCCAACACCACCACCAAGCATTAGGTGATCCATTAAGAATTTAAAGTCATCTACTTTTGATATTGTTGTCATCCAGCAGTTTACAAGTGAAACACCACTCATCTTCTTAACTAGCGGTGTACCCAACTGCCATAAAGCACGACCAGAAAAAGTACCCTTAAGGTTAAATATGTAATCAAATAATCTTTCAGCTTCTTCCTTGGTGTAATTAGCACCAATTTCTTGAGCTCCGTTAACGCAACGGGCAATTGTCTCATGCCAGTTTTCTTTTCTTCCCAAAGATTCAATGTCCCTAGAATAGGTTCTCTTGTAGACTATCTCACCCATTCCATTAAAGCCCCAAGGTGGCGTTTTTGTTGCGTAGGACTGTACAAATTCTTCTGAAAGAATATCGGATTGCATTTTTATCTCCTTGTAAATTATTTTGCTTGTATCTTTTTAACGTAATTTTGATTTGCTTTTTGTAACTCTAAATTTTTAATCTTAAGTATTTGATCTGTTGTGTATATTTTGTGTATTTCTCTTTCAAAAAAGTATCCACTTCTCCAGTTGAACATGTTCTTTATAACATTTTCGTGATTCATAAAAATATTACAAACAACTGCACCACCGTAAGCCATAACTAAATTGGAAAACTTTGATTTTAACTCATCTGCGTTATCTTCATTTACATATCCATTATCTTTTGCTGCATTGTAAAGCCAATTAAATGCTTGTCTAGTAACTGGAGATATATCAATTGGATCTATTATACCTAACATAATTGCTTTATTTCTATCCTCAGCGATTTTAATGTCTTCTTTTAAGAGATCTTGAAACATTTTAAACCAATCTCTTTCTTTAAACTGAAGCCATCCAGAACACCAATACAATAGATTATCGGGTGGTTTGGGTATAGCACTCTTTTCTGTATAGTTGAGAAGTACTGCACAACTTATGGATTTTTTTACAAACTCTTTTCGTTCTTCTGCGTCTTTTCTCTTAGCCCCTGAAGACTCCCATAGTTTTAATAAAGCTTTCTTCCAGTCATGAGGTCCAAGAAAAATGGTGAGATATTTTTCCGCTACTTCAACTGAAATAACTCGTTCATTAACTACTTTTTCTAAATCTTGATAAGACATTTATAATCCCTTATAAAACCATCTAAACCCATAAAAGCCTGCAATAAAAACATTAGTCCCGCCCTTTCGGGCGGGACAACTATGTTTGTGATTACCGCCTACTAACACTGTGGGATAATTATATCACAGAGCCAGTAGCTCAAATTGTATCTAGGTGTTATTCCTGATTAAAATTTTCCTATCTTACTCAGATACTTTTTCCTAATCATCTTTTCCAACAAAAGATGGAAAGTTAAACCTAACCACGCTCCTATAAATATATTTTTTCCAATTGTCTGTTCTGTGTGACGCCAAAAAGATCTAGTTAATGTTTCGATCTTTTTAGTTTTTATCGCATAAACATCATATAAAACTATGATACCTATGAGACCGATCCAGCCTATTAGTCCAGACTTCCTACTATCTTTTTCTAGACTAATAGGATTGGATAAAATATTAGAGAGCTTTTGCTGACGGAACACCGTACCATTCTTTAACTTTTTCTCTGCCATAATCACTAGTAACATTTGCCTGACCATAGCCAGCTGTAAAAACCTTGGCACTAGTTACGCCTTGTGCTTCAGTTGGTCTAAATACACCAAATGAAGCTGGTGCGCCTTGAGCCTCTGTTCTTGCTGCATGGCCTGTATTTGCAAACGCATTAGCAGAAGTAACACCGTCAAAGATATAGTTATTGTAACTATATTCGCTAACTCTATCTGCATGACCATACCCTGATGGGAAAGCAGCTGCACCACTGAGCCCCTTGAATTCTAGAGGACGGAATCTTGCACCATCGTATGTTGCACTACCATTGGGGAAAGTGCCAGAAAGTGGATGCACATAAAGTGTAGTTCCATTAAAAAGCTGTGATAAAAATCTATTGCCAGGGAACTGACCAGTACCTGGAGCAAAATGATTGTCTGGAGCACCATCCAAGACGTGACTGGTGCTGTAAAGTGGGTAGTATGAATATGTTCCAGTACCCTTAGCTTTGCCAGTCATAGAGGTATATGGATTGGTCATCTCAGCGGTTGACCTACCCTTTAGAACTGGTCTTGGTCCAACGTAAAAAGTTGCCATTTATAGTCTCCTTGTGGATTTGTATGTCTTAATAGTAAAAGGGTAATCCCTATATTGTAATCTTAATTATACGATAAAATCGCATTCTACCTTTAAATCTGATAAAACTGGTGGAGTTTTATCGTCTAACATATTCAATGTGACCTCAATCCAAACAGAACTTGATGAACCTGGATTGCTAAGGGTGTAGGATCCACCGTCCTCATAAATAACCCTATAGCTAAATGCTGTAGATAGTAGACTTGGAGGCACATTATATATGTATGGGGTAACGTTTGTTACTTCCGATATTAACTTACCACTTGGTGCATCAAACTTAACAATAGTCTTGCCAGTAGTCAAAAATTTATCATATCTAATATCAAGATCCGATAATCCATAGCTATATATATATCTATTCAATTCTTTAAAGTAATTTCTTTGATTCATTTTTATTCTAATTGCAGTGATTTCTAGATCACCAAAATAAAAACATAATGGTCCAGAATTTGATATTTTATCCGAACCTGCAGTGGCCCATCCACCAGGTGGAACCTTGCCTATAGCAGCAGTCTGCCCATTATATAGACCATCAACGTTCAAGTCATACCAACCATCTGACTCGATAAGATTTGGATTTGAATTAGTAGTATATTCTATAGAAAATATATCTACGGATCTCATTGGATATGGATTGAACTTTATGCAATTAGTCTTGTTTGAGCCAGTATATTCTGTTGGAATTTTTACGTAAAACATCATTTGTGCTCCGGCATTGTTAGCCGTATTGGAGACAATGTTTCTTTTCCATATCTTATTTGGATCATCTAATATTGCGTAGTATGTTGGAGTGGTATCAACTACGGATCCACTTGAATCAACTCCAGAATAAGAATTGTCTATTGAAGTTTTAAAGAAATCAGGAACAACTTGACCTGTTGTTGGATTGTAAAACTTGACCTTTGAGGTTGATGAACCAGAAACAATCGGTAAACTTATAGTGTTATAGTATGGATCAAAGCTAAGAAGGTCAGTTGAAGAAATAGTGTATGCCGTAGATAAAAACGTTGCGTAATCTATCTGAGTTGCACTATAAAGAGATAAGACAGAATCATTTGCCTCTAAGGCAGCTAAGCGATCCTCTAGATCTTGCACGGCATTGGATAGGAATGCGTGATCTTTAATAACTCTTTCAAAAGCCTGCTGTAGTTTTGATTCTAGTGTATTTGCTTTATTGTAAAGCGTTACAAGATCTTGATAATTTTCTTCAATTCTGGCATTATAGTCTGCGCTATCAACAATGCCATTATATCGAATGTCTCTTTTTTGTGTTCTAATAATTTCTGACATTTTATAATCCGTTTTCTAGTCTCTTTATTTTATTTTCAATTCTTGAAAGTCTTGCTGACAATATATTGTTATTTTTTATTGATAGATTCTGTATTGAAGATCCGTAAGAAGTGCTAGGATCATCTATATTGATTTCAATTCCATCAATATCATAGTCAGGTCCATCATTCAATTTATCTGCTAAAGATATAGACTTAATGTTTCCGCTTAAAGCGTAGCTTTGAGCAAGTACGGAAGCATCTATTTCATCTAGTTCTATTGTAATTCTTTCTAGATCTAATATTAAAGAATTCATTTCCAGAATCTCAGATGAGCTTACTCTAGAAGCCCTATACTTTTGTCTAGATCTATTAAATAAAGGCTCTACTATTCTTCTTCTATTAGACTTTTTGGAAAAAGTTATTCCCATGTAAAAATCACCTTCTATATATTAGTACTGTCCACATAGACTAGATACTGGAATGCTTAAATTTTATTCTATAAGATTGCAAAACTGGAGTTGAATATGGATTCTCATACCTACCCAAATCTGCTCTGAATCTTATGGATTCGACAGATCTTGCTGTTTTTGCCGTATAACCAAATCGACAAGTTCCTTCTAATTTTTGTGATGAAAATATTTGTTTAATTCCAAATATAGTATCAACTGTAAAATAATTTTCTTTATCTATCTCTTTATTTGCAAAATCAAAAGGATCTAGGTAATAAAAATAGTCTACAAATATAGAACCAAACTTTGATAAGCTGGTTCCTTCCATTAGTGAAAATGAAGCTACGCCATTATATGGCTTGTCATAGGTTATTATTATGTTATTTATACCTTCAACAAAATTCCACTCTATACTTTTAGATACAACACCATTTGGAAGGTCTGCTATCAACTCTCCATTTAAATATATGGCGAGGTTAAAATTATAATTAATTTTATTAACTGTATATATTACTCTTTGAGCTGAGTTACAAAGCAGCTTTGACTGCACGTATCCGCTTGAGGGAGATGTTATCCCTGGATATATTGATCCCAATTGTTCTTTTAGGGTAGAGGATAAAATATTTGGTTTATTCTGTTGAATTTCTGTTGACCAGAATGAAAGATCCTTATATTTTTGAACTGTTGTATCCTGCATAATGTAATAATAGTGCTTAAATGAATCCACATTTCCATACAATGATGGATTGATATAGTCTGTAGATCTGTTCAAAGTAGCTACCTTGTATACTGTTTTTCCAGTGTACAAGGTAGATGACGGATTAATCTCGTCTGCATTTTTTGATGTAGCACTTAATGGGGTAAGCTGCAGATCTGAAGCTGATGGTTCTGATTTAATTAAAATATTTTCTCTTGTAGAACCCTCAAAAGAAACAATGGAAGAAAATCCTGCTGACTCAGATCCCTGTGGAGATATTGGAATCCAATTAAAGTCTGAAATACTTGTAGCTGATGGAACGTCTTGAGCTACATAATATTTAATTTCCGTTCCACTTACAGCTTGGTCTTGTACGTCTATAGAAACGGAATCAATAAATATTGTAGAATTGTCTGTGCTTGGTATCGAGTGTGGTTCTGATACAAAAACTGCGTTCTTGTCATAGTATTTTGATCCTATCATCAATTCTCTTAAACCGAATTTATATTTATAAGGATTATTTGATCCTGCAACTACAGCATCCGGCTCTATCTTAGACATAATTAGATCTATAGATGAATAGCTGTCAGCAGGAAGTGAGGCAGTAAATGTTCCGTAATCCTGTCTTGAATCCACTGTCCTAATTTCAGACTGCTTAGTTGTATCGGAATAATTAGCTATAACGTATATGTTAACTGGAGATGTAGTAGAAACCACTCCTTGAACTTTAGATATAACTATATTGCTATTTAAAGGTATTCTAATGCTTAAAGAAAAAGAATTAATCTCTGCAGAATTATATTCATAGTCCCAATAAGTATCTGTAAGTCCATCAAATATATTGTTAAACAAAGATAAATCCATGCTAACAGGTAGTATGGATCCGTTAACTGACAGTGATGCATTCGCGCTTGCAGATACTATATTGTTTACAGTTAAGTTGTTGTAATTAGCTGATGTTAATGATGGTAATTCAACGTTCTTTTTACTAGTATTTATATATACATTGCTAAAATCTAGATCTGATTTATTAAGGGATGCAAAGTTTTCTGTTATAGAATAAAAGAAACCGTCTGAATTATTATTAGAAAATAATAAGTCATCTACCTTAGACTCTAGTTCTATTCTTCTTTTTTTTAAATTTTCCAATTTTTTATTTAATGCATTGATAGTTCCCATTAATTGATCATTATTTTGAAAAATGGAATCAAAAATAATATCAACATTAAAAACTGAATTAGCCATTATAGAATTCAAAACATCTACGTCAGTTACCGATATACTCCTAAGTATATCTGTATCTACTCTAAGTGGGAATCCCGCTTTATTAACTGTAAAATAGTCATTAAATGCCTTTCTAATCTGTTGATCATCTGGCATAACTCCTGAAGTATGAAATATCTTATACAGATTTTCAAGCAAACGAGTTTTTTGTATTGTAGATATATTCACGATTTTTTAACCTTTGCTCCAAGAGTATAAGAATGTATTGTAGGTGTTGTATTTATATCTTGATTTTTAGACATTTCTAATTTAACCAAGACACTTTTTATTTCTTTAGGAACTTCTGGAAAAGAATAGTATGTTACGCCAGGAAGTTTATATCCAGTAGGAACATTTTGATTAAAAGCTAAAACTTCATCTCCACCTGCATAACCAGATTGAATCGGAGATATTCTTAGCCAATTTTTTCCTTCATCAACAGAAACGTATGAGTTAATAGACGCAGAAGTATCAGACAGACTCTGTAAATCTGACTCCATATTAAGAATTAATGACTCAACTGGCAAATCAAATTCAAACGGTCTTGATATTATCTGGCCAGAATTTATATACTGATGATATTCCAGTGATATATCCCTAATACCTATTGCCATTCTTTTAGCCTTTAGGATTTTCTTTTCCATTTTTATTGGAATATTATAGTTTTTAGATACTGGATTGCTTCCCTTAGTCACTATTGTGACAGGAATAACTTGCCTTATTGCATCTTTAACTTTAAATGCATTTGGGTTAGATAGTTTTGGCCTTATTAAGGACTCGTTGTATTTTACTTCCTTATAAAGAGCTTCACTTATACTGGTTGGATTGAATCTATAAGATTTTGATACTGAAGTGTAAAATGGGCTATCATCTTTTGTTGCTTCGGTATAATCAGTTACCCAGTAACAGTGTTGTATTTCAACTTCTTGATGCTGATCTTGCTCCATTGTTATAGTTGCATTAATTGCTTCTGTTTCTTGAAATGAAACTACAGCTTTATTTAAAAAGTAACTATTAAATGACTGAGTTGATATATTTTCCGGAGAAACTCCAATATATATTGGTTTCTTTAAAACCTCAAAGTCAGTTCCATCTGCTCTTGTCAATAAAATGCTGCTTACCTTTATAACTTTTGATGAACCAAAATAAGGCATAATAGTTATACTATTGCACTTTTGTGCAGTTCCAGAAAAAACTTTAACTTGCAACTTTAATGGCTTAGTTATGTCATGACTTGCCCAATTTACCAAAGAGCCGTCGACATCTCTGATGTAGCAGAATTCTTTTTCTGAGTATCCAACTTCTGAAGTTGGCTTTTCCACAGCTAAAGCTTCGTATTCAAAATACGTTAAAGGATTATTGTCAACAATATTATTTTTATTACCAATTGATGGGCTTTCTTCAAAAACATATCTATAGCCATTTGAGGAAACTGAGGAAGTTCCTTTAATTACTACGTGATTATTTCCTATAAACCCATTAGAATCTAAAACTTCTATTCTTGAACCTTGCCATGTTGCAGCGCTCTTAGATTGAAGAGACATGCTTCCATTTGATATAAATGGAATCCTATCAACTAAATACTTTGTTTCGTCTATGTAATCATAATTATCAAATGAGTCACCTATATAGACTATATCATCTGCCGGACTTTGAGAATACATCTGAAGAACTTTTGCTTTAGAAGTAATTCTGTTAATATATTTTTTTTCTGATTCTACCTCTGCATTAAACAGGTTGTAAACATTAACAGTTTTTGAACTCAAGAAGTCTAGTTGCTTTGCGGCGTTGTTAATATCTTGCTTGAGATTAGAAAGAAATAAATTTATCTTACGAGATGAAGGTGGTTCTCCCTTTATAAATTGCTCTACATCTGTTTTAGCTGAACCAATTTTTTCATACAATTCATTTAAAGATTTATTGAAATCATTAATAATATCTTGTTTTGTAACAAAATCTCCCTTTGACCATTTTTCCACTAAATCAGCTACTGATTTAGCTATTTGATCATAAGCTAAAGTATATGGTGATAATTGTGTCATAATTTACCTATTTTTTTATAATAACTTTTGTTAACTTATCATAGAATGGATCGTATATTTTTGTTTTGCATTTAACTAAAATAGAATCCGCTGAACAAGTATAATTTATATTAGGAATATTCTTTCTCATAATTAGTCTAAATCTTAAAGAGCTTGGCACATACTCATAAATAACCCTAAATGGGCTAGATATATATTGGTTAAATATAATCTCTTTTCCATTTTGTATGAAATAGACTCCTGATGGTTTCAAAGAAAAGTCGGGGGAATCCGAACTTTCGGTATAGTTTGTTAAATTTACTGCATATGAACCATCGCTAAGAAGAATTTTTACTGGATTATAACCAGATCCAGAACCATAAAATACAGTTCCAACTAAAGAGCTATATGTTGCATTGGATACAAATGATGTGTTTACATAAGGAATGTTTTGAATTACAACCCTATTTGTTAAATCTGTTGAGCTAAATAATTCCCCTGAACCATCAGAACTTACTGCAGGTTTTGTTGACTCTTGAAATATTCCACTTGAAACAAAATCAACTAATCCATAGTTATATATTTCAGAATTAAGTTCATATGAAACAGTGTAAATTGAATTGGGCTTTAGCTGTATTTGTGAACCAAACTTTATTGTCCTTGCAGCTACCGAATACAAACTTGGATCTAAAAGCAATCCATTCTCGTATATTGATAGTGAATTTTCCCTAAATGAAAATCTTGTTGTAGCCATTTTGCTATTGATATCTATAAATAGAACTTCTGAAGAAACAGAAGTTTCACCATGAGACACTAATGGTATCCAATCATTTTCCTCATCAGGTATTTCAGCTGTTGATATTGATAATTCATAAGATGTTGACTCTTTTAAATCATAACTATGATTTGAAAGATCTAAATTAGATTTATCTTTAAGAAGCTTAACTTTTACTGCTTGCGGATGACCATTAACTGGAATTTTCCTACTCACAAAACACGCTTTGTTTGATTTATTTCTTTCTACCGAGGCAAACTCTATAGACTTTAAGGAAAAGCTATACTCGTATTGATCTTGCTCTTCTTCTGATAAAAGATCTAAAATATATGATTGGTTAGATCTAGATATCATCTCTGCGCTAGAAGATTGAACTTTGGGTGAATTAAAAATATTAGAAGATTTAATAGGAAGAAGGCCAACTGATCTAAAGTTAAATAAACTTCCTTTTGATAAAGAGGATTCTATATATGTGCTTTGATCAAATATTTCGCCTTGTTGATCGATAACATGAGACATAAAGTTTTGAAATATATTTGAAATAATAGATGAGTTAAAGTTGTCTAATGTTCCCATTTCTTTAAGATCTTCAAGAAGACTTCTTGAATATATTGGAGCATTAGACGAGTCGCCTATACATGGATACCTATAGGAATAATAGTTGGTAATATAATCCTTGTTTTTTAAAAACTCTTTAATAGAACTGTTCTTTAAAAACATACTGTAAACTAAATCTTGTAGTTTGTCTGTATTATTTTTTCTTTTATTTCTTAAATCTTTTATAATTTCATATATTTTTCTGGAAACTAATTCAGTATCATTTGTTACGGTTTCTGTTTTTTTATAAAGAGATTGATTAAATATCAGTATAACTTTTTTGACCACAGATTCTTCAAAAACAATTTCTGAAACAGAGTCAATTATTTTTGGAGATGACAGAACTGGAATAAATCCTCTATTATTTGAATTTAAACTTATTCTATTTATATTAGAAGAAGAAATTGACTGAACAGTCTCTACCATTTGGTCTGAATTATTAAACAGAACTACCTGAAGAAGTTGTAATCCATTTGAGTAATTTGGGGTTATATACAAAGTGTCAATCAATTGAGGAGAAGAAAAATTTATCTCCACATACGTCTGAGCACCTTTGATCGCAGAAGAGTCATAGTTGCAATATTTAGATAATTCCGAAAGAGAAGTGTTTAACACTGTAGGAGATTTTACTGATACCGCCCAAGAATCAAAAAGGGTTTCAGTAAAAACTGACTCAAAACCAGAGTCGCTATAATTCATTAAATAATAATTTGATTTAAGATTTATAGATTCTATGTTGCCTGAAAAGTTTTTTGTTGTTGATTTGTTTCCAATTTTAAATAAACCAGATTTTGTATCAACAAATCCATTTCCATTTTGATCAAAGTTTAAGTTATCTCTATCTACAAGATTAAATGATAGTCCATCAGATCTATAATCGTAGAGAGCATTGTCAAACTTTTCAAAGTAATTAGAATTGTACAAATCATCTTTGCCAGAGATATATTCATAATTATTTATAAAATCTTCTAACTGTTCTATATCTTTCTCTACTTTATCTATCTCAGCAGAAAAAACATCTATCATTGAATTTATAATAAGTCCAACTGTATTGGCAACGCTGAAGTAGTTTTTTACTCTGATATCGGCGTCCCTGAATGCATTAATGAAGTACTCTTTATTGAGAGGGGAAAGCTGACTTATTAAACCTGGATCATAATAGTTGTTAATTTGAAAATCTCTTATGCCAGATATAAGAGATGATATCTCTGATTTATCAGCCTTGACATTTTTTAAAACAGTAGAAACAAAAGACCTAGAACCTGTCCTTAAGCTATTTATTACTCCTGGAAGATATGTATCCATCTTACTTTACTCCAAATGAATTGCCGTCCATATCCTGAACTTCAAAGGCTATGCCAGCAGTTAGGTTCCTATAAACTATATCATAAATTTCTGTGATATTTAAGAAGTTATCTTTAATTTCTTTTGGTAGCTTAACTACAACATAGCCACCCTTTGGATATGCCATTCCCTGAGAAGGGTACATATCCCAATAAGATATTGCATTTTTGTTATAACTTACTGCTTCTTTTGTATCATATTCATAAGACACGCCCCCACCCCTAAGTCTTGTATCAAAAACATTAACAGGGATCTGAGATCTGCTGTAGAAAACTATTCCAATCAATAGTGCAAATGGATCATATTTATTGGAAGTTGAATTGAATATATCTTTATCATATGTAAAGTTAATTGGATAAGAGTTTGTATATTCGGTTACTTTAGAATAACCACTAAAGTTTGCGGTTATATTTGTTCTCTTTTCAATTTTAGTTGGCAGAAGATAAACGTACAGTGGTTGATCTACTCTTATAGTATCTTTATTCAGAAGTGGATTAAGTGGAATTTCCTGTCCATCTACTTGATAAATTTGAATATCGCTGTTTTTTGATACATAAGATATTTTAATATCCTCTTCTTTAACTGGAAGAAGTCTTTCAGTAAACTCTATGACTCCGGTTTCTGCATTATAGTTTTTTACCTTTGAAAGAGGTATTGTCTCCCAAACTTTTTCGGATGGTTTTGTAGCTAAAAGATTTGTATTTTTGTATGCTTGAAACTGCGGCCTTACCAACTTAAGTACGGAATAATCATAGTTTGTTGGTTCTGCCCAAACTAAAAATGGAGTTTGTCTTACTTTTATTGAAGTTGGAGAAACTATAATTGGATTCTCATCTTTAATTTCATAATATCCTTTACCAAATATTTTAGACCAAGACACACCAGGGGTATTCTGAGTTTCATACTGGCAAATAAGTTCCTGGTTTAAATAATTGGCTTTCCAATCACTATAGATATTTGAATTCAAGTAAACAGATTTTCTAAAAGATCCTTGAGTAACTGAAAGTGGCCAAGCTTTATTCTTCTCAATATCTAGAGACATATTGCCGAGTCTTATTCTTGAATTAGAATTAAACTTTACAGAATAAACTGGATATATTTTTTTAAGAGGAATACTTACTGGCTTAAATGTTGTTGATATTTTTGGGCCAATATAATCTATTTGATTTTGAGTATTTCCGTCTGCGTCTATTGCGCAAACTGCTAAATAAACATTGTCCAATCCTTTAGATAAAAGATCTACGTAGGATATTTTTTTTCCTATAAACTCTTTTTCTTTAATGTCGTAAAAACCATATATCATACCATCAGTATTTGTTATCTCACTATAAACATTTACATCACCAAATCTAATATCCCTTTCAACACCATCTGGAATAGATAATATGGCTGCAGAAATTTCTGTATATCCTGGTATTCCTATCGGTTTAAATGTTGTCTGTAAATTGTTTAAATAAACTTGTCCGGAATTATATGTAGATGGCTTTTTAGATAATAAAAGAATTCCATCATGAACTGTCACTTCATTTCTGTTATCCAATACTTTTCCGTCAATTCCCACTAAAACATACTCGTTATTACTTATTCTTTTTTTACCTGTTTTAACAATTTTGGATCCAGAATAATAGGTTGAAGAAGTTGATAAGGTAATTTCTCCATATCCTCCAGAAACTTTCTCGTCACCATATTCAATATTTACTACTGAATTAGGACTTAGTATAGCTTTTTTAGTATCATCATAGAGAGATGTAATAGTGGAAGAACTATTATTTATTATTTCCGGTATTCCAGATGGATTTGAAAAGAAAAATGTTACTCCAGCATTTGTTGTAAAAAAATCACTATTAAGATTATAGGTGCTTGGAGTAAGGGATTGAGTGTATTCTCTATCTTTATATTTGTAAGATAAAGAAGTAAAATAAATATTTGATGAAGATTGTGGTTGACTAAGCTCCCTACATGCCTTTGTGTTATATGTGTATGATAAGTTTTGTTCAGCAGATAGGTTTGAAAAATTTTGAGTAACTGTTGCATAAGCCTCAATGTCTACAGTATTAGATAATTCAACTACATAATCTTCTATTTGTATGTCAGTTGTGCTAGCACTTATTACTTCTTTGGTCCAGGAAGATCCATTCCACTTGTAATATCCATCTTCAGTTCCGCGAACATAAACTCTTTTGTCCATTGTATTGGACTTTAGTTTTTGCTGATCATAATCATACTCTAATTGACCACTTGCATATCTTCTAATTGGCTTTCCATCTAGATAAGCTTCTTCGATTTCATCAGGATCAGATACCAGACTATCAACAGCCTCATAAACATTAGTCCAATTATAGGTAGCACCAGTTACTGGTAGTGTCCACCCTATTACAGGGGCAACTACGGTGTCTGCTCTTTTGGCAGATACTTTTACTGCCTGTATAGAATAACCTTCTGCGTATTCACCGTATTTATTGTCAAGGGTTTTTAGTTTTTCGGAAGACTGCACCCTAATAAACATATGTCTACAATTTGCTGACTTTACATTAAGGTTTATGTTAACGATTCCATCAGAGTCTGCTTTTTTATTTATCACAGAAGTATGATATCTATCAAGTCTTTGCCTAGTAGTTAATTGTGTATTGAATACGAACCCAGATCCATAATCAATAATAGTGTGATCTGTATCTGAATATCCGTAGCTATAAACTTTTGCGTTTTTCCATACACCAAAATCAATGGTCAAAGTTTTAATTTCATCATAACCTTCTGGAATTGAAAAATAGATAACATCAGTTATTCTTGATGGACCATCAAATCCAGTAAATGTAATCTTTTTATACTCTCGACCAATTGTTAGATTTTCTACTGCACCAACTGCTGCATCCCAAAATTTTGCAACGCCATAATCTGTTGCATGTGATCTCCAGGCAGCAAAAGCAGCGGGGTCTTCATCTTTTAGCGTCTTTAACCTTCTTGCCAAAAGTGATTTTGTTTCACTATCCACTGTGCCATCTACATATATGCAGTTGCCCAAATCTTTTTGAGTTTGCTGAAAGGATTGTATTGCATCTCTTGTTTTGGGTCCATATTTTCCATCAACTGGCCAATTTTTAAAATTGCCCCCGCCATATCTACCAAATGATTTTAGTGCTATCTGTATATACTTTACATAATTATATGAGTTTCCAGAGTATGCAGTTGACCAAGTATTAGTGGAGTTACCCCTGTCTATGTCTCGAGTATAGATGAAGTTATTGTATGGCCTATCTGAATCCACTACTGCGTACAGATTACTGTCAATTGATGATTTAACATTTGAACATGGTAGATCTGTTTTTGTTTCACCCAAAACGGTATATCCATCTTTTTTAACATATGATTTTGAAGGAATGTCTGGATCTTTTGTTGACCATTTTTTAGTTACAGATCCCCATCTCTGTCTAAGTACCTTTTCTTTAGCTACACCCCTATAAGGAAATTTCATATTTGTTGTTACGGTTCCATTAAAAGAAACTGGTTTATCGGTTGCGCTAATATAAGAGTATTCAGTTTGCAAACTAAATGGATAGGATTGAAATTGTGTAATTGGATTTATTTCAGAGTTTATTTTTTTAGAGTCAGAAGAACTGATTCCTGGAACGTCCTTAACAACATATGGGCCAAAAGAAGACGGTATACTTATCTTGGGAGAATACTTTTCGGTATAGGCATATGGCTTAAGTAGTCTTGATGTCATTTTTTTTACAGAGTACGATGAAGGTATTGATTCATCTTGAGGCGAAGATACTGCTGTAGAGTTAGAAATTAAAACTTCTGGATTTGTTACTTCAATATAAAAATCAATAGTTGAAGTATCCATTTTAGATATTTTCTGCTTATGATAGTCTGGCATTGAATCTGACAATTTAGCCTTATAATAAGCCTCTATGCTATCGTAAGGTTGAATTAAATCTCTTCCAAATTTTACTTGATTAGTATCAGAAGATATATTAACAAAGTATTGGATCTTTTCTTCATCAAGAATAGCATCTGAATACATTGTCCAAGATGAATTCCATTCACCTACATAATTATATAATATTGATCTTTTATCAGACTTTCTCAAAGCACTTGTTCTACAGTGGAGGCCAAATGCTACACAGTTAAACAGAAACTTATATGGGCCCTCTACTAATCCAGATAAAACATTTGTAGACAGATTATCATATGCTGTTGGGCCAGTACTTGAATCTACCATGGATCCATTTCCAGAAGAATTATATACTGAGTTACAATAATGAAACCACTCAAAACTTGCAAATACTATATTACCTTGTGCGATAGCGTCTCCGTTGTGAGGGAAACTCATACAAAGCTGCCACAGACTTCTTGGTAGCTTGGCTTGGACCTATGTCTAATATAGATAACGTGGAATTTACAGAATTTATATATCTATTTTTTGCGCTTTTTTGACCAAAAATTCCATAAATATCTTTTTCAAATATTGAATTATCAATATTCCAAGCGCCATTTTTGTTTTCGTCTAATATTTTTGATGATGTGTTGTACTCATAATAGGATGCAGTAGATGAATCCAACGCTGTTAAAGATATGCTTTCTCTCAAAAATGGTATTGAAGATGGATACTTGCTTGCATCAACAATTAGTGTTCCATTGTCTTTTGTAACAAATTTATCCAAAAGCCTTATGGCCTTTTCTGATAAAGCTTTGGTCGGGCAAAATGCTAAAACATCAAATCTTGAAAGATCATCCATTGATTGAATATCAACTTTCCAATACAATGCTTGATTTTTTTCTGGAATTGTTGATAGTTCTTCACTTATTGGATTTTCAAAAATATATTGATTGAAATTAAATGGAGAAAGTCCTAATCTATAAAATATATATGGATTAATGTTTGCATTACTTATAGTATCAAATGAATCATATAGGACGCCAACATTAACTGTCTTCGTTTGAATATCGTTAGAAATTTCAATATCCTGGATTTCATCTAAATTAACCGATTGCTTTGACTTGGCGATGAGTCTCCAGTTAAAGACTTCAAATACTCTATTGTCAGCCAAAGCTTTTCTTGGAACAAATGCTTGAAAACCTGTTGTATCCATAGACTGCTTATATATATCAGAATACTTTTGTAGAAACTTTTTGATTGAATATTTGTTTCTTTCTAAATTATTTGTATCCATTATAAGAGCTTCTTCAGCTACTTCTTCAAAGTATGGTACAGCATTTATATTTTCAGTAAAGTTTAAAAATATACTAGAAACTTCACTTTGATCATTTACTTCTATTTTGTCATATATAAGTTTGAGATTTGAAACTGGAGTTGAATCAAATCCAATCAATATCTTGTGTGGTATTTCTGTTTCTAAATAATTTTCTTCAGTAGTATAAGGTTCTAGAAGTATCTTATATTTTTTTCTACCAGTATTTAAATCTATGTAATCAAAATTGTTTTCATCAACAACTTTAATATTTAAAGTTGAGTAATAATCTGAAGAAAAGATATCCAGCAATCCGCTTATATTAAATCCTCTTTGTGCATAGCAGAAATGCCTACTTACATAGAAACTGTGTAGAAAATCATTTGGATTAATTGTATCTATTAACTCAGTGGAATATTCTTCTGAAAATTTAACGTCTGAAATAGAAAGGTCATGAGTTGGTAAACGCGTATTTCCATTTTCGTCTTCAAGAATTCCAAGTTCATTCGCGTAGTATATTTTTGTCTGCCCAAAATCGTTAATTTTATTCTCTGGTATGGATTCAGAAACATCCATAATAAAAAGGCTATTGCCAGCGGTTACGATATCTTGATCAAATAATGCAATATTTGCTGCGTCAGATGGAACACTCTTACCTATTTTTACAGCTTTTTCTTTATAATTCTTAGTTTTATTATTAAAGACTTTCATTAACTTTCCTCATAGTCATTGACAATATTGCTATAGGTAGAAACAATGTTGGGAGTTGAACCCAATAAACCCATTTGATATTGATCATAGTAACTTAATGGTAACCACTTAGGTGGATTCCAATTCACAGTAGCTGGAGCATCTTCTGTATGGTCCATATCATAGTGATTAAACTTAAATGCTGGAGTTTCAATAATTCTTGAATTCTCTTGTATTAAATCATTATATATATTTGGAAGTGGAACAAGCTCATTGGCGTAGCTGATATTATCATATGATTCATACCAATAAGCTACGTCTCCAACTATGGTAGTTGGAGTTTCTGATGGAGTTACTGACAAATCAGATTCTACTGCGACAAACCAGTATCCAGCTTCAGATCTATCCTGAGCATAAAATGGTCCTATTTGGAATTCCCCATTAGAATCCAAATAAACCATTCCTGCTTCACCCGTTCTTCCTGGTGTAGCAGAACTTATTGAATAATTAACATCTTCAAAAGCTGAATATACTGTTCTTGCTTTTCTCCAATATACTACTGGCGTAGCTCCTGGCACCGTAGAGTGATTTATATATCCTCTGATTAGGTTTTCGCTGATAATATCGGCATTAATTACCCCTCTTGCGGCGGCGGCTTTTAATGAGCCAGTAGAAGAGTGGCTAGATATATTAACTGAAATAGTTATATTTTCATAGTATGGAGATGCAGAACTATTTATATTAATTTGAGGTGTTGCAGATGAGTATTGCAATCCTTGGACATTTATCAGAGCTTCTGTTGCAGTAGCTGGAACTGGACCCGTATATCTAACCTTTGTAGTAGCAAAGCCGTAATCATTCGTTGTGATGAATGCTGATTCAGGAGTCAATATTGTTGAGTCTATATGGAAAGTTTGATTTGGTTTGAAGTTTCCATTCTCATCATAAGAAATAATATTTAGGTATACAAAATCATCAGAATTATCAGAAATATAGGATGGAGAAATAGCTACTTCAGCTTTGCCAAAACTATACTCTGTATCAGAAATATATACAAAGCCTTTTGATATTGGTAGTCCCACTGAACTTAGTGATACTCCTGTTGGAGTAGAAAATTCATTTACTGCAGATTCATAAGTAATATAGTAGTTTGCAGTGGAATTGGGTGTGGATGAAAAGTAGATCTTTGCAGAATAATCATCGTTTAATGAATCGTACTCATTTTTGTCTACGTAAAATATATTTGAAAGGTCATATGTTACTTCATACAATCTTCCTGGGACCAATACACTTAACCCAGTAGTAGAAGAGAATACCTCTAATTTATTTCCGTTTAGACTATAGTTTTCACTAATTACGTAGTAACCCTCATCTAAAAAGAGGTCCCATATATAATTTCCATCATCATCTGTTAGAACCCAAATGTAAAAACCAGGTTGAATAGGATATTCGACTAAAGACTTACCTGTATAACTATCGTTTATAATTATATTATTAACGTTTGCAGCGGATAGATAGAGTGCACTGTCATTAGCTGCATATATATTCTCTACATTTCTAAAAATAGGTTTTCCTGGAGTTGCGGTATCTGGATACATCATTTCCGTATACTGCACCGTTGAACCAGATTCTATTACCTCTACGATAATTGGGGCACCCTGTCTTGGTACATCTGACAGTTCTGCGTTAAAAAGAATGCCACTAAATGAATCAGTTTTGGGATCTGCATAAACGTAATAATCTTCTTCTGGAAGATACAACCACCCTGTGTGCAATTCTGGATTTTGTTTATCTAAAACAGAAGATATGTTATTCTGTATTTGTCCAATTTTTTCTGCGTAGACTTGTATTTCAGTATAATAATAATTATTTGAATTGATGTCATACAACTCTTCAATGTATGAAGATGACTGTGTAAAAGGAATTGTTATATCAACTGGTATACTTTCATTTGGAATTACTTCTGATTTATTAGAGTTAATTAAAACTGAATCAGTATCAGAAACCGCAGAAATATGTGTAATGAAATATTCATCTTTTTCTGATGAGTCTAACCCAAATGTTTCTCTCTTTAGAGAATAAGAAGATAAGAATGAGTCTTTAATTTTTGAGTCAATACTTCTTCCTGAATCTTCTATCAATTCATTTTCTCTATATACATTTCCTAAATGATCAATAAAACCGTTAATCATAGGTGTGCTGTAAAGCTCTGAATCAGATATGTTAGTCCATACAGCTGACTTAAATGGATAGTAAGGAGTTGAAGAAAGACCAGTTGAAAGAACAATCAACTCTGGGGGAGATGAATAATTAAATGTTGCTGACTGAAAATAACCCGTGTATGTATACGCATTTATTTCTGCATCTTGTGCTGTGGCGTAAGATTTAACAATGATATTCGGACTTGATGGAATATAATAATTTGAATTGTCTAACCAATTATATCCAAGTCCACCATATTCTGGATCTCTTACCTGTTGAGTCTGAATTGTGTTATACAACGGATATGGAGTTAGTTTAACATTATCTAAAATTAGATCAGATGGAGTAGATCCTATGGGAAATATTATTCCCTGTTTTAAGTCAGAACTAAATATTGGATAATCTTTTGTTTTACTAAGGTCATTATTGTCATTTAGAATTGCTGAAGAAATAACAGAATTAGTATAACCAGTAATTGATTTATTTCCATATACTGTAGACCCAATTTTTAAGTTAGCATTGAGGTAATTAATATTTGGAGTGGCCAAGCTCCAAGATTGACCTACTGTTGGATTACTTAGATAACCTCTTGTGTCTTGGTTAAAAGCAACTCTGTATTGGCCAGTATGAGATGGGACATATGATTGGGTTACTGGATTCCATTCAACCTTATTGACAACTGTAATCGAAGAAGCTTTAGATATGTCAATCGAATTATTGGCCGGAGTTGCTGCGTAGTTAACGTATACATAGTCGTATGTTTTTTCTCTGAAAAAGAGGTTTGTATTTGTCAAGTTATCTGAGTTAACTATGTCAATGTAGTTATACTCAGGGCTTGCTGCGCTTGTCTGGGAATAATAATTATACACGAAAAAATCATCTCTGTCCTCATAAGACATGTTCGCATAATAAGTTGCTGGAGTTGCATATCCAGTATGTGCTGGTAAAACAATTTCATAGACTAGGGCAACTCCGCCATTAAATGGCGTTGCAGAATTTGGGTTATTTGCATCTGAATCTGAGACAGTCGATGTATATGAGCCCTTGTATTCATAGCCGACATTTATTGGGCCATAAATATCATCGTAATAATATAACTTAAATCCATCTGCTTTAAACCTGCCAGTGAAAGATGTTGTAGCAGATTCTGGTATTTCATTTGGCATTAGCAACTTTGCGTCTCTAAAGTCGCCAACTCCTGGCTGAAAAAGATTAGAAAGAGGAGTTGCTACGTCATATATGGCTGGTATTCTTCCAACACCTTCTCCATTTAGTCCAGCGTAATCCCATATACCCTGATCCCATTGAACATATCCTAGGTTAGAAGGATAGGTTTCATTGATATATTTAACAAACTGTATAAATTTATCTTGAGGATTACCACTAAATGTAAAGTATGGGGTAGAATTTTCTATGTCTGAAATTTCTATAATTTCTGGCGTTGCACCAAGATAATCTGACTCTGGAGTTGCTCCATATGCCTTCCATATATCCAACTCTCTTCTAAGGGTCAGCTTATATGCTTCAGTGCCCACACCAGGTGGGTTGGCATAAACATCAAGTATTCTCTGTTTGAACCTTGCGTTATCCTCTAGGTATAATCTTTTAAGATTAACTTGCGCACCAAACTCATCAAACATATTAAACAGCATCGCTGGCACTTGTTCAAATGTTAATCCATTTATAGAAAGATCATCAAACTTTCTTAATGTTATTATTTGACTGTCAACTAAATTGTGATAATAAACATAATCTGTCTTTTGATAATTATAAAAAGCTTCTAGACTCGGTGCCTTGGCTAATTGAACATCGTTGCCAAATACTGATAGCGTAGAAGCTGGAACGGCATACGATACGTATATCCAGTCGATCATATCCTCATCTGCGGAGCCTACAAATGCATTAAGGTTATGTTCATCTACTAGATTTGTGAAATCATCTAGATACTCACCAACTAACGCATTAATAAATTTGCCAGCATTGGATACTGGAGTGGCTAGCTCTGGAGTAGATCTTTCTAAAGAATCTTCATATATTTCTGTCCAAGAAGGAAATTTTCTAGTTATATTTCTAGCTGAATCAGATATTATTGGTGATGAAGCCTCATGTATTGCAATCTCAAAATAAAGAAGAAGGCCCATTTCAGAAATGCCATCTTGTAATTCTGAAAATATTTCTAATTCTATTTTTACATACTGCTTTGCGTTATTTAGAAAAACAGAATTAGAATCAACCATTAAGGCTGATTTAAGCCATGGTCCATTGGAACTATCAGACTCATATATCTGAAGAGTAAAAGTAGGATTCTCTAGACCAGGAAGATTGGTAAAGGCATGCTTGTAGGAAACTACATCAACTCTTGAAGTTGTATCTATAAATCTAAGTAAGCCTGGTGTAGCTGGATCATATGGAGTTGCTGGATCATATACAACTTCACCATAATTAGTCTTATATATTGCATAATCATCTATTGGAGTAGAGTGATTGGAATTATAAGACGGAGAAGATACCTCTGTTCCAACAAAGGTATAATCTCCGTATTAAGTTTAGTCCAGATGCGCTTCTTTTGTATGAATAGTTTTTATAAGAACTATTATTATAAAGGTTTATAGCATCAGATGTCCAAACATTACCATTTTTTGTAAAGTCTCCACTTCGAAGACCTAAAAGATAACGTTTCATCTACTATTCCTTTATTAGTCTAACCAAATTGAATATTCTGAAGTGACTCCATGTTCTGGATGAACGAACATCAAATGCTGACATGGTCTACTCATGGACTGGAAATATTCCTGAGCATATGTATTATAGCTTTCTGAGGAACCAGAGATTCTCAGTATTGTTGAGCCAATAGTCATCTTGAATTGCTGATGATAATGTCCCATAAAAACATCATCGAAGTGCTCGGGGACCGCTCCATCTTTCCATCCCATTACCTTCTTATAGTAAGCACCAAAGTTAGAAGGCTGAGGTAATTGGTCGCCATGAATCAACATTGTTGAATAGCTTCCAATTGTGTCTACTGCGTACCAGTTTCTTTCCCCGATGCCATCAGGAATATGGAAACTAAATCTTGGCTCATCCTTGAATATAAGGCTAACTATTTTATAAAGCAATCTATCCATGTTAGTTTCGGGATCATGAGATTTTCTTGCTCTTCCGCCAACTGCCCCATGATTACCAATTACGCCAGTTGCTTTTACTGTTTCAAAATTCTGTAGTGCTTTTGTTATAAATGTGCTGATAATTTGTGGACCATAAACACCAACCTGTCTATATAAGCCAGAATCAATAAGGTGACTTTGTCCAGGGAATATTTCTTCTCCCTCAACTATGTCACCCAGAAACCACACGTGAAGGTCTTTCACGGGATGATGTGCTCTTTGTATGTTTACGATCTCAAGCATCTTATCTGTATACTGCTCAATTCTTTCGGCAAGGACATCAGAATTGTAAGTTGGAGTTACTTTGCCCAGCTGCCAATCAGAAAAAACTACAACAGCTGTTTCTGGAGTTTTGCTGCCAGACTTAGGAAAGCTAGGTGCTTTTATTTTAGGCATCTCAAAATTACAAAAAGCATCATAGGCTGCAGAATAAACTGCACCTTTTGCTTCTTCCTGTACATTTTTGTATTTATCTGCAAGTCTTGCTAATCTTTTATTTTCTGACCTAAGAAATTCTGCCCTAGAATCCGATATATCTGAAGATAAAGTTTCTTCCTCATAAGACGGAACAGGTGGCTTTTCGTAAGGAGAGTCTTTTTCTTGAACAATATCTACAATCTCATCATCAGAAATTTCTTCTATGATTAGGGAGTTAGACAAAATGTCGCCAAAACCTTCATCATCAAAAACCAAAGCTTTTGCTTGGCCAACATTTGGCGATCTAACAATATAAGTTTGTCTAATGACAAAATTCTTTTTCATAAATTAGGACATCCGTTTCAATGCTAATAATTAGATTGTCCCATTATAACAGAATATACAGCTATAGATCCAGCAGTTGGGTAGACTTTATGGTCTGATGGAGTAAAGTCTTGTAGCGGAATTTCTCTCCCGTCCACATTAAATCCAGTAATTGTAACCTGCCTGACTAAATCCGATGACATCCTAATGTATCTTTCTATTTCTCCGATTGACACAGTATCTCCAACAGACAGAGAATTTAAATATCTTTTGACAAAAAGAGAAGCCTGATTTCTAACACCAAGAGCTATTCCATCACTAGTGCCCGAAGGTAATGTAATATTGGCTGCTACGTTAATCGCTAACTTTTCTGCTAACCTAACATTAAATCTAACGCCAACTGGCTTAACAGATATAATCGAGTTATAAACAAGTTCTGGAATTTGCTTAAGATTAGATCCACCCTCAGGTACGATGATTATATCGCAAGATCCAACACCAAAAGATGACTCCCTAATTCTTACATCCCTAACACCAGGGACAGCAAGTGTTGCAAACCTAACTGACTCGACACTGCCGGTAGCTTGAGTCTTAATAGCCGATACTATTCTTCTTCTATAATTATCATCAGCCTCAGCATTAGCTATTGCGTAGACTTCTTTGGGGTTTGTGCAATAGACCACAACCCCAGGAGGAGCTATAAAATTGTGCTTAGTAAGAGAATTTATTGATGCTGTATAACTATTGTCGGTAAAGTCTGGTACCACCAGACCGTATGCCCTGGTAGTTCCTGCCGCAATAATTACTTCACCATTTAATTTAAATCTATATTGTCTTACTGAGAAATTGTCAACGTTAGTATATACATAGGTTCCTTTAGGAAGAATTATGTCATTGCTATAGGATTTTTCTAGAGAAAATTGAATATTAAAAGATTGTCTTTCAACAGCCGATGCGTCAGAAATTGTTTTTCTTGTAACACCATAAAGCTGACCTATCATATCCAGATTCATTCCATTTGCTGTAGCTAATGAACTCTGCCTTAAAGAAAGTGACAAAGAAGAATACAGTTGAGCTATTTCTGTCCCAATTGCTTCCGCAAAAGCTCTAGCTATAGAGCCTGGATATATGGCTGAAATGCCGGCGTTTCTCTGTAGTGAATCTAATATCTCAACTACAATTTCAGATTGTTCTTTTTGACCATAGACAGGCATTTATGCTCCTAGATTTTGAGTAACTGATAATACAACTGGCTCATTAAAGTCACTAATTATGTGAACATCAAATCTTATTGAATCAGGACCAGTTGGAACAGCTTCTATTTTTATATTACGCCCTTGAAAGATTCCTTCTTTTTCAAGGGCAGCTCTTATCAATCTTTTTCCTAAATCACCAGTTTCCCTAGATTGAGGCATACCATAAAGAATAGATAGATCAGTACCAAGCTGAGGATAAATATAAAAGTCTCCTGGCTCTGTCATAAGCCTCATATAAATCTGCTGTATATCATCTTGAAGCATGCTGGTGGTCACAGCAACGTCTTTATTTCCGTCTATTTCTATGTCTCCAGACATTGTAAGATATATATCAGGCACTTTATATTTCTTCGGCTTTCTGTTGCGCTTGAGCGAATGTGTAGCCTTGCTTTAAAAGATCGACTACTTTAATTATATACTCTTTTGGATACTCTTTAAGTACGCTTTCGACCAAAGTGATCTGCTCTGAGGTTAAACCCTCCACAGATATTTCAGAAGAATGGTTTGCGGCGTTGTCTTTTATCTGCGTTCCAAAACCACGTTCACCTTGTATAGTAATACTCTTGGCCCTATCTTCTTGTGTTATTTGATTTAGTCTAGATAAATAGTAACTAGCGTTATTTTGTGGAGAATTTATAGACTTGTAGTCTATTTTTACTAAAGTTGGCTGAGAATAATCATAGGCTGAATAATTAAAATTATAACTATTCCACCTTAGGCCATCTTCTTTTGTAAACATTCTTATATGGTCTGCAAAAAGACTGATACTTCTGCCTGTAGCGCTAATCACTATTCCCACTCCAGGGGCTGCAAATATTTCAATATCTCCATCATCATTTAATCTTAAAAAAGAATGATTATCAGGATGATTCAATCCAACTTCTCTCCTGGAAAATTCATGTCTTTTATTAAGCTCTGCTTCAACATTAAACTTATCTAAGCGATGAATACTTGCTGCATAACTTCTTGGGTCCATAATTACCTAGCCATAAATTTTGGTATGCCAGTATTAACTACATAATTGGGCATTTGCGGAGATACTCTGATTGGGTCATCAAAATAATTTATTATGTAGGCATGATTTTCATTATCATCCCTAAATCCTATTAAGCAGCGTGTTCCTGGTTCGGGGCAAACAGACTGAACACCCATTATTGATGGACATGGAACATTTTCTATAATATTGCCTATTTGGCCTGACAAAGCGTCATCCAATATAACGGTAGCTGAATTTAATTTTCTATCAAATTTCATAACTAACCCTGGCCTTGATTTTGACTGCTTCAATCTTGCAGCGTCGATCTGGTTTTGAATTTTGTTATCAAACTTAGGATAATTAACTGGCATGAAAAATCTCCTCATTAACTGCCGGAAAGACTATTTAAATTAATATAGTCCTTCTTCTAATTGCTTATATAATGCTTTCTTTGGTGTAGCCATTACCTGAGAGGTATACTTTGATAGATCTACCCATACTTCTATTTTTGGAATCCCATATTGAGAATCTTTTTTTCTAGTTGGCGAATCCTGTGGAATATTTGCAAGGACCCATTTCTTTAGATCATCAGTTGATTTACCTGTAGCTTTTTGATAAACGTCTGCAGCCACCTTAAATGATAAACCGGCTATAAAACCATTTGGTAAATATGTGTCGCCCCAAGGTCCACCCAAACTACTAGAAGTTTTCAGTCCCCAAGTTTCAATTTTTTTCTTCACATCTTTTTGTGCAATCTTTGATCTTAAAAGATATACTTGATTAATGGGTATCCAAACTCTTTGATCATAATATTCTAATCCATAATTATTTGATTGTGCCTGAACTTCTTTTAGTTTAGCATCGATTGTCGCCTCAGTAAATTCCTCAGTTTCCCAGTTAGCATAGGCCAACTTCCACATTGCGATGTCTTTTTGTGACTGGGGCAGAGATAGATCAGCTAAAATAGATCCCCCCTGTGCTTGACCAGAACTGTTTTTAATTCTTGTTCCAACCTGCCACAAACCCATAAAGCCGTGAGCGTTTGCTATATACGGCCTATAGTTAGCCTCCCTATAAGCTAATGCTGTAAAAATGGCAGATATTTCTTCAGAAAAATTTCCATACTGAGATAAAAGATAAAATACTTCCAAGTCAGTCATTGAAGATTGGTCATTATAGTAACTTTTTAATAATCTTGCTGAATTTATTTTTGATAAAGAAGTGGTTTTATAAAAGTCCATATTTAAAAATTGAGGACTTGTATTTGTAAAATTACCTAAGCTTGACATAGTCATCTGACCATTTGGTCCAGTATATTTGCCAGCTCTTGCTGGAGAAAAACTTATATGTATATGACTCCTATGTGTTGCATCATCTGGAGCATCTTTTGCTATTTTTACATACTTTAATTTTGAATATTTTTCCACCATTTTTCCCACAACTGGAGTTACCCCACCAGGATCTTTAGTATATTCATCTGGGCACCAATTGCCTATTTTTATATAATCTGGCAATAGGTGTTCTGGAGCTGTGTTTAATACCGATAAAAATAGATCAAGTTGTCTTATATATTCTCTTTGAGATGAACCAATGTTAGTAAATTTATCTCCTTGATTTATAAATAAATCTATATCAAATCCTCTTCCAAAAGCATGATCGGTAATATAGGTTCTCTTTTGTGGTGTTCCGCTTGATACTCCAGTAAGGTTTTTGCCAGCACTTTCAAAATTCATTGCCCTCCAGGTTCCAAACCCGCCAGACATATTGTAATTTTTATCGTGTATAAATAGCAACAATTCAATCAATGCAGCGGAAGCAAAGCAAAGTTGTGAGCCAGCTTTAATAAATGATTCGGGTATTTTATTGTCACCTCCTTTATATAGAGGGAAGTCACTTGAAACCATAAATGATAAGTATTCCAAATCATCCGGTATATCTACATTAAAACCAAATGGTATTGCACTTGCTCTATCTTCAATATCAAATATTCTTCCGGCTTCTTCAACAATATGCTTTGATAAAAGAAGGTTTCCTCTATCTCTGTACCATTTTTGCTCTTCTTCCGTAAGCAAAGCTACGATGGCAGCAGCATAACCTACTGAAGTTGGAGCGTCTGGAGAGGTAGCATATTCATCATCTGATGAGCCATTCATTCCAGTCGTTGGGTTATTTGTTTCCATTCTTCTATTTATTGCATTAAATAAACTTTCGTTATATCGTTTTCCTAATGCGCCACTGGTTGCGAGCTTAAGCGCTGCGTTTGCTCCGTGTATAAGTTTGAACTCCATCCTCTCCAGATTCTTCTATAACTATAGAAGAAGAATTAAGAATACTTCTAGATAAAGATGTTAGACTTTCTCTAGCCATGTTTGCATTAAACATATCAGAATAAATATTGCTAGCAAGAAGTTCTTTGCCCGACGCGGAAGATATTAGGTCTGTTGATACTAAAGTTTGATCAGAATAACCTCTCCTGGCTGTTGTTGTAGCAGCTAGCGCTTTTCCGTTAGGAGGGACTAGGCTATCGGAGAAAGATTTTGCTATGGCAGCTGAATCAGATAGGTTGCTTGGCGTGAAATTATGGGTTGACATATTAACCTGTCCTTCTAGGAGTTACTGCAGCTTCATTGGCACTTATTGTGGATGAAGCTTGAGTAAGAACATCTTTAGTATACACGTTGGCCAAGTTATTTGTGACCAATTCCCAGTTAAGGGTCGCTGGAGTACCATCATCATAGTATTCATCCCACATGATAAATGGCCATTTTGCAGCGTTTTCGTAAAGCTCAGCTACAATTCTTACTTCAACTAATGTGTTAAATAATTTTCTAGCTACAGAATTTGAAGTGATATCTGGAGAGTTATGCACAGCCGCATGATCATAAACTTCCTTATCTTCTATCTTCTTAAACAATGATTTGAATCTTGAAGAGTTACCGCTAAATATTGGAGTATTAAGAGAATTAGCTAATTGAGACTTAATTGAATCGTAATTAAAAACTATATTTCCATTATTAACTGATTTATTTTTTAAGAACAATGAGTATACAAAATCTCTATATTTAATCAAGTTTGTTTCCTGATTCTGATAGAAGATTGTTCCAAGAGTTCTTCCATATTGTTCTTTGAGATAATTTTTTTCCCTATTACCCTGAGAGCCTGCATCAAAGTCTTCATCTGTTTGAAGATTATCTCCGTTGCCTTGACTTAGCTATTCTAACTATAAATATTTTATTTCTTAAAGCGTTAGCTGTAAATACAGTTGCTTTTCCTCCTGGAGAACCTAATGGAATTATAGTTAATTTATTTGGATCATTAGTATAACTAGCTTTTTCTGGAGCAGCAATGAATGTATACAAGGATTTGTTAACAGAAGTAATTGGGGTGGTTAATTCAATATCATTTGGTATACCTATAAATAAACCGTTTTCTACATAAGCCACTTTATACACTCTATTTAATTCATAAACTATATTACCTACAATATTTTCAACTTGAACTAATTCTCCAGCCCTAAGGTTGTTTGACTTCGGACTTGCTGAATCATCTGTTATAAATATGTATTTATCAGAGTCAACAGCATAAGATTTAATCTTACCAGAATAAACAGGATACATATTGCTGATTTCTGATTTTTCAAAAGCGTTTATTCCATCAAGACGAACTCTAAATGAGCTTCCAGTAAATATATCTTTTACCTGTATCGTGTCAGCGTCTATAACTCCAGAATTAGACTGACCCTGCGCTGGGTCTAGTTCACAGATAACCTTAAACATTGGTTCTAGTCCAGCTTTTTCTGGACCTAGGCCCGACATGCCTAAAACCTGAGCATGAATTAGAGCATTTTCATAACTTATATATTTAACTAATCCTTTTATCTCAGTTTCTTTCCATCCAAGACTCTTGAATAAATCATCTGTTCTAAGATAAGCGTAGCCATCGGAGCCCCTAGTGTTTACTCTGGAACCAAGTATTCCAGGAAGAAGAGCCTTAGAGTGGTATCTTCCTACTACCATTCCTTGATTATAGGAAAGGCCAGCATCCATTGCTTGACCATTTTTGTTTAGATACTGAACATAGCAGCCATGCTGATCCATTAGATTATCTCTAACCCATTGCCAGCCTTTCCATACAATTTGCCCCATAACTGGAATTGCACTTGAAACAACACCAGCTACTACTGCAGCGGTAGCAACAGATCCATTGTTACCATTTTTTTGAGCTTGATCTCTTACTTGATCTGTTATTGAAGGCATTGAGTCTGCAGTTGCAGAGGCAACTATATCTTTAATTAGAGCAGAAGATCCGTGAGTATACTGCATAGCCCCAGTCATTTGAGTAGAGAGACTTTCTGCTAGGGCATCAACTGATATTGATCCACTCAAACTTACTCCAGTATTGGTTGCATTAAGGGCATCTAAATAAACTCTTGTATCATTCCTTATATTTTGAACTGACAACCAAGAATGTATCCAAGATGACATGTACCATTTTGCTGGATCGTTTATTGTAACCAGAGCATTTGGAGTAATGGATGTTATGTAGCCCAGCTCTGGAGTAAAGTGATGTATAACTTGTTCAACTTCAAATATTCCATACATTCTCTCATAAACGTCTGCAAGATATACTAAGTCATGAGGCCTTATGTCTGCATTTCCTACTACAATTATTTCTCCGCCATATATATCCTTAATTGACTCTTTAAGATAGGATAATGCTATTCTTTTTGCACTAAGTTCATCCGGTGCACCAGTAACATTTTTAGATATTCCTCTTCCAGTTTCAAAAGGATGAAGCAGAGGGTTAAGAAAACCAAAGAATCCTGATCCAGTTATATTATCAAAATATATTCCTGTTTCAACTGTCATTTCTACTTGACGTTCAGCTGGAGCACCCTTATCGAGAGCTACGCTTACTGGATACTTTCCATCAGAAACTGCAGTTACTACTGTCGAAACTCCAGATAGATTTTCTTGTATTTGATTTGAAAGTATATGAGAAAAAGAACTTATATAATGTATTCTTTGGAATGGTTCTCTAATTTCAACTACTGGCTCCCCATATTCTCTTGTGAATGGATTGTCAATAGCCCTTAGGAGAGAGCCTGGCCTACCTAGTGAATAATATATTGAGTCATTTAATACTTTATTCATTATATTTGCTTGTCTTGCAAAATGACTAATCTGAGATAAACCATATCCAGTTTGCAGCATATTGAGCTTAAACATATTTACAAGAGCACTCAATGCATCTCCTGCAGCCGTTATGAGTGGACCTATAGTTGAATCTAGAAAATTATCTACTCCAGTTACAACTTTAGAAACAATGTTTGTGGCGCTGCTTCCTTCTCCTCTATTTTTGTAGAGGAGTTGAATAAACTTACCTTTGTCTTTGGCGTATGTTTGATTTGGATTAATGAAGGCAGCAAAAATCTTATCTACTGGCCTAAAGTCCCATTGACCATCTTCAGCGGCTCCTGTCATCTTTCTATTTGGTTTGAGAACAAGCCATGCCCTTGCATATGGGTCTTGCCACATTGCTTGCCTAAAAATACCAACCATCAGTAAGAACAGCTGCTTAGGTGTTTTAATGTATTCAGATATTTCTTTATTTAATGTTTTTTGTCCAGATAATTCTTTTTCTACTATGTTTGTGGTTGTATTTCTTGGGCTAGAAGAATTGATAATTTCAAATAAATAATCTTGATTTTCTACTAAGAAATTATCATAAAAGTTTTTTAATTTATCTTTAATTAATTCATTAAAATAATTTACAAGTCCACCATCTTGAGTTGGTGCATCAATTAGATTTTTTGTTACGTAGTCAATTCCTTTTTTATTTTGTTGCGCATCTGTTCCAAGAAGTATGGCGAATTCATCTAAACCACTTCCACTTGTTTCACTAAACTTTTTAAATATATTTGTTGGACTGTCATCTTTTCCAGAAAAGATTAACTGTCTTAACTCTGGAGTAAACTCTGTATCATCTTCTGGATTTATCCCGTAAGTCTCAAAAAAGATTGATTTAACACTTTCATAATCATGATATCCAAACCTAAATTGATCCCATATATCTCTTGCTTGAGTAAGAGTTCTTCCATTTCCAGCTATAACTGAAACAGATAGATCATAGTCTTCATCATATAGTTTTCTAGACTGCAATCCTATTGCATCATTAATGTTAAAAACATCTGCAAAAGATACCCTACCTGTGCCAGACTTGCTTCCAGTTGTATCTAGCTCTCTATTTAGAATATCGTAGCCATCTTTTTTTGTTAGCTTACTTCTATCTTTTGACAAGACAGCTTGCATGTATCCTTTATAATTTCCGCCAAACATAAAATCTTGTTGAGCCAATTTAGAGCTTGTCTTATACTCGCTAAATATTAAATTACTATAATCAAGTGGACTGTCTAAGTCTGGATCAAATGAGTTTAATTGCTTGTTTACTTGTGCAATATTTTTATCTTTAGATCCCTCAATTGATTGGAAGGCTCCAAATCCTATTATTTGATTACCTTGATTTTGAGGATCGACAAAACTTGAAATGGTAATATCATCTGTTATCGCAACACCTAATGGAATATCATTAGGTACAAATGTAAAATAGCATTCTGAAACTCTTGGAGCATACCTATATCCAGACTCATGTACGCCCTCTAAAAGGAATGCATTATCTAAACCAGGACTTCTTTCACCGGAAGAAACAGTTAACAAACCTAGGTAATAGGCTGCGTCAGGAGAAACTACTGCATCTATATTTTCTGGATCATTAACACTTGGTGCAACAGTTGGATGGTCTTCCATACTATAAGGATTATCTGTTTTACCCCACAAAAAGTATGATGGTTTGCAAACCACTGCTATTGGTTTTCCATTATTTCCTGTTGGATTATATACAAGAACATGGGGGCCATTTTCGCCGTTATAATCTTCTGCAGTTCCATACAATTCTTCTGAATCTGAAAAATATTGTTTTCTAAAAGATAATAAAGCCTCATTATTTCCCTTTATAGAAGAAGGGTTATATGGCCATCTCATGGCTATATAAAATTGTTCTTCTATATTTGTTTTTGGAAAACCCCATTCAGAAGCATAATCGATTGCGGTATGCTGATACTCTGGAAGTTTTATGGACCTATCAATAAATTGACTAGGAAGATCTTCATAAAGAATATCTTTATTCGAAGAGTTTTCTGGATATGGCATTTTTATTACGATTTCTCCAGAAAGTATTGAACTATTTTGATTTTGATCAGAGCTAATATTTATAGAGTTTTTAAAACTAAAAGAGTTTTGTGTTATCTCTCTAGCAAAATTTTTTGATATTGATTTTGACTCTATCTTAGATTTTATAAAATCTTTTTCTAAATTTAATAAGAATGAATACTCTTTATCAATTGATTCATAAACATTGGCATATTGATCTTCTTCTTTATTGTTTAGACCTCTACTACTTAAGCTAAAAGTTCTATAAGAATAATTTTCCAAATAATACTCATCATTTACTCTATTGGCAAAAAATGGAAATCTAAATCTTATTGGAAGTTGGTCTATTTGTTGATGAACTTGTTCAGCTGTTTCAAGATTTACTATTTGAGATTCTGCACCAACTGGCAAATGGAGACCCATAGCTACAGCACCCTTATTTAAAGGTAGTTTTGCTAATATTTTTCCTGTAGTTGCAACACCGGAAGGTGGTTGGCCAGATGATGTCGGGTCAACTACATATTGCCCATATTTACTGAATAGATTTATTATCTTTCCTCTCAATGCATGAGCTGGTGCATATATTGAAGTTGGGCTTGATTGCATTTTAATAAGCTGTTCTAGTGCATCGCTAGCTTTACTGTTTTTTATAAATGATTCAGCGTCTGAATATACGCTACTATTTTTATTTATCTCGTTAATAATTTGAAGAAGCTCTTCATCTGGCTTTCTTGACTGAGGAACAGATATGCCAAGTTCTGCGGCTTTTGTATCTCCTGGGTAACCTGTTGTAACAGGAACAACTCCAGAAGTATAAAGCCAATGTGGTTTACCATAGAATACTGTTGATCTGTCTTCAAAAGGCCTTACTGCAACTATGTAGTTGGGAAGAAGTTTTGCACAGACTTGAAATAGGTCCCAAACTGTTCTCATGTAGGTTTGGGCCCTAAATGAAACCTCATCAAATCCTGGCATGTCGTCATCGTCATTCGGAGAAACAAAACCAAGAGTTCTCCATATATTAGTCCCCCCCCTGCCCATAAGAACGCCAGTGAGACCAAGGCCAAGACCGATAGTACCTGTTACTGGACCACCAACTGCGGTTAGTGCAGCTCCGATTCCTATTGTTGCCAACTTACTAGCCACTTGAGCGCTACCAGATGCGTTAAGCTCTGAACGCATTGTAACTTCTTCAACGACTTTTTTAGCTTCTGTATTACCCTCTTGATTTGCACTCAATAGGCTATTCCAAGCTGAATCAGTTAACCTGCCAAGATATTCCATTCTTTCATTGGGCATATTCTCTGGAGTGACGCTTGAAACGCTTGTCCAGCCATCTCCTATATCTCCACCTAAGAATTGAGCTATACCTGTACCATTTCCTGGATATATATTTCTTTTAAATATTTCCAAATCTCTTTGCCCAGCAAAATTTGCCCACATCTCATTCATTAAACTAAATACTGGAGATCTAAATCCATTAGTTCCAGTTATTCCAAGTAGATCAGTCGGAGCTGCTGCTATTTGTTGCGTAGTATCTACCGCTACATCGACCATCTTTCCAGCTATCTTTGAATACTGTCCACTTCCAACAAGTGCGTGTGCGTTAGCTATTGATTCAATTCTCGACTGCTGCCTTATTGATTCTGCGTCGTTTAGTGTTTCATATAATATTGAACCAAAATGCCTTATGCCAAATTTATTTTCTGAGAAGATTAAACCATCTGTAGCATAAGCTATGCCTTCTCTAAAACGAGAAGTTCCCATAGAAAGCAATCTGACCATAAGGTCTCTTGGCTCAGACAACCAAAGACCAGTGTTAACTCCACCGTCAATCTTTCCTGTATCGCCCTTTTTGTTTGTGGAGTTAACTATTGCACCAAGTTCAATTGCGTCAGATTGAGCTGTTACAGTTATTATTTCTCCAGCATCAACCTCGGTTATTGTTCCATTAAACAGTGTCTGAAGAGAATTTGGGTTGGATCCATAACCACCCCTTAGGTGAACTCTAACACCTGGCTTTAATCTTATGTTTTCAATATCTACAACATATTCACTCTTCATGTGTGAAAGAATATATTTAGCTTTATTAAGAGTGCTATCAACTATTGCAGACAAACTATCGGTTAATGATGGATTATCTGGTGTATAGGCTGGATCATCTGGACCAAATATTTTATCTGATTCTTTTCTTGTAAGCTTAGAGTAAAGATTTGAGACACGGAACACTAAAGTGTCACCAAGTAGATCTTCTGATGATATTACTGAGAAATCTATAATTGATTGAAGTCCATAGAAGTTGTCAAACATTTTATAGCCAGCAAAATAGCCACCCTCATCGATGAGCCAAAGCATATACGTGGGGAAAGCTCTAATCATTCTTCCAGATATGTCTCTATACTGAGTATCAACTAACATCTTTTCCCAGTGACCAGTCACTGAAGGAACTTTGGCTCCTGAATTAACCGATTCTGGACCAGAATTTACTCCAGCTGAAACGCTATTTTGATATTCAGAAAAAGCCTTTGCTGTTGAGAAAGTAGTTGGTTTTGTTGCTCCAAGCTCAGGTCTTGAAGGGTCTGTTACTGGCTTAGGTTTTGCTTTGTCTTTATTTTTCTTGCTGCTATTAGCCTGAACATTGGATCCATCGACAGTAAGATAAAATCTTCCATTTTTTTCTGTATCTATATATCCAAAGTTAACACCATAAGCTGTATTCATAATTGCTGGTATCTTTGATGGTTCTTGCGGATCTCTGATGGGCATCATGGATATGAGAGCATGCAGACTCAATTCATCCGGATCAAAGCTTATTTCATTTTCTCCATCCAGATTATATTCGCCAGACAAAGCGTTGGAAATTAGTTCAAACATCTGCTCATTAGAAGAGCTTACGTTGCCAACTTGAAGCGGAGCACTGCGAACGGTGTTAGAAAAATCGGCTTCTGTATCTGGTTTTCTAGTTGTTTCTGTGTACTCAATGTAATCAGTGATTAACTTTACTCTATCTTGATCACTAAATGATCTCTTGGTATAAGATTCATCAATAAGGTTTTTCTTTTTTGACAGAGCTGTTAGTATTTGAAGGAAAGTTGACTTATAAATTCCCTTTGATTCCAACTCATCTATAATAGATTTAATTTTCTTTTTCTTAGTTGCAAGATCGCTCAGTAGAGAATACTCTCTCATCCATCTAGTTATTAGATCTATAATCGAGGCGTGTGCGTTATTTTCTGGCCTTAGATCTTGTGGTATGTCTCCTTGAATTCTTTCAATTAGCTTGTCAAATTCCTCGTCATCCATAAAATAGGGGATTTCACCCTTTGGTTCTGATGTGTTGTAAATAACATCTCTATCAAAAATATCAAAAGACCTGAAATAAAAATCAGGATCTAGGTGACCAACCACTTCATTGTTTTCATCTTTAATTTGAAGTGGAAAATCTGGGTAAGAATTAAATGTTCCCCACATTTGCTTTATTCTTAAGAACGGATTTTTCTTTGTTTGGAAGTGCTCAATTAACTCAGCTTGTTGTTGTGAGCTAATTTTTTCTCTGCCCTGCTGAAAGATATCAAAATCAATTAGGCTTAAATTAACCTGATAAACATGAGGGTAGTTTGGAGTTGTATTTACCGAATAATTAAGTGGTATGACATATTTGATTCCACATAGAGCAGTTATAACATTCTTAATTCCCATAAAGCCTATAACTCCAGTAGAATGCTCGAGTCTTGCAAGGCTGGTTATATGGTCAAATACCTTCTTAAATTTCATCAATTCTTTTTCACCAGTTACGGTCATTGATATATTAATGTAAGTATCTTTTCCACCTATATGTTGATAGGTTGGCTCATCCTGCATCTGAAGGTGCAACTTTGCTAAATTATTGCCAGTTGTTACGGTTACACCATTAATTACAACCGAATTAGGATTTAAATCAACCTGGTTCATAGGAACTTCCCATTCCCTGAATAGGAATGAACCACTTCTAGCCCAAGAGCTTTCCATTAACTTTTGTGCGGCAGCGCTCTTATAGAATCTTTCGTAAAGCTCTATATTAAAAGCGTTTTTGATTTCTTCAAATACTTGATTTCTTACTCTTTTATATTCTTTACTGTTTGTATCTAACTTTTTACTTGAACGACCCAGTCTTTTTTTTGTTTCACTATCTACTAGGTTATCTAAATAATTTTTACCTTTGTCTTTTTCACCGATCTTAACTATGTAAGATTTCATCTTAGCAATCGTTGTATCAGAAAATTCTTTACCAAAGAAATAATAAGTTAATTGAACAATAGAACCATTTAGAGAATTATCTTCTAAATCTAGAATATATTTTTTTTCATTTTCGGAAAGATTATTATTTTCTTGAACAAAATTCCTAGCTAAATAAGAATGAATTAATTTCTTTGTAGAAGAAGAATTCATGCCAGCGGTTAAAATATCTATTGCATCTCTTACGGCTACTCTTGCTCGTGTTGGGATTATTCCATCTGTCATTAAAGAATAAACGCCATTAAGAGTTACTCCATAGCTTGCTGATTGATTTACGTCAGCTATACCAAGCGATTTAAGCAATCCTTCCCAGAAGGCATTTCCGCTCCAATCTTTCATTAGCTTTTCTTGATCAGTTCTAAATGTAGTGGAGTCTGGCATGAAGATCTTTGTCTGAGTTTCTGCTGGAATAAAGAATGATAAATGCTTTCCATCTTCCCATTCGCTCAACACATTTGTTTTAAATACTTCGTTAGAATAGGTAGACTCTTCAGACCCGTTATATTCATCATATGATGAAGGTATTCCTAAAGATTGATTTGTTTTTGGATTATTAATCGATTCATCTTCTACTTTTTTGTCAGTAGTTTTCATTAAGAATTGACCATTGACGTAATTATGCATTGCTCCAGCAGCTTTGCCCATATATTGTCTATACTTACCCCAGTGAATAGCTTGGTTAAAGTCTCTAAGCATAGGTAGGAATGGCTTATGGTTAAAATTCAATAACTCAAGATCAACTGCCAAGGCAAAAGGAAAGTTTGGAACAGTAGAAATAGAAATATTACTAAGTGCTACAGCACTTATCCCATGAACACTATTGAGATAGTGGTTTCTAACGGGAAGGAATGGAGAATATTTAAAAGCAGCTACAAGTCCCCTTAGCGATGAAAGAAACTTATCTATTTTTTCATCACTTGTTTTTCCAGTTTTAAAATCTATTTCATAATTATCTGTTATATATATTTGCGAGGCTTCATCTATAGTTATTCCCCAAATTTCTTCGTAGTTAGGAAAAAATAATCTCATTCTTATAGAAGTTTCTTTATAACCAGAATTAAATTTTGGAGTGTTCTTTTGTCTTAAAGCTCCACCTGTTAAGCTTCCCGTCTTAAAGGCTGTATTAATATCTATTGATAATGGTGGCACAAAAAAGTTTGCAGCGCCTAATCTTAAATGGAACATATCTGGAGCAGATGGTTGATTATTAGGTCTGTATGGAGAATTCTTTAATACATTTTCAATTTTTTTAGAAGTGTTTTGGAAATTAGAAGCATGCGTAAAAATCTTCTTTCCATCAGCGGTTCCAAAAACAGCTTCTAAGGATTCAATAAATGCTTGTGGGTCATTTATCTCATCTTCAGTTCCACCGCCAACTCCATTATTAGAATAATCTCCAACTACAGCCAAAGCCTCAAAGTAGAATTTAACTAAACTAGGAAAATATACATTAATCATTCCTAGGAGAATTGGATCTCTAGATATTCTCTGTGTAACTTCAAGAAGTTGTTGATGCCACTGAACATCAACGCCCTTCCTCTTGTCTATTAATTCTTTTTGAGATACATTATCTTTTGCCAAAAGATTAAATCTTTGTTTAGCATAGGACTGTATATCTACCGCATAGGTAGCGAGCGCTAAAAGGCCAGATGATTCTATTCTGGAGAATAGTTTATCAAGTTGATCTGGAGTTAAGTTACCTGCTGGTGAATCACCAGAATCCCCTGGAGCAAAAACCCTCCACATGTTAGAGATTCTTTCAGCCGAACGAAGATCTGCGTTATCTTGAGATGTTAAAGAGGATAACTCAAAGGCTTTGCCTATAATTGTTGTTTCAAAATTAATTATAAGAACATTATCATTATTAAATACTTTTTGCAGAATTCTTTGAAACTCTTGAGACCCTGCTGCATTAATTGCATCTTCTAGTTCTTCTTCTTTTTTCTCGCTCGATGAAGCGGACTCTATAGCCTTTACATAGTCGAGTATATTGGTATATGCGCCATAAGTATATTTAGACCATCCAGTAACTCTGGCTATCATTAAATTTATTACTTCTTCTGCAACAGCTCTTTCAAATTTATACTCAAAAGATGTAGCAGGATATATATATCTAACCCAGAAATCTCCTCTTACCCTATTTCTATTTGAATTAGTATTTGGAGTCGGAAGAACTGCCGCAGAAGTTGGATCCTTTATAAAGGTATTGTAGTATTTGACATACTCTTCCAGTCCCTCTTGAACTGTTGCCTTTTTATAAAAAACTTTAATACAAGAATCTACTGCGGTGTTAGCGTATAGGTCGATACCAGAACTGTCCCAATAAAGAATGGTGACTAACTTTAAATTGTCAAAAGTGCTAACATCAAACTGGCTAGCAAAAGCTCCGTTCATTAACTAACAAATTAGAAAGATCGTTATCAGATTTCTTTTTAAGAGCTTTAAGTCCAGTGATAAGTTTATTGAATTCATTTTTAGAATTAAGTGAATTTATTACACTTGTTATTGGACCAGATATTGTAGTAGAAGCCATTACATTTACCTTTAAAGTAGGTTGTTTCTTTTATTGATCATTGTGACCTTCTCCGAAGAAGACTTAGAAGATGAGCTTCTAGACATATTATTAATTATATCTAAAGAATTACGTTTTGTAAACGATTCTTGAGAAAAATTTACTGAACCATGACTAGCTTGAGGTTTGTTGTTCCTTGCTGTTTGCAAAGCTTTATTGTCATATCCAGATCCATTCATGCTTATGTAGGCGCTGGAGGATTTATCTAGTCCCTCCCAGGAACCTTTGATATTATCAGATTTATTTATTCTAGATCTTGATTCTTGAGACACACTTGGGGCACTAGAAGTATCTGCGCCTACTGAAGTATTTTTACTAGATGATATCCTTGCGGCATACTTATTTGATGTAAGAGTTCTACTAGATGTATCTTTAGGCTTTGAACCTGCGTCTTTTAGGTTCTTATTCTGTACATCTGCACCGAAAATCATATTAAAATTAATCCTTAATAAGAACTTGCCATCTCGGCATATGGATCTTTACCTACATCTGGGATCCCTGAGTACATAGTAGTGTTCATATCAAAATTTCCGAGTTCCATGACCATAGACCTGAAGCTATCTACATCTTGTCTATTGCCATATAAATTAACTTTATAAGACACTCCAGGATTATAATTTACAGTCCCAATCTGAGGAATTTCAGATGCTCTATTTGGATATTGTTGTTCATATGCCGATCCACCAGGAAGAAGTGGTGGCCCTTGAATCTTCTCGGCAGTATGATCTTTAACTGCAGAGTAAATAAAACTTCCAGCAACTAAAGCCCCCACTGCATATATTGAACGCCTAAATGTTGCGTTTTCTGTAAAAAGATTCTTTAATTCTCCATCTTTAACAAAATTAGTAAATCTTTTATATGGAGTATTTCCAGGTAGATATCTTGAATATTCATCTCCATCTATGGCTGCTTGAATCCCTTTATTAAAAGTGTCATCTTTAAGATCAACAACTTGAGCACTTGTTGCTGTTGATATTTCATCCACAACCTGTTGATCTAATTTTTTTTCAGCATTTATATTTCTAATAATTGAATTATTCTCAGATCCTTTTCCTGACTCTATTTCATCAAGCAAGTCTAAATCATCTTGTGTTATTGAAGTAACTCCAGCATTTGCCATTGTGTAAGGATCTGCTCCAGCTGTTACACCTGCATCTATCATATTTGCAACATTTTCAAAAGATGTTAACTGATCTTGTGATAATGCTCTTTGATAAAATTGTCTTTGTCTTCTAGTTCTTGCATACAATAATTTTTGATAAAAAGATCTTCCTTGATCATCTGCAAAATCTAATTTTTCAAATGACCTGAATTTTATGCCTCTTTGTGCAGCTCTTTTTTCCATGGCGTTTAGTATTTCTTCTTGACTTCTGCCACTTAATCTAGATGCTTCAGAAAGCTCTGCGGATACTCTTTGTGATTGATAAAACTTTTGAATAGCAAATTTATCCCTTTCTGTATCACCCATTTCTTTTGCTGACTTAGAAAATAACTCGTCTAGCATTTTTGCATTTCTATCTAATAAATAATCAGCTACATTTGAAGCTTCTTGAGATACGCTAGTAGACATTAATATTTGGTCGGGAACTACTCCAGCAAAAGCAAGTCGTGCTAGAGCATCCATCTCTGCATTAACCTTAGCAGCTGCTTCCACTGCCCTTGCGGTTGACGCATATCTATGAGACGCTTGAGCAGCAAATCTTTCGGTAAGGAATTGCATGCCCCTTTCCTTACTTACTGATGCTTTTGTCATTTCAGACAAAAGATCTTCAATCCTTTGATCTTGATAACCAAATTCTTTAGATACATCTTTAATTCCAGATATCATTCCTGAAAGAAGTTTTTGAACATCCCCTTCAGTTGTCATTCTTGTTTCTAGTAAAATTTGATCAATAACAGGGAATAGGTCTTGATCAGCCATATTCTCACCATAGAACATAGCCGTCATTCCGCCCATCATTTTGCCAAGATTCTCCATTGCATTGAGTCCAACTTGATCCATTGTAACTTGTCCTAATTTTTCTTTTAGAATATTTTCTACAAATATTCTTCCAGTAGTTGGATCTAATCTAGCTGAGGTTCTGGAAACTTCTGCCAAAAAATCTGCTTGAGCACTAAATGTTACTGCACGGTCAATTGCTGTTTCCTGAAGAGTTAAACCTATATTATATTTTTGAAGTTGGGCTATTTTTGCGGAATCTAATCTTTTTGCAAAGTCTTCAATTTGATTTAAAGATGAACCCACAACCATGCTTCTATTAACGTACACGCCTAGAATATCTGCATCTGCAGTTGCTCTTTCCGCCATGAAAGAAGAAATGCTTTGTCCCATAGCAGCTCTGAGTCCAATATTTTTAGATTCATCAAAATTTGATATTATATTACCTATTTGTTGTGGAGTTGTTGCTCTCATAATGTCAGAATAGGTTTGTTGATCGATTTGATTTTTAAAATCTGGAAGTATTTGTTGAAGTTTTTTCCTCATAAATTCTTGATATTCAGTATTTGCTATATCTTCTGATGATTTTAAAACTCTTTCTAAGCCAAACCTGGTAGTTAGATTTGTATTTTTCAATGGCGAAGAGCCATATTGGGCTACATTTTCCAAAAGCCTATCTGAAGCTTGAGTAATGCTGGCTTTACCTTTTGATGAAAGCGAATCATATACGTCTATGATTACATCTTTCATATCTCTTTCGGTAAGATTTGTAGATATTGATCTTCTTTTTTTGTTTGTTAAAATATTATGTAACTCTTCAGCTGCATCGCTTGTGCCCCTTATTTGCTCTAGTTCTGCTATAAAAGATTCTTCACCAAAGAAATGTCGCAAGGTTTCTACATCATCTAGTGCTGCACTTGTGTACATAATTTCTTGTGGACCAGAAGGCTGCCTAACCATTGCAAACATTAAGTCTTTAACTTGTTTACCTGTATCATCAGTATATGATGCTGTCATTAATTTTGGCAAGCCTTTGTCGTCCAAGTCAAATCCACCCAAAGCATTGAAGTACTCTTTTACAGCGCCTGCATGAAATAAGACAGTTCCATTTGATACTCTAAATTTAGCCAATTCTTGATTAACTCTAGTTCCGTTTGCTAAATCAAATGTTATATCAGACATGCCTCCTCTACCAGAGGCAGTTGTATATTTTCCTAGGATACTTCTTCCTCCAGCCATAGCTTCTGTAGATTCCGTAGCTAATGCAAACCTATTTACGTCTGGCATAACGGGCATGAAGAATTCTTTATCTCCCTTTGTAACAACCTTAAATGCTTCTGTTTGGAACATTGAATGCAGCATGTTCATCATTAAAGGAGAATTTTTAGGACCAATTCCAGACTGATGGAGCTCTAATGTTTTTCTGGCTAGCTCTTTGTATCTACCCCTAGAAGCTTGAGATGTAACTGGTAACATAGATATATCTTCATCAACTACATTCTGTAACATTGTTTCTATCTTCTTTGGAAGAATATTACTTTCGACTGCTTCTTGAAATTGCTGTGATATACCTGCTGCGTAGTTTTTATAATTTAAAATATCTGCTTCTGTAGAAAAAGCTTCTGGATGAAATGCAAGAGTAACTGGATCAGCATAAACACGCTCTTTTGGACTACCAAAACCGCTAAGCGTAATCATATTTGTGCCCATAGCTAAATTTACATCTTTTTTTAGCTGAGATGATCCCATGACAAATAAAATATTTTCCATATTTCCACTTAAAGCTCTTATGTCAAAAGCTGTTTTTATAGAATCTGGACCTAATTGACCTCTACCAGTTACTTGATACAAATTGGTAGCATTACTAACTATGTCCAATTGTCCTTGCAGCTGTTGAAGAGCTTTTTGATTATCTGCGATATCTCCAACGCCATTTTGAATATCTGATTTAATTTGAGATATTCTTGCTTTTAATGTCTTTTTTGCTCCATCAATAGCTTTTTTATTTAGGACAGCTCTACCATCAAATTCTTTTTCGGAAGTGTCCATGATGTCATCAAGAAAACCCTTAATGTCATCATCAATATTTGCAGATCTATAAAAATCCTGTAAATCTTTATTTGTTCCTGAATTTCTTAACGCATTTCTAAAATCATCTGATTGAAGATAAGAATTTAATTTATTTCTCATTGCGTCTTTTGCTATATCATCATCTATGCCAATGAGAGCTCTTTCCATTGAAGAGCTGATAATAGCTTGAGTATCAACATTTTGCATAACTCTATATACATACTGATCTCTTGCTCTTACCTTGAGTTTTTTTGAACCTTTTATTCCTTTTAGTGATTTATCATTATGAGACCTTAAAACATCTAATCCTTCTTGTATTACAACTCCCATTTCATCTGTAACAGAAGCTCCTGGTTTATAATATTTCCTATCCATATATTGGACTAAATCTGAAAGCTGCAACGTGATATCTCTTTCAGATGTAAAGGCTCTAGCTCTTTTTGGAATTTTACTTAAGAAATCTTCTAATTTATTTGCTGTTCCACCTGCACCAAATCCTGCAATGACTTTTGCTGGATTGAGTATATCGTTTCCAAGAAATGATAAAAGAAGATGAGTTTCTGACGTAGTTAATTTTTTATTATTTATAGCAAACTGTAAGATATCTACACCTTCATCGCTTGCAAACGGAATATATCCACCTAATTCTTTTTTTGCTAAATCTAAAAATTCTTTTACATCTCCACCTCTTTTGGAGGAAGTTGAAATTACATCCATAGATAAGTTAAGAGATGTTCCAGTTTGACCTGTAATGTTTTGAATAAAATCTCTAAACATCTGGCTATTGCCCATTCTAAGATTAAATTCATTTTGCATTGATTCCATTATTGAGCCCATCTGAGCTCTTCTTGGATTATTAGCAATGTCGCCAACTTTACCAGAAGACGGAACAATTCTTTCAAATTGAGTTACTCTTAAAGTACTGGCTGCAATGAAAGCATCTTCAGCGCTGTCGTACTCTTGGCCAGTGGCAGTCATAATGTATTTAATTGTTTGCTGACCATTTACATTGCTAAGCTGTGCTTTTACTACTCCACCACGACCTAAGTCGGTAGAAAGTAAGGCTATGTCAGCTGCCTTTTTTGCCATTGCAACATTGCCACCAAAAAGATTTATAATGTCTGACATTTTTACCTAACTCCAGCTGATATATCTATATTGTTTGAACCAAATGGATTCATAACAGGAGTTATTGATCCACTGATTCCATTACCGCTCATTAATCTTCTAAGCCTATACAAAACATCTTCATCATTTTCTTTTTTGTAAAAATCAGGATATGAAGGATTGGTTAAAGTGGCTTCTTTTATCTGTTGTGGATAGTAACCCATTTGAGACATTTCTAGGCCCATTGACTGACCAACTTTAATCTTAACATGCTCCATATTTGTATTGGGATGCCAACCTTCCCAAGATGCGTCTGGTAGTTGGTGCCTTTCAAAATACTCAGCTAAGTCAGGCCTTTTTTCTACTTGCATACCCCATGCAGCTTCATAGATTCTTCTCTCTAATCTTCCAGCTGTAGAAAGTATTTTCTTACGATCTTCTACTGGGGCATTTAGCATTTCTCTAAAGTGCTCTCTTTTTCTTTTGGGAACCGCAAGACTTAAGGTATCTACAGATGCACCATATATATCTGCTCCATACATTGTTCTCTTTGCAGCTTGCCCAAACTGAAATGCTGCTGCTTTATCTCCAGCTTGTGCTGCCATTGTTGCTAATCTAGTATTTTTAACATAACTTAAAATATCAGTATATTCCTCTAGGGCAAGTTCTTTTCTTCTTTCCCTTGGAACATATCTTTCTCCACTAATTGTTTCTACGGCATTTCCAAGAGTTGAAGCTGTAAAACCAGTTGCAGCTCCAATTAATGATCCAAACATCTTTGCTCTTGGAGTTCTACCAAACAATGAACCAGAAAAACCCAAAGCAGCTGCAGCAGACAATGGATCTCTTTGTGTAGCTCTATTAATCATTGGTTGAATAAAGCTTTCAAATGGCCTTTGCCATTCTGGGAAGGTTGAACCATAAACATTTCTTCTTTCCCAATCTTCAACTGCGGTTCTTTTCTGTAAAAATTTAGTATTAAATAATGTATCTCTATGTGCTATGTATTCTCCAAATTTTGCTGCCCTCATTAGCGTTGGATGCATTCCGGCTTCACTAGCTGTTTTATCTTTATATTCGTAAGGACTAAAGGAATATTTTTTTGTTGTTTGTGCTACTTGTGATTGTATTTCTAAGAGTCTTGTTCTTTGACCTGGATCAGTTATAGTTTTTTCGGCTAATTTATTAACAGATTTAAATTGCTGAGAATATGGTGCAACATCAGCTAGAATATCCAATTGATTTAAAACTCCATATTTACCAGTTTGATCTGAATATAATGTATTAAATCTTTCGTACCCAATTCCAGGAAGTCTTAGTTCTCCTTCTGAAATTTTTGTAAATGGATCTCCGCGAGTAAAGTCAGTAAAATATTCTGCTCCTGGTAAAAAGGGATATTGTTGACCCATTGTATTTCTAATGGGATTTAAATAATCAACACCAGTTCTATCTTTTGGAATAAATCTTCTAATAATTTCAGAAAATTCTAAGTTACCCAATGCACCTTGTGCTGTTAATGGGACGTCGCCAAGACCACCTAGATTTAGATCCCAGAAAGCTCTACTTGTTCCATAGGCCTTTGATGCTGATTGTAACACGGCTTTATCTGGCTCAAAGTCTCCTTTGCCAAAACCAAACTTTTCTCTAAGGCTAGAAAAACCGAAACCATAAATACCCAACATTTCTTGAGTTCTATATCCGATTTCACCCATTTGATATCCAGCTGCACCGCTAGACATTGGAACTCCAGCAGGAACTATTGGGGGAGCCATGACTCCCCTTTGCTTTGGTGGACCATAGGACATTTGCATTAACGGAGCATTTAATCCTGCTATAGCATCTCGAGTTATATTTGATGCCGTTGCTAACGGCATGCCTGCTGCAGCTGCATACCTTGCATTATTAGCGCCCATCATTTGTCCGGTTATCTGCATTCCGCTAGAATTAGGAGCAGTAAATCCAGGCCCTGATCCACCCCCACCAATTCCAGCTACACCAGCTTTATATCCTCCAAAAGAATAACCTGCTGTATTATATGCGCCAAATTGACCTGCTGGCACATATCCGCCAAGAGCTTGCATAACTTCTTCATCGTGCATTGATACCTGTGGCTTCAATACTCTACCAACAGTTGCATTAAGCATTGATGTTAATGGACCCCATGGACCACTGAAATACTCTCCACTTACTGGATATGGTCTGTCTGCGTAATGTTTTCTTTCAAATCTGTATGGATCTAAAGGTCTTAAAGGAGAAATATCATTGTAGAATAAGAATTTTTCTGCTGGACTTCCATAAGTGTCATCAGTAAATAGTGCTCCACCCTGAAGTTTTCTATACCAAGATGGACGATAGTACATAATCTTTCCACCTTGGAATGGAGTATTGCCAAGTGGCCAGAATCTACCCTGCCTAATTGGCACTTCCCCATCAAGAAGTTGCTCTTTCTTCTCGTCTGCGGTCATTCCACCAGGAGCAAGGCCGGCAACTAAAGATTGAAGTTCAACAACACCTCTTGCAGCTTTTGTTGTAAAGTATGGGGAATATACTTTTTCTCCATATTGATCCCTTTCTCCAACCATTCCGCCAATAGTTCTATCAACTGTCATAGCAGTTGTACCAGCAGCATAGATTGGAAGAACCCTTTTTGCGACCATTCCTCTTGCATAAAGATCTAATGGACCTTTAAACTTGGAAACATCTAGCTGCATACCAAGCGTTCCAAAATATTTATTTAGACGCTCAACACCTTGAGAGATAGGTACGGACATTCCAGAAAAACCTTCTGGATTAGAATATGTATTAATTCCTAGGGCACTCTTTATTGCTGCCATTGGATTTTTTCCAAAGACTGTTCCAAATGTAGGAACAAACGTAGTTCTTTGGCCCGAACCCAAAACATCTGTAGACAAATCATCTAGCTCATATTGAGCTGTACCAAAGATTCTTTTCATTTGAGGAATAAATGTAGAGAATGGCTTTCTTACATTTGTTCCAATTAAATCAAATGTACCCTTTGTAAAAGGACTAATAGCTTCCCTGACAGCTTGACCAGCTTGTCCTTGGGACATATTGAAAAATGATATTGCAGCTTGGCGAGCATTCTCCATATTAGGAATGCCCTGCTTAAATGTGCTAAACGCATTAATATTAAAAAGCGTTGATAGTACTGCGGCTTGTGCTTCTGCATGTTGTGCTGCTGGAAGAGACTTTTTCATATTCTGCAGAACAGACTGCATCGTTATAAAAAGCTCATCTTTTGATTGGGCGCCAGATCCAATTAATGCATTTGATTGAGCAATAAATCTAAATGTTTCAGATTTAATTTCTTCTAATCTTGTATTAATAGATGGAGTTCTACCCGATAGCTGAGATCTAGAAAGAAGATCGGCCTCTGATCTAAGGTTCCTAATTCTAGAGTACATCTTTTGTACTACTGAGGAATCTAATCCCTGCTGCCTAATTAGGTTAGCCATTCCAGGAAGAGCTGACTCTATGTCGTCTAACATGGAGGTCATATCTTGAGGAGAACCAACCTGAGACACTCTAGATCCCATAGGACCAAAAGTAAATAAACCCTGATTTGAGTCTTCTAGTTCTCTCATAAATTTAGAAGAAAAGCCAGATCTAAATGATTGCTTTCTAACAGAATTATATGCTCTTAATATATCTGATTCTTCTATGCCAGCTACTGCATTTCCTGCATCGTCTATAACTCGTAGGCCATTTCCACCTACATCTAACTTCATAGTTTTATAGGTGGTTCCAGATTTATATCTTACTTCTTCTCCAGAAATTAATTTTCCTAATACTCTTGGATTATTAATATCTCTATTTCTTGATAGAAATCTTTTACCTAAACCAAATAAAGAGTTGGGCTGCTCGGCATCTATCGCCATAGCATTTTTAAATCCCCTAGCTCTTTGAGAATTCCCTAATACAAAATCTAAGAACTTTGATCCTGAGCTACCAGATATATCATAACTAGCTTCACCAGCCATTCCAGAAGAAAGTCTTGCATGACGAGAAAACATCTCTGTACTATTGGTGGGAACAGGCCTATATGTTCCAGTTAACTCATTTCCATACACTGCACCAGAAAAACTATCTGTTGAGTATGTACTGACCTTTCCTTTTGTTCCTAAAAATCCACCAGTGCTATGCCATATATGAAAATCAGATTTTGTTTTTGCTAAATCACCAAATGGTTGAACTGTCATGCCTGGAGAATACTGAAGAGGTCCTCTCCTAGCAATTTCTGAAAATGATCTATAACCAAATAGATCCGCTACATTTAACTTAACTATTGGTATATGAAATTCACTAGCAAAGAAGTCAGCGACTCCCGCAAAAGTTTTCTTTATTGAACTAAAATCAAGAACATTTCCTGATCTAGTTTTGTAAACTCCATCTAATCTAGTTAGACCAATACTTTTAGATACTGGATCATTTAGGGCCATTCTCTTGGCTAAATCACCAATAACTTTTTGCTCATTTGCATTCTTAGATTGGAATCTACCACTAGATATTGCCTCATCTAGAAGCATGGGTTTAAGACCAAATAAATTAAATCCGCTATTAAATATTCCAGAACTCATTTTATTTCGTTCAATTAAGAATGATCTTAGTTGAACAAAATTGTTTGGATCATAGCCCTTTTTTGCTAGATGGCCTTTGACTATATCGTTTGAAACAATATTGCCAGTTGAATCTTTTAATTTTAAGCCTAATGATTGTGCAGTTTTTCTCTGTAAAAACTCTTGCTTACCTGGTCCTAATGGGCCGACAAAATCATGAAACAATGCTTTCTGTGGCTTTAAAAAACTAGAAGCTATATCTACTAAATCACCTCTATAAAAAGAATTCCATTGATTAGCTATTTTGTTTTTTGTAAGAGTTTGAAATTCTTTAGAGAAGAACTGAGCATTTGAGTCTTCAATAATATTTCTAAGGAATGCTTCTGAACTAGACGATGTGCCTGCTAAAGCATTAAACTTTTCAGCCAGGTCCTTTCCACCCTTAACGCCCTTAAAGCGATCTATCATCTGCCTATAATATTCGTCGCCTTCAGCGGTTATTTTGTTTCTTCCTATTGAAACAATATTTGTTGGATCTGTACCTTTTGTCAATCCAACTACTCTTAGTTGTGTAGCAAAAGATTCTGCCTCTTCTGTAGTTAAACCTTTTCTTTCTAGATTTCTTGCTAGGAGCTTTTTATATTCAGTTTGCTGTTGTCCCAGAGAAAAATCAGATCTATTAAAAGACTTGTCTCCAGGACCACCGCCACCCAATATTGCAACTTGACTAGATAGTTTAGAAAATCTACTTGAATACTGTGACTGAATAGTATTCATCGCCCTTTGAAGTTCGTCTCTAGAAACTCCAGATGAGAGCAATTGATTGTATTTTACTGAACTTTGTACAGCGTCATAGCCTTGACCAAATAACTTAAATTCTTGGCGACCTTTTTTAACTGCTTGAGTTAAACCTCTAAATGCAGGGATTGCATCGAGTGCACCATATTCATCATCAATACCAAAAGCAAAACCTTTGGCCATTTGCCCAGCACGTTTGAGTTGACTCTCCTGTGCTTGCACAGACCTTCTTCTGGCTTCTTTCATGCCAAAACGGGCTTTATGTAAAGAGTCGACTATTCTGGGTTGTTCAGCTAAAGCATTTGCGGCTGCGTTAAATGCTCCTGATGTTTGAGATGCTGTTCGTAAAAATCTATTTGACAAAGAAGCTAGATCGTGACCGACTTCTCCGAGCAACTCTGTTAAATCAACAAATCCTTTATAGCTTTTTTGTTTTATGGGACTTAGCTCATTGAGGTGTTGCATTGAGTTTTTAAAGGTGCTCAATGACCTTTTGCCTGCGGAAGCCCCTGCTCCAGCTACCTCAAATGGTAAAACCATAGTAGCAACATTTGATACTGATGTTTTGACAAAATCAGAGATAACATCAGCTGGGTTATACCAATTTAATTTTCTTTTATTTTCTCCCTCACCAAATACCTGGTCACTCAATCCCCTTTGGGATATATAAAGAGCTGGAAGCTCGTACGGCATTCTTCTTCCGGCTCTAATAATTTTCTTTTGAATATCATCTTTAAGTGACCATACAGCAGCGGGTTCTGAGGTTAGTCCTCTTCCAGCTTGTTGAATTTCATCACTGGTTAAATAAAGCCCCCTATGAACTTCACTATCTCTACCAAGATAACCTGTTGTTAGTTCACCTGAATCTTTATCTCTAAATACTAATGCTTCATAGGGATCATTAACTCCCTCAATATGTCTTTTTACACCTTGAAGTTCATCTAGATGCTTTCTTATTTGTCCAATATCTTTAATGGTTGTTGTGGATAATTTTTCTTGGAGTTTTTCCGTTAACTTTAATCCACCTTTTTTAAGACCAGCTCCAATAACTCCAGCAACCGCCATAGAAGCTGCTGTATGCGCAAAAAAGCGCATGACGGGATGACCATCAAGCGCTTTAGATACATAACCACTATCGCGAGAAACACCCTCTGTTTCTCCTTCATTAAAAGGAAGATCCCTAGATGTAATACCATAGCCTAAATTATTGATAGGCCCACGATCTCTTATCAAGGTTTACTCCTCTTTATATTTAACGCATACCCCAAAGTTTTTGAGCAATAGGGTCATCGTACTCTGCTTCTCCTTCTTTCTTGGAAAGATTGTGACGAGCAGCTTTTTGCTTTTGCTTTTCTTGCTCTTCTTCTGGATCTATTAGTTCTAGCTTTAAATCAGTAGATTGAATTCCATTGATAGCCTGCTTAATTTCTATAATCTTTTCTGAAAGAGCGACTTTTTCAGCCAGCTGAGAAAACGTCATATCATCCAATTGTTCCGGAGAATATGATGTTATAGTAGCTAAAACAAAGGCTTTCATTAAGCTTCTGACTTGATTAGCGTGATCCCTTTTTTCTTCAAGGATATATTTTGCTAGTTTAGCGGAATAAAAACCAGAAAAATCTATTATTTGCTTAGCTAAAGATGCAACTATTCCTGGTGGTATTTTATCAATATTAAAATCATCAGGATGTACGACGGCACATTTAATAATTATATCCTCAGTATCTACCGAAGAATAGTCCTCCGAATTTTGATACTCAGCAATTTTATCAAACTCGCTAAATGTTAGCTCCCTAAATACAATTTCAGTATTTTTTACTGTTGCTGTAAATACAGAGCCATAATTTTTTTTAAGCTCGTATAATTTTTCTGGTTCCATTTTTTTAAAGCTGACGAACTTCCAATGCTACGAAACCAGAAGCCTCTAGCACTTCCTGGGCAATTAGTGAAGGAACTCCAGCCATAATCCCATTCATCTCTGATCTATCCAATTCTGGATACAATATGCATAGATCTGAAATAGCCTCTTCGTTCCACATATTAGCCTCAGCTGAAGAAAGTGTTCCAGCTTGAATCATTTGCTCCATCTTCTTTACAATACCTTTATATTCTGCGCGTGTCAGAACACGCCATGCAATGTGTTTATCAAAAGAAATTGATGTAACATAAACATCACCAAATTGTTCTTTCCACTGCTTGACCATGCCAGCGGTTGGGCCATCTTCCCAAATCTCTTGCTCATCTGGAAGATCTTCAACTCTATTAACTGGCTCTTCGTCTTGATAGTCTTCTTCTACAACAGCTGCAGTATAGGCTTCTTCAGCCTCTAAGCTTTGTGCTAGTTCGGGGTTGCTAGAAACAACCACCTTTCTTTTTTCTGACATAATTCTCCTTATTCAACGTTGATCATAACATTATACATTTATTTGATATTTAAATCAAATATATTATAGATACTGAGCCTTACCATTAGTTAAATTGGTTCTTCTCTGCTCAGCATTTCCTTCTCCATCTTTTTGTATTTCAGATGCAGCGTCCTCGGCATCAGATGTAACTGATGTAATCATGCTCTTAGTAAAGCCAAGATCACCTTCTGTCATATAGGTGTCTCTTGCTATAAATTGATAATTCTCAGCGACTGGTTGGCCACCAGGTGAATACATTGTAGCCATAGAAATTAAATTAACTTCTTGAAGAACTATCTTCATAGGACTAATAACGTTATCTAGCTTGACCATTCTTTCGTTTGTATCCGAAGCGATCATTCTGTCTAGATTGTCTATTTCTCTTCCTACTGAAGAAGTGTAATTCATTGGACTAAGCGAGGCTTCCTGGGCCCCATAAAGAACAACAAAGTTAAATGGTGGGTGAGCACTAAAAATATTTCTATTTGAATCTTTAACATTTTTAATAAATGGATCTTCAGTAATTCTATCTAACTGAGAATATCCCCAATACTTCTGTAGGTTTTTTTCATCAGCTTCTGATGAGTACAATTCTTTTCTCATACCCGCTTCATCGACTGATGTATATTTTCCTCTTCTTAATGAAGAAAATACCCCACCAAAATTTTTAGGATTAGGATCTAGGACTCTTGCTTCTGTTGCGGCCTCAATCAATTCGGTCATTCTTCTTGGAGATCTTGTAAATACGGTAAACTCTCCAGTGATTAATCTGGTGCCCATAAGCATGGTGTCATAGTTATATGACCAAAATCCATATAGTGGTTGCTTTTCCTGTTTAATAACATAGGAAAAAGATGCTATATCTAATTCATTATCCTGACTAAAAAGTGGATCGATATATACTTTAATATCTTCGCCAGCAAAGTAGTAATCGTAATAATTACTAAATCTTTTATCTGTTTCATAAGATTGAGATCCACCAGCCCAAACCTGATCTAGTTTTGCATTTAGCGGATTAAATCGCATTTGCTCTGTCACAAATTTTCCTTAAAAGGTTGTAACTTCATCTATAAAATTATTATAAAGTGTTGATATTTGATTTCCAGATTCATCGTCACCAAATATATTTTTATTAATTTGGTCAGCTATATTTTGCTGATCCTGTGCGTAGGCCATCTTTTCTTTTTCTCCAACCATGTGCACCATTGGTTGAATACCTCTTGCCATGTATGTGTATGTTTGTTCGGTAATTAAGTCATCAATCGACATGGTTTGGCCTTCATCTACTATAGTAATGCCGAATATCTTCATCTTGGAGGCAACACCATATTCATTGAAGAATGTAAATACAATATCAAATGGAGGTAACATGTCTGCTAGTGGAGCAAAAAAACCTTTGCTATCAGCTAAGTAATTTTTATATTGTTTAATTTTATAAAAAGCGTACTCATGAAATACTGTAAATATTAGTGATCCAGCAATAGTTCTAGAACCTTTAACGAAACCTCTTACATTTGAGTGGCCTAAAGTCCTTATTGGAGTATTTTCTCTGTGAATAGAGTAAGATACAGTTTGAAGGTCACCAAGCTCAATAACATCTCCAGTGCTTTGTATTTTTCCATCTTGACCAATAATTGGTATTATCATTGTAGCTACAATGTCTGCACCAGAATATGACATGTTGGCTAATGGTGAGTTGCTAATATTGTCAGTCAAGTTACTGGCTGTAGCTTGAGTTTTTTGAGCATTTACTACTGGCAAAATAGCCTCCTATAAAAAAGAATGGTGCACGAAAGACAAGCTCCCGTGCACCATCACTTACTTATCCAAATAAATTATGGACGAATGATTCCAGTCTTTAGACCAGTCTTAACGCCAATGTCTTCAATTGACTGAGCCAATGTTTGATCATTTGACTTATCAATGTTTATTGCATACATTGGACCGAGTTCTCTAGCAACATAAGTCATAGTTTCTTCAATGACGATGTCGTCCATTGAAGCACCAGAACCTTCGTTGAGAAGCTCTACGCCATAGATTGATCTTGCTGCAGCATTACCATATTCATTAACAAATGTAACTGTAATGTCAAATGGTGGAATTTGGTCAGCATAGTAAGGAACTTTCTTTACTACGTCCTTGGTCCAACCAAGTTCTGAACCAATTCCTGGAATACCTCTACCAGCCGAAGCTGCACCATCACCAGGAAGAGTGTTGTGAGCTCTTGTGTAATAGTGCATTGCTGATGAAGTATTGCTGTAATGCTTATCTAGCATTGTATAAAGAGCTGGGCGATCAAAGACAGTGAAAATCAGTGAGCCAGCGATGCCTCTTTTACCTCTTGAGAAGGAACGAGGATTTGGTGAACCCATTGTGTAAATGGGAGCCTTTTCTCTTGTTACAGAGAAGGTGATGCCTGAAAGTGCGCCAATTTCAACGCCACCAAAAGTGGCTACAATATCTGCACCAGAAAATGTGGTATAAGTATTAAGGTACTTATTTACCGGTAGTTGGTCTGAATCTGCCATTGTTTATTACCCTCCAGTCGGTTAATTATATGTTAATGGCTATCTGCACCTCAATTGACTTGAGTTCAAATGCAGGTGTTACAACGAGGTCTACAATCGCCTTATTTTGACTTGGGATATAAGTTACGTTAAAATCACTTTCCAAGATGGCACCTAATAGTTGCATGCCTCGTAGAGCTGAAGAGATTGCAGTTTCCATTGAGTTTCTCATCTGGACACTGGAAGCTTCTCCAATAAACTTTTGTGTTGCTTGACGAACAAGATTTGCTGCGTCATCAACTATTCTCTTTGTTGAAAGTCTAACAAAGTCAGATGCAGACGCCGCAAAGGTTACTCCATCGCCAAAAACTGCAACCTTATTAAAGTTAAGGACAACACAGTTAACGCCCTTACCAGTCAAGGTCTCTTGCTGAGTTCTTGTTGGCGCATAACGAAGAGCCTGCACATTGTACAATGGCTTATTCGTAATTGCTGAGTATGATGAAAGTTTACTCATTGTTGCAGCAAGTGCTGCTGCGCCATTAGCATAACCGAAATTAACACCATTTGATTCGTAGTTGACTGGCTTCACTTCAGATGCAACAATAACGACGTATGGTCCAACTTCTTTCATTGTTGAATCTTCTTTTGAAGCAAGTGCGCTAAGACCAAGGTGAGTATTAGCTTGAGCTGGAGTCATTGACTCATTGCTTCCATCATCATATGGAGCAACACCAAGAACTGCAACACATGGATGTGTATTAGTTGCAATATCTTTTACTTTTACGCCGATCTTATATGCCCAGCTATTAGCAACTGTTGAAGAGTTATTGGCAAAGAAGCCAATTGCATTGGTGTTTGGAGTTGCTGTTCCATTCCAGTCTGTTGAATTTCCACCTCTGCCCCAAGGAACAATAACATCTGGAAGGACTGACTCTGCAGCTGCGAAAGCTGCGTCTAGTAGCTCTGCAGCTGTGCCACCAAATGATGAACTGGTAATAGTTCCAGCTGAATCACTGAATACAGTATCTGAAGGAAGTGGCACAAGGAATACTCTTTGTGCTCCTGCTGATACTAATTCTAGAAAAGCCTTATGAAGGTCAGAACCATCACCGAAAACGTCAATAACGTCTTTTTCAGTTGTAGCCTGAACTACGTCAAGGTCTTGTACGCTAGATGCGGAAGTTGCGCCAGATGATCTTTTGGCTATAGCCACAATCTTTGGACCAACAGGTGCATCTTGACGAGAAATGCTGTAAAAGCGATCTCTAATTAGGGTTGTTACGCCAGGTATAGCCATCTTATTTTTGAACCTCCGACTAAGCGTTTGTTGGTTTATCTCATGTAATAGTAACAAGTAACTTATAAAAATAACTTACACAAATGATCATAGTATCTATTTTATATAATTAAAGTTATATATTTGGAGTAGCTGTCTGTTCTAGGTCAACTATATTTAACTCATAGTTATCATAATTAGGAGTAGCAGGAATTAAGATTTCTGGCTCAACTGACATATATGTTCTAAGATCAAGGGCAATTTGATCAATTGTATTAATTTCTGCCCCGAAAAGCTTTTCAGTCGTTAACATATATGTAACAGTTCTCTTATGAACGTCATTTGACTGCCTATTGACCTCTGAGTCTGAAAGCCTTCTAGAATAAACTAATTCTGAGGCGCCTATTCTTTTAAAGACTGGGGTATATTCCATCATAAAATCTTCAAAGGCCTCAATTAAAGATTCAACTAAGTACGCACTATCGTGGTCATCTGTAATAGAATTTTCATTATTTCCCATCATCTTTGTGACTGGGGCTATGGCATTAAAGGCTACGATATTTTGAAACCTCTGGCCATATATTGTTATCTTATCCTTAGGGTAAGTAAACCTCATTTTAGGCTTTGGTTCAACAGTGTGAGTTTTTCTTAATTCTAAAGAATAAGTTATTATTGCTTCAGTTGGTCTCCAGCCACCAATTGTTTCTCCGGTTACTGGATCTAAGAAATCTGGATCATACCAAGTAAAGGCATTATCGCCGCTTGAAGAAGGCTTAATTGGATACTTTGGAAATGATTGTTCCCATAAAGCTTTTACTGCTGCAACAAATTCGAGATAAGTTAAATTGCCTTCTGCTTGTAATGGTTCTCCAAATTTTAACTTACTAAATACTGGCTCTATACCAAACTCTGGCATTCCCCTTTTCCACTGCCATTGATTTCCACCGTTTTGAATTTCTCTATTTACATTAAACATTTTATGCTCCTGGTCCTGCTGCCAAAGAAAGATTTACCGTTTTAAGACCAAGAGATGAAACCATGTTTATATAAAGGTAAATTACCCCTTTATCTGTTTCTGAAACTTTTGCTTTAAAGTCATAGTCAACAATAGTCTTTGAACCCTTTAGATATTCAAGTAATGCTCTTACATTTGACACAACTTTATCGTAACCAAATTTTCCAATAGCATCATATCCATAACCCTTTACTTCTGATGCCAATAAAGAAACCAATCTCATTTGAGGCGTTTTAGAAAAAACAGAATTTTTATTAGCTAAAGTATAATCATTAGTAACATATACCTCAAAAGGATTTCCTCTTCTTGCCTTATTTCCTCTATATACTGCATTAACCCCAAGAGTATCCAGCCTATTTGTTTCAGATGTAGTTAGATTGTCTCCAAGAAGTGACATAGCTCCTGGAAGTCTTTTTCTAATTAAAGACATGCTCATTGGACTTGAAACTAATAGTCCTGCATATGCAGCCGCTACAGACGAAACATAAGTCAGCTGCTGTACTGTATGAGAGAATGTTGCCTCTCCATAAATTGGTATAACATATCTGCCCTTATCTGAAGATACATTATTTGTTCCTGCAGAGTAAGTAGTATATTTATCTTTCAGATTTACATTAGCTTCCATCAAGTCAATATCATCAGAACTTACACCTTCTGATCTAGTGCCAATAATTCCCATTTGCACATAGCCAGTATAATCATGGAAGTCTCTACAGTGATTAACTAACTGTGTAAGAAAATCAACAGAATTAGTCCTAATAAAACTTGTTTCCAACGGAACTATAACATCTATATAATCTAATTCTTTAATAACTGAATATGTTGTTTGCAATCTATCATAATATCTTTGATAAAATGTTATTGCAGTAGGCGTGGGATAGTATGCGCCCAAGTAATCGTATGGAGTATTTCTATCAGAAAAATTATCTACATATTCAGACATTGGAGCAGCAGCACATATGAAGATATCTCTTGCACCTGCCGTGTAGGCATCAAATACGCCCCTTAAAAGGGGGCTTGTTATATCTGCCCCCAGTAAATCAACCGCTGTTTGCATTGATTTAATTTTTATTGGATTGTTTAGCTTAAGATTATCTGCATGACCTATCAATAAAATAGAATTAGTATTTGATTGATTAATGTCTTCATATGAAGGCCTATAGGTTATGGTGCTTGACCTATTTCCAAGTGGAACTGTAGGTAGTGGTTCATATGCGTCTTCTTTTACTTCAAATCTAGACTCGATAACTAAATCAACTGAATCTTTAACTGTTTTTGCTACTACCGTATAAATTCCTGGAAATATATTTTCTGGAACTGTATAGTGAAATGTAAATTCTTTACTAACGTGTTTTGTAATATACTTTGAAATATCTGGAGTTGCACTATTATATAAATATGAAACTGGAGTAGTAACGATAGCTCCAGCCAATGTTTCAGCTCTTAATACAGAAACAACAACATCTTGAGGAATTGGTTCCGCAGTTGGGTCATAATTTTCTCCATCTGCAACAAAGATCAACCTAAACTTAATTTGTTGATTCTTTTTAACTATTAACATTTTAAACCTGTTTTTCCTTACTTGCTCCAACGGTCCAAAAGCTTATTCTTCCCATTCTTCCCCTGTTGGGAGAGGCTGTATCTATAACGTAAATGGTTTGTTTGCTGTGTGCATTTGGGAGCGTTTCATAAATCCTATCACCTTCTTGAGGATTTATGTTTGATTCAAAATAATAAACAACCTCAGAATTTATTTCGATACCCTCTTGTTGCTCTTGTTTTGCTTGAGTATTAATTCTTCCATTTTGGAAAACGCTTCTTGTAGTCACTCTTTCTAATTGATTAGAGTAGTTTCCGTTTGCCATTTTTCTTTGTATATAAACATCATAGCCCCAATCCCTGAGAAGTTTTTGAAATGATTTCTCAAGATTAATCATAGCTTCTTAAACCTCTCTTGGGCATTGGATCATCATCGATGGTTACTCTTTCTCCTGGGCCATAAAGATCTCTATCTCCAAGATAAATTGTTTTACCAGTTTGTGGATCGTAGTTTTTCATTCTTTCTATATTGGAAGTTGGGATACCCTTTGGCTGGAAGCCCTTTGGTCCCACTTTTCCAGTCAACATTTCTTTTCTTAATGCAGCAGCTATCTGGCACCAAGTGGTAGCATTACCTCTTGTAATTTGGCTTCTTGGAAGAGACCTTGAAGATATACTGAGGTCTCCGAGTGAAATTGATACATCATCATCTCCACCGTAGCTGTATGTCCTACTTAATTCACAAGCTGTTGCTGCCTTAATATACTCTAAAGTAGTAAAGTTAAGGTCTGCACCAGTAATATCATCATTGTAGGAATAAAGTTGTTTTACTTCTAGAGAATAAAAATGAACTATCTCACCTATTTCCATCAAAGAAGCCTCTGGAAAATAGGATTGTAATTCTTCTGGATTCAAATATAGCGGATCAACATCTGGCGCAAAAGTTATTATTTCTTCATGACCCAAAGTAATAACTGGTTTATATTCGTCAGTGGGGGTACTTACGTAGAGTTGCTGATTGACAGTTATGTAGGTTGTGTCTGGCATTGTGCCAATGAATGTAACTCTATACTCTCCAGCCTCAGAAGGCGTATAGTCATAATAGTATTGGGATGCAGTTAAAGAAGTTGCCGTAGTATTAATTATTTGTACATTATCTGAATCATAAACTCTTACTGCGACTAGAGTTGGACTAACGTCGACTTGCTCCCCTGTGGAACTGTCTATGTCAACAAATCTAACTTTAATTCTTACTGTATCATTTACAAGTACGTTACCAACTGTCATTGAGGCTCCAAATTAAAATAAAACTATAAGTTATAGTAGCGTTTTTTAACACTATCTCAAAGACTTATATAGTCTCCATTGAGATCTCTCCAGATGCAGATTTAGCGTAACCTACTTCAGCTGCGACCAAAGCCCCTGCCTGCTCAGCTGTTGTCTCCAAAGTTAAGATCTCCCCAGATATAGAGTTAATATATATTATTTCTGCCGCAACAAGTGCTTGTGCTTGCTCAACTGTAGCCTCTATAGTTAGAACTCCCGTAGGAGCAAAATCATAGGTAACAAAACCTATTGTTGTAGCGTTGGAAAAATCCGGCTCTGTTAATATAACTACTGTTATATTCCCAAGAACAATTGTGTCTAATATGCTAGGAACATTTATGTTGACAGTTCCCGTATAAGTTATGTTTGCTTGATTATAAGATAAAAGATCATTATACAGCATTAAAGTAAGCCCTTAAATTAGTAATTTACATTAATAGTACAGGGTAGTTCTTTTTGCACTCACTCATAGTTAACATATTCTTTTCTATTATAGGAAGAAGGGTCTATTCCATATATATCGGTAACTAATCCTGAACAATATTTTTTAATTTTTCTTGTTTGATCAAGATTGTCTAAATATACATCTTCTCCATTTTCATAAAATAAACCTATTAAATTATGATCTTCAGATCTTTTTTTAGCTATTTCATACCATTTATCTTTTCCATATTCTTTTTCTCCATCTATCCACTTTTGTGTTGGACCTGCGGTATGACGTAAGTAGTTTCTTATTAATAATTTTTTATTTTTTTTAACCATATTAACTGCATGAAAATATGGTTCTTTTCCAGGAAATAGTGGAGAGCCAGATGGAAACACTATGATATCTCCTGCTTTAGGCTTATAAAAAATTAAATCGTCTTTTATTGAAAATACAATTTCTCCCCCCTCATAGTCATCATTTAGATAAGTTGTACATGTCAATAAAAATTTTTCTCCAGGCCAGTACCATTCTCCAATAGCGTAGTCAGTATGGAATTGCATTGTTTTTCTCTCCCCAGTATCAACATCTGGGTCATACCTAGCAAAATTAGGGCTATCTATATAGCTATTTTCTGGAACAGATATATTATATTTTGTAATATAATTTGTAATTGCTGCTATATTTACTTGAGTTACCCTATCAACCAAACCCATTTCCTGAATGTGCCAATCAATATTGAAATTTGATTCATAAAAGCTTGCAAGAGAAGACCAGGTATTTACGTGGGAATATTTTCCAAATATAAACCAATCTTTCCATTCGCCCAGCATTCCATTTGTACTATGGAACTCTGAGTCACGCATAGCTTTTGCTAAAATTTCAGTGTCGGGAAGCAGTCTGTTGTATACATGTATATATGGATATATCTCTTCATAAGATAGATCATAGATCATCACGTTCTCCTAATTGGTAAAATGTTGTATATGAATATTTTACACCAGAAATAATTGGTTTTGTTTCATGATAAACGCTAGAATCAAAAAAAACACACATCCCTGCTTTTGGTTTTATTATTGTGTATGGATTTTTTGAATAAATATTTTCAAAAAAACATATTTCTCCACCATCATAATCATCATTTAAATAAAAAACAGAAGCTAAATCCACTTTTAATTTGTTATTTTGCATGACGTAAGGATCTGACGGTTCCCAATCTCTATGTCTTCCTATAAATTTTCCTTCAGTATATCTTACTATTGATGTTCCTGAATTGGATAATATTTTTTTTCTATAAAAAAAATTTATTTTATCATTTATTTCTTCAACTATTTTATCAAAGTTACCAAATGTTTCTTTTACTTGATAACTTTCAAGAGAATCATTATTTGGAGCTTTTTGAAAAACTTTATTTGATATCGAATCTACAATTTCTTCCATTATTTTTTTATCAATAATATTTTCAAATATCAATGTTGGAAACATTTTATAGCGTCTCCCATCTTAAATATTTTCTAAAATCATTTATTGGAAATACATTTGGATCAACCCACCAGTCCTCGTGTTTTTCCCTTACAACTAGAGCATATCCTAAACTGTCCAATATTTCTCTTTGAGCATCTCTCATAGCAGAGTTTCTAAAGTACATATTTGCATCGTGTTCAAAAGTGATAATGGAAAATCTATATTGTGTTAAAGGAATAGATATTAATCCAAGTAGACTCAAATAATGGTTTCCAAATGGCCTTCCGTCATGCTGATAACCTGCATCTATGTCGACCTGAAGATAATCAATTTGTTTTGGAAAATTATTTTCTTTAAAATAAGAAATGTAATTAAACTCTAAGGCATCACCGAAACAAGGATTTTTCCTATTTGCTTTAAATTCACTTCTTCTATCTTCTTCAATTTCAAATGAAATACCATTCCAACCAAAATCACTTTCCAAATAAAAGGTATTGCTACCCAAAGTAGAATGAAAGCCTCCCAATTCTACATAATATCCATTTTTTTTACCATTAAAAATGTCTACAACAAATTTTTCTTGAGAAGAATTTCCCCTGTACATATAAATATCTCAATCCTACAATGTATATTGTTTATTTGTTCTTTTTTTATCAACATCTTTGATTAAGTCTGGCATCCAAAATTTATGTGGATTTTCTTGCCCAACTTTTTCTTCTTGTTCAAAAGATGTTCCATAACAAGCTATGCTTAAGAATGCATATCTTTGACCGCTAATTACTGGATACACCTCATGTCTACCCACATATGAAGATGGATATATTGCAACACTGCCACTTTTTGGCTTATAAATATAAGGAACATTAGGAAAATGAATTTCTCCACCTGAGTAGGTATAGTCATTCATTTCTTTTTGACTAGCTACACAATCATTAAGGTAAAGATTAATGCTCGAACTATTATGCATTGATACTTGATTGCCGGTTTCCTTTCCCCATTCGTAGGGGACTTGATCGTCGCAATGCGGACCTATTCTTTGACCATCTTCATATCCAGCTATATGACCAGTAGGTCTCCACCAAGATGTAGTCGCTGCATCAGGAAAATAACAGCAGTATTCAACCAATGCTTGATAAATAGCTTCCTCTAAACTATCAATAAAATCAATGTATTTTTTAGGAACTTCTACATGTAGACTTTTTCCTTTTGTATCCAAAAATCTTTGTGGAGCTTGCTGAACATCTTCTAATTTAAATTTAAAACCAGTTTTATTTACCGCATACTTTTCTCCATCCTCTTCATAATAAGTAAAGGTATCTTCCTGATTAGTGCGAAGCCAATTGATATACTCAAATAAAAATTGCTGATCTATATCAATTACATTTTTACAGATAACAACACCCATTCCAATATGTTCTGATTCCATTTTTATCCTTAATAATTTGATTTAGTAATAAAGTATTGATCAGAATTTTCTGAATATCCATTTTGTTTTAAATGATTCTGAAAATCTTGTCTTAATGTCGGCATATAAACGTTTGTTGCCTTTGTTGCTAACTGTGGCTCCTTAATTGGATCTGCTACATACTCGTGCACACTTGGATTTGGAGTTCCCTGACTATACCACCCAAGATAACTGTATCTATGGCCAGCAACTACTGGCTTTACTTCATGTGCAGCCATGTAATTTGAAGGAAACATAAGTATGTCTCCCTTTTTTGGATGGTACTCTATATCCAAATAATTAAAATAATGACTACCACCAACATAATTATTGTCTTTTAATTCAGATTCTAGGGCAACGGAATCATTAAAGTACACTAAACTTGTAACGACATTCCTAGTTGCTAGCTGATCTTGAGGCTCTAAAATACCATATATATAATCCGCGCTTATGTCCGAATGGGAACCAAGATATACATTTTTTTTATATTCTAGTATATGACCTTTAACTTTCCACCAAACGCACTTGTATGCCAAAGGAAATATTTCAAAGTATTGAAGCAGACATTTGTCCTTACTCTCTTCTAAAAAGTTTAGAATAGAAATTAAGTCGATATCATCTTTAGAATGAATTGCGCCAGCTCTTCTCGGCATTAGATTTATGCTTTCCTTATTGAAGAAATATCCACTTTTATTTACATATATTTCCTGATTTGTTTCCGGATCAATTCCGGGCTGGTACATTTCTGACCATTCTTCTTCAATTAGAGTTTTTGATCTTTGTATTAAATTTTCCCAGTCTAAATCTAGACATGCCTCAAAAAGAACTATACCACCACCTAAATTCTTAGGTTCTACTTTATTAAATAGCATTTTTGCCTATTTCCTTACTTGTATTATGGCTTGTCATTTTCCTATTGACTGCTTCTGTTAAATATCTATTTTCTTCTGAGTATATATCAATATTTCTATTTTTTAGATGTTTTATATAATCATCCATTATACTAGGCATCCATACCTGTCCGCTATCTATTATATTAGAAGGATCTCTAACATTAACTCCTCTGGAAATATCATTTGATCCCTGAGCAAAATAGCCAACATATGCATATCTTTCTCCATGTCTACATTCCAAGACCCTATGAGTTGCTAGATAGTTTGACGGAAACATTATTATATCTCCAGATTTAGGGCTATATTTATAATTCGCATATGGAAAGTATATTTCTCCACCAACATAGTCATATTCTTTCTTTATATCTTGAACTGACTCAACAGAATCGTTAAAATAAATTAATCCACCTAATACATTTCTTATTGCTAACTGTTGGTCTGGCTCCGCACCTGGTTGATAATTGACGTCATTGTCGCAATGAATTCCAAATTTAGCACCGGGTCCGTAAGCTACTATGTGCCCTTGTGTTCTCCACCATAGACAGGGAATCATCATTGGAAAAAACTCTACATATCTTAACATGCAGGCATAGAGTGCGTCTTCGCACATTTTAAAAAAATCATAATATTTTTCTTTATAAGAATCTATTTCTAGAAAGTCCATTATATGATTACATGATATCGCAACATCTTCCATTGAATATCTGTGACCACTTCTATTTATTGCGTATAGTGGATTTTCATTTTCATCTTTTATATACACAAAATCTTCCTGAAGGGCTTTAAGCCTTAAGGATTGTGCGAAATTTAAAATATTTTGATATTTTTCCATGGGAATAACTTTTTTAAAAAGCACTATGCCCATATCGTGCATTTCGATATTTTCCTCTTTTATGGCAAACATCTATAAAACCACTGCCTCAGTTCCGCATGGTCCATCTTGAACACTGTCTTGATTTGAATTGTCTAATTGAGTTTCTTTTTCTTGATCAAACACTACTGTATCGTGACTTTGTCCGTATTGTGCGACTTCTCTTCCTTGATATACTGGATTCCAACCAGCCTCTAAGCCAAATTCTCCAGCTCTTGTTTCCCACCTAGAATATGAAGTTCTACAGTATTTTTCATAGTCATCATAAATATTATTTAGCCAAACAGGAGGGCACCATTCAAAACTTTGATCAGGCTCTGTTATAACAATGTTTGAAGATAGATCCGAAGCACCCTGCCCAAAGAATGTTAAGTAAGAATACCTAACGCCTTTACCCATTCTCTCTACATCATGCGCGGCTACATAATTTGTTGGGAAAAAAATTATGTCTCCTTTTTGTGGTTTATATGAAATATTTAAATGAACAAACCTAAGATGTCCACCAGTAAAATTTTTACCATTTAACTGATCTTCTGAATCAACGCAATCATTGAGATAGATCAAGGCACCGCATGTCTGCCTAGATGCAACCATTCCCTTTGGCATATACCTTATGCCTTTGGTTACCTTATAATTTGTATCATTATCTGCGTGACACCCTAATATTCCACCGTCACCATACCTAAGAATATGACCTCTTGTTTTCCACCATATAGAGCCAATCATTAATGGGTAGTAATCTATATATTTAATTAAACTTTTATATATCTGTTCTTCTAGATATACAAAAAAATTTTTTATATCTTCTTCAGTATAAGGGTTAACGGGATCAAGAATCCTAACTGGAGCTGCAGGTACGTCTTCCATTCTATATCGGAAACCATCCTCATTTATTCCATAAGTAACTCCATCTATTTCTTTATAAGACCACCTTGTCTCATGAGCTTTTTGAGCTCTTTGATCAATGTGATTTAATATTAGATCTTGATCTATATCAAAAGCTTTTTTAATAACTATAATTCCAGGAGCTAATTCTTCTGTTTCTAGTTCTGCAATTTCTTTTATAGTATCTTCATTAAAATTTGGAGATACTGGATAGGCAATAGTGCTCATTTTTGTTTGATCTTTTTCAAGAAAAGAACTTACTTCCTCTTGCATCATCCCAATACCTCATCTATAGCTTCTCTAATTGTCCATCCTGCGCCCTGTATTCTTGGAACAGTATCTAGTGGCATGTCTTGCCAGTTAAACCTAGATATCATAATTCCATCTCTGCTAACTAAAAACTTTTCATAGTTATGAGAAATTCTTGCCATTGCTTGACCTGCTAAGTTTTGTCCTTTTTGAGCCTCTTCACTACCGTCTGCTGCAAAGTCTGAATATGCTCTTTTTTCATAACCTTTAAGAAATGCAAAAGCTTCGTGTTCATTTTTTCCATTTACTTCAACTTTTTCAAAAATAGGAAAAGTAACAAATGGGTAATTGTTTTCAATGAAATCTGCTATTTCTTTATTGGTACCAGGATCCATTGATCCAAACTGATTACAGGGGAACGCTAATACAGAAAAACCTCTATCACTAAATTCTTCGTGCACTGCTTGTAATTGCCCCAGTTGCCTACATGTTCTTGCATAAGACCATAATTTTGAGCACTGGGGCTCATAGCCATATTTACTAGCTATATTTACTACTAAAGTTATCTTACCTTTAAACTCAGAAAGATAGTTTTCTTTCCCGTGTATTGAAGAAGCTGAGAAATTGTAAAAAGACATTATTTAACTCCAATAAATGAAGTGACTAGATACTGGTCCATCTCTAGTATTCCAGCTATTTCATTATTTTCTATTAGATCTACAGTTATTGATATGGTTGTTTTAATAGGAAATTCTGTTCGTACAAAACAATGAAAAGTATTATCCACAAAACTAGCATCATATATTTCTGAAGAGCCTTTTTCGTGAGACACTGATCCAGAAAAATAAGAATTTGTTTCTTCTATGTTTAATATATATTCTTCTTTACCAAATGGCGTGTTTACGAATAGTGTCCATTTTCCTAATATATTTAATGGATTAATCATTTGAGTCATCTAATAATTATATCATACAATATTTTTTTTATTCGTAATAAAAACTTCCATTAGATAATGCTAGAGGTGGATTATCTTTATGCCAAAGATTAACAACAAGCACTTGTCTTATTCCAGACTTTGATCCAACTGTATTATGTAAAACATGGCCAGCGTCAAAAAAAACAGCTCTATTTCCTTTGTAGGCTATTTTTTCTCTATCTTTTTTTAAAGATATATATTTTTTAATATATTTTTTTTCTAATATATTTTTTTTGCCATCTTCTAATGCTTTTTTGTGTATTTCTAAAAATCCACCATCTTCATTTTCTTGACCATAAAAAACACAGCCATATATTGGTCCACTAAAAATTTTTGACTCTGCGTAAAGGAATGTATCTTCATCCACATGAATGTCCAAGTATTGTCCTGGAAGATAAGTTCTTGTCCAATACTCAAATCCTAGAATATCATCTAGATTCCAAATCATTAAATCTTGCCATAAAGATTGAATAACTTTTTTCTTTAAAGTGTTAGCTGGACTTCTCCACCAACCATCCCAAAACATATATGGGGCAAAGCAATCACTTTTCTCATTGTGGTATGAATTTAGATGTTCTGCTATTTTTTCTCCATGATTCATTAGTTCAGGAAAAAAAGATGAATCATTTAATACTTGATTATACAAGTTCTCGCTTAATGAATTATCTTTTATTAACAATTTATTTACTAAATTCTTTCTACTAATTATATATTATCAATAATCTTCTTTATTTTCTTCAGAAAAATTTATTGGTTTTGTAGTCGAAAAAAGATATTGCTTTACCAATTCTCTTTCTTCTTTTTCAAGAAAACTAAAATATTTTATTATTACATCATCTACACTGTTATTTTTATGTTTAACTTCTTCATAAGCTAAAGATTCATAAATAATTTTTAATACATCAGTGCATGAAGTTGTATCTGGATCTAGAAGATTTTCTAATAGAAAATCACTTACAATAGTTTCAAAATACTCACTTTCTTTATTTAACATAGAAGAGGGAATTTCTATTTCTAGTGGATAATTATTATTTAATGAATAAAGGGTTTTATACCTTATCTTCGACATAAACCACTGCTTGAATTTTGGTGGAATTTCTGAAGGTTCACTTATTGATTGTCTTGGATTCTCATCTCCACTAAAATAGTATTCAAGCACTGTGCTTGGCTGGTAGTTGACTATTTCTTCAAGCGCATCTTCTGGGATATTCCAATCATCAAAAGCTGCCTTACACTTTAAGGCTATTGTGTCATTAGAATTCCATGGTTCATTAGCAAGCACTGCCCATTGATATGCCATCTTTAATATGTGCGGAAAAGTTTGAGACATAAAAACTCTTCCGGGCCAATCTTTATATGCCCTATCGTTCATATTACCATGAGTTAACTTAGCTATATATAAGTTAGACATAGACGGAAGAACTAATTGCCATCCTATAACTGTATCATTGCCTAAGTAAGTTCTATCTAAAATATCAGAAGCATTTTCTTTATTTGCATCTAAAAAAGGCATTGAAATATAATGATCATCTATTACATCGCATCTTCTTTTAGGATCTATTGCAGAACCAAGCCACTCACCATGCTCTTCCTTGGAAATCAAACCAACTGAATTATGTAATATAAATGTGTGAATATTTTTATTATATTCACCAGAAAGAATATCATCAAGAGTCTCAAATGTTTCTGTATTTATATCTTCACAGTTATTCTCTGAAATAATTTTAAGAGTAAACTCTGACTTAAAATTATACATTTTAGTAAATGCTATTAGTGTTTTAGAACCCAAATCATAACAATGATATTCTGTGAAATCTTTTAAACCACTTGGATGTACTGTATATATTGCAAATTCCTCTTTAATGCCAGTCACAGCGTAGCATGCATATAAAGATGGAGCGTATTCTTCTATGTCTTTGTAATTCATTTAAATGTCAATCCTTTTGTAGGTTTTCTAAATTAGATAGTTCTATAATTTTTTGTTCTACTTTTTTTAACTTTAATATTAATTCTTTAATATAGAACTGTGCCATTTTATCTTCTTCTGGAATAAAATTATCTAAATCAAATTCTTCTGCATCTAGTCCGATTGCTGATAAACGATGTATTAAATCTTTTTCAAAAGATTTTTTAATCTGTTTATAAAGAACAATTTTTTCCTCTAAAGAAAGACTAAATTCCATTATTTTCTCTTTCTAAGAGAATTATTTTATTTTGTAGATCTATATAAAAATTTAATAATTCATCTAATTGTTTATAAGAATTGTATAAAAATAAATCTTTTTCTTTATCTTCTTCTTTTATAGAATAGAAAAAACTTTTAAAATTTTCAGGTTCAAAACTATCTGGATCAAAATTAATATGTAATATTTTTATAAAAATATCTTCTTCTAGTGTAGACAATTTTATTTTTAAAATTTCTATTTTTTTATCTTTTGATACTGTTGAAAAAATCATTAAAATTTTCCTTATAATTTTATTTTTTATTCATACAATAGATTATAGTATAGGTTCTTGTAACCTTAATAAAGATTCTGTTCTTGGACCTATTTGGTTTCCCTTTTCGTCTAAACCGCTTCTAATTCCATTCATCCAAGTCCATGGTTGTTCATGCAATTTTTTCATTTTTGCATCACCATATTCTTGTCTTTTTTGCATTAAATCTTTTTTATCCCATAGATTTTCTACTGAAAATTCTATCTCTTGCAACAGATTATTTGGATATACATTAAAAAACATAAACGGCATTCCTGCCTTAAAGATAACAGGTTCACCAATTTTTGTTATTTTCCAGTTCATATTAAACTCGTCTGGCCACCATGAACTTGGTATAGTTGCAGATAATGGAACAGCTCCGTCAATAAAGTAATTAGGAGATCCAGTGACCCATGTATCGTACCCTTCTTCTGTGTTAATTGCCCAACCAGTTGCAAAAGATATTATTCCTATAATAGAAGGAATGACAATAGGTCTTTCATTTAAGAATTCACCTTCTAATACTCTGGGCGGAGCATTTTCGCCGTCCCATTGAACTACTACATCCTGCTGAAGGACTAGTTCCCAACCATTTACATTTGCTGCTGACATCGGCAAGCATTTGTAGGCGTGCTTATTATAGGTTTCATCCATCCAATTTCTTTTGAGTCTAGATTGTTTTATTAATGGAGGATTTTGATGTGTTTTTGTTAAAGTTACTTTCATTTTAATTATTGATTTTTAGTATCTTTACTTCTTTTTCTTTTTTGATGGCATTGACATTTTGTAAAAATTGAGAATTATTATCCTTATAATCAAACATTGTAACCGCTGAGTATTTAGTTCCACTTTCCACTGGTCGTGCACCGTGAGCATAGATGTATGTTGATGGAAAAAATATAATGTCACCTTTTTGTGGTTTGAAATTTATTTCCAAATAAGGAAACCACAGTTCACCGCCTTCATAATCATCATTAAGATAAACTATAGACGAAAGAGTACAGATATATGAAAATCCGTGGTCTGTATGTACAGAAAAATGTTGCCCTGGATTATATTTCACAAAATTAATAGCTTCCATAAATTCCATTTTAAAATTATATCTTGACTCATAATCTGCAAGACATTTCTTTAAAGCGGCGTCGACGTCTTCATATACATTTTTTAATTCTGACATTTTCTCAGGTAATGACTGCAGATGTAGTGTGCTAATCTTTAAATCAAAACAATCTCTATAATCTGGCATAGACTCGTTATAGCCAACAGTTGCTTCATTCCACTTAAAGTATTCGTGATCGCTGTCTTTTAATATTTCTTCTAATCTTTGCGGAATATTTAAATCGTCAGATATAGCTTTTCTATATAGGATAATACCAAATTTTGGATCTTCTACATTATAAATTTCCATGTTTTTTCCTTGTGTCTTTTTTGGTCAAATAGGATTTTACCATAATAAAAAATTTATGTCAAAATTAAATATTACGATGTTTTCAATCAGATATTGCTGTCCTTGTTCTGTAATCATATTTTATATTTTTAATATATTCTTCATAAGATTCCTTTGTCGGAGCTCCAAAATCTCCAATAATCTTTCCACTTAATATTTTATTAACAATATTATTTTCATTTTTCATTTCTATTCCAAAATTAATATCTGAATTGCGAATTTCTTTTACTCCAGACCAGGTATTATGTCTTTGTTTTTCGGTCTTGCCTAGTGAAAATATTGGGGATTCTTTTGTTACAAAAATTTTGTACCCTCTAGTACAAGCCCTAAGAGCAGTAGTATGCTCTTCTCCACCAAATGCTATCCTTGGATCGGGAAAAATTTCTTTAAAAAAACTTAAATCGGCAAATATAAAATTGCCTGAAACAAAGAATGTTTCAGCTGGATAGTCATGTTCTCCATCTTTATTTGCAAAGTAAAAATTTGGATCATCTTTATTTATAATTTTGATTGCTGGAGATGAGTTACCTAAATATATTATTCTTTCTGAATCTTCATTAATTTCATAAGGAAATGGAGTAAAGCTAATGATTGATTTTTCGTGTATTTTTTTTAATTCTTCTATTTGATTGATTAGATATTTGTCCCAGTCTTTTTTAAAGATGGTATGTGCATCTATCTGCATTCCATAATCCTGATCCCTGTGAAGCATCAAAGAATTTAATCTTGCCAATCCTACTCCTCTTGTAAAAGGACTGTAGGAATTTATTTGTATAATATTATTTTTATATTTTTTAGGCACATAGTCCGTTGCATCTTCAAAAATTCCATCACTCCTTTGGTTATATAAACCAAAATATACTCCATCAGGATTATTAGCTTGCTCATAGGCGGTTTTTATCGTATTATATATTTCATCTTCATTAAAACATGCTGGATGAATAAAAATTGTTTTTTCACTTTTACTCACAAAACTATTATTTTCTTCCACAATATTATAAATATTATTTTGTTTTTGTACGATATTATTTTCTTTTAATATTTTATTTTTAGACTCTTCAAATTTTTTTTTTGAAATAGTTTTAAATTGCATTATTGTCCTTTTTTAAAAAAATACCTAATTATAGTAGTATAATGTGTACTACAGTATATCACACCATACAAATTTGATATACTAGTTTTAATTTCAAAAAAAATGAAAGAAATAATTATGGAAAAGTCTTTAATAAAACCTGGTCATTTTGGTCAATCTAATAACAACATTAAAGTTATTAATAATTTTATTGATTTAGTAGACCTTAAAATTATTCAAAATTTTCTTCCAACAATAAATGAATGGATGGATGCTGGAGAAAATCAATACGATGAAAACGGGGTATGTATATACGATGCCTCTTACTGGTCCAATAGACAATGTAGTGGCGATATTCTTCAAAGAATAAATGTAGAAGTTTACAATATTGTTGATAAATATATACATAAAATGAAATTGTTTTTAGAAAATGAATTTAAAGTTGAACTTTCAACTAGGCCACCAGTTATTATTAAATGGAAGCCTGGTATGGAGCAACAACCTCATGCAGACAAACAAACGAACGACGGTAAACCTAATCCATTTCCCACTTATGATATAAACTCATTATTTTATTATAATGATGAGTTTGAAGGCGGAGAACTCTACTATCCAGAACATGACATGATCATTAAGCCAAAACCAGGTTTAGCCGTTGCTCATCCTGGAGATATTTTTTATTTACATGGGGTTAAAAAAATTATTTCTGGATTAAGGTATACAACTCCTTCTTTTTACACTATTACTAAGGTTGCAAAAGATGAATAAAATTTATATAATAGAAAATTTTGTAGATCAAAAAGATTTGAGTACAATATTAAAATTTTTAAATACTACAGAAGTTACTTTTGATCCTACTGGCTATTCTCCGTTTGGTGTATATATGGAAAATAAAGATAATGCTAATTTAAAAGAAGTATTTAAAAAAAATTCATTGAAAGCAAAAACTATTATTGAAAATAGTTTTAATTGCAAAGTATATGATGAAGGTATGACTAGCATAGTTGAGTTAAAAGCTGGCGATTTCATGCCTTTACACTTTGACCACGGTTCATCTGAAAATAAATCAGTTGGATTAAAAACAGGTGCTGGTAATCCTACTAGAGACCTTAGTTCCGTATTGTATTACAATGACGATTACGAAGGCGGAGAAATATGTTTTCCTAATCAAGATTTAATTATAAAACCAAAACCTGGAATGTTTATATGTTTTCCTGCAAGTGATGATTTTCCACATCAGGTAACAACTATTATAAAAGGCTACCGCTGGTGTTCTACTGCTTTTTGGTGTGTTAAAAAAGATTAAGCCTGCAAGTCGCCAAGTGCAACCCAAGTGTCTGTACCCCTTTTAATTAGGGTTACAGATGACCACTGAGCTCTAAGCTTAAGGCCTGGGGTTGCATTAACTGTAACTCCACCAGTACCAGCTATTGTAGTTTGTCCTGTACCAGTTTGGAGTATTGTTATCTGAGTTCCTATTGGGAAGGCAACTGAAGAATTCAATGGAATTGTAACTGTATTAGCTGAAGCGTTTGATACTTCAACTAGTTTATCTTTATCTGTTAGTGCAAGAGTATAGCTAGCTGTTTGAGCATTTGTAACAAAAGTGCTAGAAGCAAAGTCCATTGCTACTGTTCCATTACCAACCTGTATTTTTTTATTTGTGGAGTCCCATGACATTCTTGCATCTGTTGTAGATGATGAAGTTGAAAGAGTAAATGTTGGAGTATTTATTGTTGGGCTTGTTAGTGTTTTGTTAGTAAATGTCTCGGACCCTGCAATTGTTGCTAGTGTGCCTGTCGTTGGTAGCGTTACGTTAGTAGTTGCGGTTTGAGTAAGTGTCAAGGCAAATGCACCAGATGTTACTAAGTTTCCACCTAATGTAATTGTATTAGAACCATTATTTACTCCAGTTCCACCATAAGTAGAACCAACAACAGAGCCATTCCATGTACCAGTAGATATAACACCAGAACTATTTATTATAAAATTTGGAGTTGATAAATTATCTAATACTTCAATAATATTTGAAGTATTTTGATCAGGAGTTTGAATCCTTAGGTGTACTTTACTTGACCCACCACCTTGTCCTGTACCTATGTTGACTATTGCTTGGCTGGGAGATGCAAAATATCCTTTGCCAAGAATCATTGTGTCTGCAAAAACCCTGAAGTTTGGAGTAGTAGCTTCATCTTCAACTTCAAAAATAGCAGTAGTAGATGAGGTAGATGAGCCAGCCCTAACCGATAATGGTGTATAAGAACTTCCACCACCAATAATTAAAGTTTCAAAATTTTGAGAAACTGTAAAGTTTGGTGTAGAATTTGAATTTTGTATTTCAAAAATGTTGACTGATTGTGTTGACTCTGCCCTAAGAGTCATGACTTTTTGAGTTCCAGAAACTCCAGTAAGAGATAAAGAAGACCCAGTTGCATTGCCTAAGCTAGGAGTTGTTAATGTTGGGCTATTTGCAAAGACCAATGAACCAGAACCAGTTTCATCTGTTATGGCACTTGCTAAATTTGAAGAATTTGGACTAGCGAGGAAAGTAGCAATGCCAGAACCTAAACCATCAATTCCAGTAGAAACAGGAAGGCCTGTGGCATGAGTGAGAACTACAGAAGATGGAGTGCCAAGTGCTGGAGTTGTCATCGTTGGGCTTGTTAATGTCTTATTCGTTAAGGTTTGCGAACCAGACAGAGTTACTACAGTGGAATCAATAGCAAATGAAGAGCCTGTTAATGTTAATCCAGTTCCTGCAGTATATGTGCCAGCTCCAGAAAATTGTGTAAACTCTATAGCATCTGATCCAAGAGTAGCTACTTCATTTACCTGCACCCAACCAGTCTTTGCATTTTGAGTTCCAGATTGAACAAATATAAAGTCTCCAGCGTCTACTTCTCCAACTGAATTATAATCTGTAGCACGTACTGCTGCACCTGATTCTTGAACAACGTAGACTCCATTTTGTGATTTTGTAGTTTGATTCTTTACCAAAATACGATTACCTGTTGCGAGGGTTATGCCATCAATGGTATCGCCATTTTCAAGCTCGCTACTTAAGTTAATATTTGCTGTTGTTGCAACTCTAACGCTTTCATGAACATTTAGTCCAGCTGTGGCTGCATCTACGTAGGCTTTTGTTGCTGCATCTTGGGGGTTTTCTGGATCAGATAAACTAACAATTTTATTGCTGTTTGCAGATAGGTTTGCACTCAATAAAGTACCTGAGCCAAGAGTCTTGTTTGTTAAAATCTCAGAACCAGTAAGAGTGGTAAAATTATCATCTGAAAGAGCGCTATTAAACTCAACTGTTGTTCCAGATAAAGTATTTGTTGCAAGGTTGATTGTTTTGTTTGTTAATGTATCCGAAGAAGAAATTGTAAGAACATTTACTCCTTCAACTGAAAGACGTCCAGCTGCTGATCTTGATAGTGTTGTATCTGTTGCATGGCCCAATTCAATTGTGCCCACGCCAATAGGATCAGTCGTTGAAGTAGCTAATTTACTTAGTGCAATGGCAGCATAATCGTTTATGTCAGCATTGACAATTGTTCCATTTGAAATCATAGAACTTGTAACTGTTCCAGAATCTGAAGTTGTAACTACTCCAGTTATTGCTCCAGTTAGACTATTTATTGACGTTACGCCAGCATTCGTTATTGTTGGGGTTGCGCCTTCTCCGTGAATTATTGGTTATTGTTATCCCTGTTCCAGCGACCAAGCTTTCAACATAACTGCCAACTGTATCGGTACTTAAATTAACCGCATCATTAATCCATGCGCTTCCATTCCATCTGAGGAAGTCACCATTTGCAGCTGAAGTTATTGTAACATCAGCAAGATCGTTAAAATAAGCTCCACTTACATCTGCAGTTAGATATGAAATAGAATTCCAGGCTGTTGTGCCATCTCCAACTTTAAGTTTACCAGTATTTGTTTCATATCCAATTTCTCCTGCATATAAAACTGGATTATTACTTGACCAAGATGATGCGGTAGCCCTTTTAAATTGAATCCTTGCGCCAGCCATTAAAGCTCTCCTCCATCATAAATAAGTGAAACAAAATTTGTTACTTCTGCTTCAAAAATATCCACTAGAGCATTTCCTCCATCGATGTTTAAAGACTGAGTAGCTGGAAATTCTACAACATCTCCTGATGAATTTTTATAAAACATTTTACCATCAGCGTAATTGAGAGCTAGCTCTCCATACTCTAAAGAAGATGGAACCTGCGAGGAAACTCCTGACCTTTTTATCTTTATTGTATTAGACATATTTTATCCTTTTACTTAAAGCTTGGTGGGAAATATGGAGGGAAGTAAGGAGGGAAAAACGGTGGGAAAAACGGTGGGAAGTAAGGTGGGAAAAATGGTGGAAAGAAAGGTGGGAAAAATGGTGGAAAGAAAGGTGGGAAATATGGTGGAAAGAAAGGTGGGAAAAACGGTGGAAAGAAAGGTGGGAAAAACGGTGGGAAATATGGACTATATTTAGTATATCCAACAGCCGCTGCTCTTGGATAAACAGTATTTGCCGTGGGATTAGAAGATAAAATCTCATCCAACCTTGTTAATAAAGGTTGGCCAGCAGTTGAATCATTTAAAGCTGTGTTTGTTACTGTGCCCTTAATAAATCCTGCATTAGTTAGTTTGGGGTCGGCAACAGGTGGTTTGTCTCCAACAATATTGGGAACATTATTTTTCCTTGTTCCAGAGGCATTGCCAATATTAAAAGCCATAATTTAAACCATAATCTTTAAATAAATATATTATATAATTATATACTTAGAATGTTCCACCGTCAATTATAAAGCCCATCAAAGCACTACTGTTTCCATAGAGAGCTCCAGATATTCCAACTCCACCAGTAACCACTAATGTTCCAGTTGTATAAGAACTAGATGAAGTGTTGGCAGTAAGAGTGACTGCACTGTTTGCAGTTAGTGTTGTAAAAGCAGCGGTGCTGGGATTAGTAGAACCAATACTTGAATTGGTAATAGTTTTATTGCTAATAGTTTCACTATTTGTAAGTGTTGCCAAAGTTCCAGTTGTTGGAAGGGTAATACTGGTTGTTCCAGTCGTTGTAAGGGTGGTATTATGAGCTCCTGATGTTGTAAGGTTTCCTCCAAGAGTAACCGTACTTGCCCCATTATTAACACCAGTTCCACCATAGGTTGGTGAAACAACAGTGCCCTGCCACGTTCCATTAGCTATTGTCCCGACTGTAGTAATGCTTGATTGTCCTACATAGGTAGATGCAATATCTACCGTATCTGAACCTACTGTGATTCTATCTGATGTTCCGCCAACTGTTAAAATACCGCTTGAAAAGCTAAGGCCATTACCAGCTATAGTGCTATTAACCTGAAGTTCATCTGAAGTAATTACGAGACCACTATTTGTAGCTAGAACTATGTCAAAAGTACTTCCACTTAAAGCTAGTCCATTGCCTGCGAGATATGTACCTGCCCCTGAGAACTGAATCCAGTTGACGTTATCTGTACCAACTGTTGTAACTTCATCAGAACATACCCAACCAGTATTACCATAGACTGTTCCACTATCAACGAATACAAAATCTCCACCAGCAATTTCAGCTGCTGAGTTAAAATCTAAAGCTCTTGTTAATACGGTGCCACCAGTTGCCCATGTGTAGATACCATTATGAGCAGCGTTGGCTTGGTTTTTAACAAGAATTCTATTAGTATTTTGAAGATTATAGCCATCAAGAGCAGTAAGGGCAACGCTTAAAGTAAGAGTTGCTCCAGCTCCATCAGTTCCATTATCATATGTTACAGTGCCACCAGTAATACTAGCCAAAGTAGCATTTGTAGCAGCTTTTACAGATGCATGAACATGCAGACCTTCTGCAACGCTGTCGACATAACCCTTGGTTGCAGCATCGCTTGCAGCAACTGGTTCAGCTAAATTCTCAATTCTTGCGTTGTTAACCGAAACATGTCCTGTGCCATTTGGATCGATAGAAATACCGCCGTTAGTATCAGTTGCAGAAATTGTATTTCCATCAATTCTAATATTATCAACGTCTAGTTGTTGAACGCCAGCTAAACTTAAACTTGTTGAACCAAGAGCAACTGAAGTTGTACCAAGAGTGACCGAAGAATTTGCTAGCTGTGTATTTGTTACTCCGCCAGATTTAATTGAAACTGCGCCGGAAGAAACACTAAAACTATCTGAACTAAAAGAAGCTATACCCTTATTGCTAGTTGTTGCGTCTTCTCCAGAAATTGTAATTGTATTATTGGTTACAGCTGTGTCTATTCCTTCTCCACCAGAGAAGGTTAAAGTATCTGTTGCAAGAGCTACACCATCTGCTGTACCACTATCTGCACCAACTGTTAAGGTAGTGCTAATTGAAGATGTAGTTACTGCAGTAATAAGACCTTTGGCGTTTACTGTAACAACAGGAATTGCAGTTGCAGAACCAAATGTTCCAGTATTTGAGTTAACGGTATCTAAGGTAACTGTGATTGTAGTATTACCTAAATTTGTCATTGTGGCATTACCGTCAACGTCTCCATCAATTGTTATTGTTGGATCACTTACGTCAAAGTTTAATTTACCTGTTTCGTCATTATATGTTACAGCAATTCCTGATTCAGTATTGGAGCTAACCATTGCTCCAACAATGTCTTCAATTCTTTCTGCATTTATGGTTACATTTCCCGAAGTAACAGTAAAGTCTGTTCCATCAAATGATGCTAGTCCAGTCTGGCTAGTAGAAGCTGTTCTAATGCTTGTATCAGATGCTGCCGTTAGTCTACCCTGTGCATCAACTGTAAATGAGCCAACAGAAGTTGATCCCCCATAGGAGCCTGCTGTAACTGAAGTATTATCAAGATTGATTGTTACCGTATTAGTTGACCCAGCAACTGAAGAAAGACCAGTTCCACCAGAAATTGTTATTGTTTCATTATCATCTACTGTCTGCCAGGATCCACTATCTCCAGCTAAATTAAAAGTATAAGTTGCGTTAGTGACTGCCGTATCAACATATGCTGTTGTTGCAACTGAGGTACTATTATCACCTGCTGTTTTTGTGGTTGCAGTAGCTGAAGAACCTAGTGATACAGTTCCGCTAAAAGTTTTATTTCCAGAAATTGTTTGAGTTGATGTCAGTGTTGCAAAAGCTCCAGAACCACCAATTGCAATTACGTTTGATGCAGTTCCGCCAGCGCCACCAGTGCCCTTACCATAATAAAGGACGTCATCTACCTCTGTAAATGCTAACTCTGCGTTTTCAAGTGACGCGGGTGCACCGGAGGAACCTCCAGATGCCCTTCTTTTAATTCTAATTGTGTTTGACATTTTTAGAAGTTTCCTCCATCAACTAAATTTTCTTCAGAGTAATTTACCCATTGGGTTCCGTTATAGCGCAAAACATCGCCACTATTTACTGTTGCAATAGTAACATCGGTTAAGCCATTGAGAACAGATTGATTACTAATTTGTGCTTCTGCATAGATTATTCTGTCCTTAACTGTTAGATGTGCACCAGCTGGATTTAGTCCCATTACAGTTTGAATTGCTTCAACAGCATCATTGAGATTTGCATGCTGATCAGCGTGCGGTACGGTACCAGAATTTAATGTATCTGTAGCAGTTGGATTAATGAAATTATCTAATGAGTTAGGATATTGTGTGGCCATTTTTCTCCTATAAAGCTATTATTTTATTTGCACCATTATCCCATATTATGGTGACTGGCAATTCAGTATTAGACCCAGAGAAGGGCAGCCCAACTGCTGTATCTATGTAAAATAGCAATATAGCATCAGAATCCGAAGTGCCTACTTGATAACAAATAATTGAATTAAATGCAGATCCATCATGATCTGCTATTATTAGATCACTTGCATCAACCACTCCAAGTGAAAATGTAACATTGTCTAAATCACCTGATCTTTTCTTAATAGCAGAAACTGGTATTTGTGATACGTATTGATCAGAATTTATATTTGGACTATATAAAGAGTTATTAATTAAAAGAGCTCTAATTTTTTTTGTTGATAAATTTATTAATCCTGAAAGCATTGATTCTTTTGCTTTATTATAAATGAAATTGGCCATTCTTATATACCTATATCTTTAGATACAGTTATTCTGTATTTATAACCTTTTTCAAAATAATCTTTATTGTCAGCAAAAAAAGATGGTGTTGCGTCGAGTGAAGGAAAATCTATGTAAACTTCCGGTTTCCACGAGTGCATCGAGACATTCGTAGTTAGATTTTCCCATCTAGAAGGAGCTTTTTGTATCTTTTTTCTTTGAACTATAAAATATCTATTGCTTAAAAAGTTTGAAGCTGGTCTTTCATTAAATATTATTATTGCTCTTCCGTTATTGAAATTATTTTCAATATAGAATGAACCATTCCCTGGGTCTACAGAATCAATGTAAAATTTAGGGTTTTTAGCTAAAACTTGATAACTTATATCTATATCAGTTTTTATTGATTTATCTTCAATGAGAACAGGACTTAATATTGGAGTTCTATAGTCTTCGGTACTGGGTGTAGCTGAAGTTACATAGGTAAATGTAACCTTCTCAGAAGTAACTACAGAGCCGGATGCATCAACTAAACTGACTACATCAATATAATAATCTTGATTATTTTCTAGAGTTGTTCTCCAATATAAAGTAAGAGTTCTAGAAATTTGATTATAATCTTTAATTGTATCTATAGTGTCAAATGGAGCACTAACTAAAACTGGGGTAGCAACATCTTTGTAGACTTTAAAATTTTCATTTTTAAGTGAAGTAACTTTTACTGTTCTACCAAATTTAATCGATACACTATAAACATTTACTTTTGCCTGATCAATTAAAAATAGGGCCATTCAACATTCTCCCAAAAAAATCTCTTAGTTTATAGTAACAACTAGATAGCAAATATGCGAAAGGGGGGCGGTAGAATTTAATCTTCCGCCCCCCAATCACCAGGGTGTTCGTAACTATAACGCCCTAAGGCTTATTAGGCCATTTCGTTGGTAACTTGAACGTCGTAGTTACGAGCAAGTCTAACGTTCTTTGCAACAGTGATACCTTCACCGTCACCAAGCATCACGATGTCATAACGCTCTTTCATCTTCATTGAACGAATGTCACGGCTTGGATCATCGAATTGATCAGTGCTCATGTCATCCTTAACGAGGAGTGTACCAACCTCGTTGCGGTCAATCAAGAAAAGGTCTGACTTAGCTGCTGTTGCGCCACTCTTAGCTGTAAAGCTTACGAATGGTGAAACGAGCACATTTAGACCCATTGGAGCGGTAGCATTGAGTGCTGCCTCTGGTGACTGGGGACGATAGCCCCAGCTAGTACCAACTGCTGATGCTGCACCACCGGCGTGGAAGATGCTATCCTTAAGGAAGATCGACCACATGAGTGGGTGAAGAATGAAGTCGGTTGGAACATGATTTTCAGCCATTAGTACAGCAGCCATGTCAACGATGTCATCCCAGGTGACGGTCAAATTGGCAGCGCCATTGATGTCACGACCGGTTGTATCATCGTATGAACCACTGTCGTTGTCAAAGACGATTGTTGCAGCATCTTTGAAACGGCTTAGTGCAATTTGCTCTTTCAGACGAGCCATAGCACGGCCTGCAGCGCGGACATGTAGACCGACAATGTCCCAAAGTGAGTCAGCGATGACTTCTTCGGTGAAAGCAAGCTTTACACCTTTCTTTGAAACTTTGCCCTCTACCTGCTTTGCGAAGGCGAGTGCTTGCTCTGGGTATTCCTGACCTTCAGGAATCTCTGCAGCTTGAATTGCATTGACTGCTGGAAACTCCAAGGAGCGCCCCTTGCCAAGGCGAACTGTTGAAAGAAGTGGAGTCACAAGTAATTGTGGCTCTGCAGCTTCCTTCAGAGTACGAGAGATAACCTTGGGGAACAACGCTGCTGCATCTGGTGATGCAAAAGCTTCCTTAATCGTTACTCTGTTGTCTCCATCGATGTACCCGTCCTCAGCCAATGCGGTTTCCCAAGCTGGGAGACCTGAGAGGAGTTCTTGGATTGTCTTACTCATCTTAGGATTATTCCTCCTGTTATCTTTTTTATATTGTTAAATTGACGCGGAATGCGCCAATAACATTGTTAACGTCCAGGTTTGAACGAATGCCTAGCTTACCTGAGAAGCTTCCTGCACGGGTAAGTTCGTACACTGTCTTAAGTGCACCTGGATCTGATGGAAGCTGCATATATGAAAGCAAGCCATCATCGAAGTTGGTTGCAAACTTTTCAACCTCAACAACCTTGCCAACCTGGAGGTAGGCATAGACTGCGCTGCTGTCGTAGAAGTCACTTGCAGCTGCAAGGACTGGACGACCCATTACGTCTGAACGAACAACGCTACCAACGGTAACATCTGCGTTAACTCCAGAAACCATTGGATACTCAACATAACCATGGGTAATGAAGCCAGCACCCTGTGAGGTGCCCTTGTCAAAGGGACGATAGAGGTCATACTGTGCAACACCAATTGGAATTGATCTAGCTGGAACGCTGACTGTGTCAGTTGCACCCGAGCTATAGTTTGGAGTTGCGCCATCTAGTGGGTCCCAGGTTGATGGCATTGAGTCGCCCCAGCTCTTTGATGAGCTGGTACCATTTGCTGGAACAATTCTTGCATCGCCGTTTGAATCAGCGACAACTGAAAGAATGGTACCCTTTGTGATGACAATCTCAAAACGATCATCTTCACTGTCAAAGTACCAAGTTGGAAGACCTGGGTGTGGAAGCAAATAAGCTGCTGGGGCAATACCCTCAGAAACTACAAAGCGACCTGAACCAGTCTTTGTACCTACCTTGCGGAATTTTGCTAAACTCATTTTTTTATATCTCCTTATTTATTTGATAATTAGAGTTTACGTCTACCCATGAGGGCATCTACGAAAAGCTTTTCCAAGGCGTCTTCATCAGACTCAACCTTTTCTGAAACTTCTGCGTCAATTGTTACAACATTTTCTTCTTCACTAACAGTAAGCTCAGATTCAATTGTTGGAACAGAAACTGATCTCTTTGAAGCTGCGGGCAGCTTTGCAAGATCTCTCATTGAATCAGCTAAAGAAGAAGCAGTTCTCTTTACATGATCCTCAATAAGATTTTCTCTTTCTTCTGCAGATTCGAGGCCTAGACCAATCTTTGTGTCTACGACTCTTTCAGCTAGGGTCTTGTGCAATGCTGCCTTGAGACGAGCATTTTCATCCTCGAGAGTCTTGATGATTTCATCTTGCTGTGCAGTATCTTGCTCAACGTCATCAGCTTTATCCGCATTGAGTTCATCGGCTTGCTCAGCAGACTCTTTTGGTTCATCATCTGATGCTGTTTTTTCATCAGATGACTCTTTTGGCTCTTCAGCTTCCTCGGAATCAACAACTTCTTCAGCCTGTTCATCCGCTTTTTCTGAATCGTCATCAGAGTTCTCATTAGCCTCTTCTGAGGCTTCACGTGCAGTTTCAGAGCTTTCCTCTGCTTTTTCTGCATCTTCGCTAGCATTTCCTGCTGCGATGTTAGAAAGATCCTCACTTAAGCCTTCGGCTACGGCAAGAATGTCTTCTTTTTCAATAACATCTTCCATGTTATTATTCTCCTCAGAGTTGTTTTTTACAGAATCTTCACTAGATAGTAATGATGAGGCCTTATTATTACTAGTTTCACTCTCTTGCAAAGCAAGAGCTGTCAAAAAGGCACCTTTGAGGTGCAAATAAATTGGCTTAGATTCTTTCTTTTTCATATTCTTTAGAATAGATTCATTCTCTTCCAAAGAAACTATATCTTCACTATCCATATGAAGAACGAACGCTGTGCTTCTTGCTACCCAATTCTCAGAATCAGTAACTGCTGCGCCATCACCAGACTTTGCATTTCTTACGCCAGATCGCTGGTCTGCTGGCTGATTTACAAAAGAATATTCTTTAAAGGAAATATCTTGCATATCAATGTATGCAACTTTGCCCTTGTAAACTGATCCCCTTTTATATTTGGGAACTCTTGGTCTTCCGTTAGCATCTTCTTGTGCTAGATCTTCTCCAGAAATTGAGCAAACTGCTTTTGCAGCTCTTCCTCCAACTGAACCGGTAAGATACCTTTTATCTGCTACTTTTTGTGCAGCGACTGGATCAGTGATTGCAATCTGTAATCTAACGTATGAAGATCCATCAGCTTCCTTATCCATTCTTGCAGCCATAACTCTACCAATTGGTTCTGAGTTAAGATCATGATTGAGGATAATTGGTTTAGGATAAGGCTCAACCCAAGATTGGAGAGCTCTTTCTAACTCAGCTGATGAGTAGTTATTGTAGTTGGCAGTTAGTCCGTTCGTGGATTGCAGCAACTTCAATAATTAATCCATGCTTTGAGTTAAATGCCTCAGAGAAATCATAATTTGAATCTGCAAAATTAGGCAGTTGAACTGTAAAGTTCTCTACAAAATCAAAAGACATTTTTTTTTCCTTTTTATATCTTATTCTTAGACTATAGTAAATTTGTTTTTATAACATTGAACAATTTTATATAAATATATCAGACTTTATTATAGTTTTCAAGTGTAAGCTTAATTCTATCGTCACCATTTTTTAAATAAAAATCTAACATAGTTTGACCCATTATATGGGGGGCATAAATATAGGAAGCAGAATAAAGACTAAAGCCCTTTTTGTGGGCATTTCTGCACCATCCTAGATCTTCCCCTTGAGAATGAAACTCGTAGTCAACATTGTTATAGACATCTTTAGACATCATCTTTGCTGCCATAATAATGTCGGATTTAAAATAAGTTCCAATAGGATATGACTGCTGCCTATATGCCTTATCGTGGAAACTATCTTTCCATGTCATGACACTAGGGAAGTTAGTTCCAACTGGAGTCATAAACATTAATGGGCTAACAGCATCTGCGCCAGAATTAATATGAGCTATTAATAATTCTATGGTATTTGGATTCTCTAGCAAAATATCAGAATCAAGGCTCAGGTAATAATCTGGTTGATATTCTCTAACAGTTTTTAAAATTGAATTTCTTAGAGAAACCATATTATGATATTTTGAGATTGTCCATTGTCTTGTATTATCATCATGGGAAAAATGAGGAATATCTGTTCTTTCATTTATTAAAAATAATGGAATTCTTTTGTCCATATTTTTCCAAGTTGATAAAGAATGCACCGTAGACAAATCGTCTGGCGATGTTTCAAAAACAAAACCAACATCTGAAAGATCAATTGACTGTTTTAATAGAGACTTAATCCAATGATGAATAATCCAATCTCTTTTATAAATTGGGCATCCTATTATAAGTTTCATTTTATTCTTTTGATTCAGTTTCTTCTTTTTTGATTTTTTGCTTCGGTGCTGGAGCCTCTACCTTAGTTTCTTTTTCTTTGGGATGCTCTTCTTCAATTGGCGTTTCGGTCTTTACCTCAACCTTTGATTGATCAACTGATTCTTGAGCTTGAGGCTCTGAATCTTCGGACAAAAATGAAACAATTTCTGAAACTGCTTCGTCAAGTTCATTGACTTTATTTAAAAGCGCAACCATAATATCAACAAGAACTTCTAGTGCTAGGCGCGTTTGACCATTTTGAACTACTGTTTCAAAGATCTCAAAAGCATCTTCGGTGTCAAGATAGGGAATATTAATATCAGTCTTTAATTCCAATGCCATTATTATTTTCTTTCTGCTCGTCTGTATAGACTACAGTATAGTCTGATTCAAGCAGATTTTCAATTACACTTAACCATGATAAGTCTGATCTTCTAATATCTGGAGAAGTTTTGCGCCCTTGTTGATTTGCTGGACGGATAGTATTTCCTACTCCTCTTCTATTATTTGGAAGATTTCTTTGGCCCGTAGTTGCAGAGTTTTGTTTGTCAGAAGAATCAGCTTTTGGTTCTGGGACATTTTTGCTTGCTATATCTGATTGTGCCTTTGCCATATCTATTTGAAGCTTAGATTGCATAGCGGAAAATAAGCCTTCTTCATCCGCTTCTGGATCCATCCCTAGTGCAGTTCTTGCCTCAGTTAATGTGATTACAGAGTTTGTATATTTCTGTATGATATGTGTTTCTTTTTTAACTTGAGTATCAACATCTATTTCATTAAATTTAAAATAGCATCTATCTGAAATTCCATCTTCAATTGGATTTGCAATTGGATCAAATCCGCCTTCAAACAAAAGTTCATTAAATATATGAACACGAACCATCTCCGCAAAGAGTTTTTGATATTGTTTTATCTTATCGTAAAGAGCCGTATCCAATCTATCTGTCATAGATCTATTCCCACCATTCATGCTCATTCCAAGGTGATGGGGGGCTAATCCGAGGCCAACTGCAACTCTTTCTTTAAAATGCTCTAAGTATGATGTAGCATCAAGTGCTGTATTTCCAGCGCCAATAACCTCAATGTCATGTCTGTATGGAAGTATTAAACCACCCTCTGCTCTTAGGTTTTCAATTTCTATAGCAGCGTTGTCTATTTCATCTGGTTCTGCTGGCTGTTCTGCAGTGCCAATTCTATATTTGTAGAGTGGGAATAATTCTCTATGCACTAAGTTTTGTACGTCTTCTTCTATTTGACGCAAGGCAATAATGTCATCTAGAACATTTCCTAAAAATGGAGTACCAAATGCTCTTCCAGTCTTTTTGTCAAAAAACATATGAATAACACGGTCTGCTGCCCAAACTGGATCTCTGTCAGTTGGTGAATATGTTAAGGGATCTGTAGCTTGCTGATAAGATTTTGGTCTATTGTATTTATCTCTTAGAATTCTTACTTGTTCAGTAGGGATCAAATAATATCCAATAACTGGCTGAGTTGCAGAAACTGGAGTAAGTGTTTCTGGAAAATACTCAGAGATATCTCCTCTAGCTTTTACAATAAAAGCATTACAGAATTTAAATAGCTGATCTGATACTTCTATTAAGAAATCAAGAAATGGCCTCTTCATTGCCATTTCCATAAAATCAATTCTTTGATAAAGGTAGGCAACAGCGTCTGGATTTTCACCAACTATTTCCCAGCCTTCTTTCCAAAATAATTCTTTATATTTAGAAGTAGCTTGTTTTACATAAGAATCTGTATCAACAGCTTGAATTATTCTTTCAAAATCATAGGGTGCTGGTTCAAAATTACTTCTACCAGTATAAAAATAGTTGGTACCCTGATAGCCTAAAGCTAAGGCAGCGACTTTCATTGTTTTAGAAACGCTTTTTACATCATCTCCACTAATAGTTCTAGCTATAGCATTATTTTGTGGGATGTTGTCAATAGACCTAAAAGGTATATAATCAGCTAAAGGCATACCAGAGCTCCATGTATATAAATATATAAAAATAGTACTTATTTAGTACATTTTTTATAAGTTACTGTTCTTCTATTCCAGCTCTATTAAATGTATTCTTAAGAATAAGATCTTTAACTGCCTCTAGCCAAAAGATTGTTTCAGCTTCACTAAAATCACTTCTGTATGAAAGATTTTTGTCACTAATCTTAATCTCAACAATAAGATCTTTCTTCGGCTCTTGTGTTGATTCGTTAACTTCGATTACTTCACTCATTTTCTTGTTTTTCCTTTTTTGCAACTAATGTCATTTCAAACTCTTCTATTTTAGAAGCTAGTTGCTTAATTGTAGCATCTTTGACAATATTTTCCATCATAAGTTGTGAAACTTTTTCTTGAAAAGATTGAATCACTATATTTACATCTAAATTTTGATCTTGCATTTTTCTCCTAAAAAATAATTTTCAAAAACATTATATCATTTAAAAAAACTAATTTGCAATATGATTATACATCTTCTAAAACTCTTACCGATAAAACATCTTCGACTTTATAGATTTCCATATTATCTGGAAAATCTACTTCATCATCCTGTATTGCACCATTTTTGATTTCTATTAAAACAATCACATATGGGTCACACACTCTTTTTGCATCTTCTATATCTTTAAAACCACCTCTTATTGGAAATCCGCCACTATGCTGAGTAGCAATTACAAAGTTAGCTGAATCCACATTTGAATAAGATGTATATAAAAATTTTGACATTATTATTTCCTTATCGCATATGTATATGGTCCGTCACCAGATACTATCATTTCAGATCTTAATGGTTCAACTTCAAAAGACGTATTTTTCCTTATAGCATCAACACGCCAATAAAAATATTGCTCATCAGACAAATACCCCCCAGAAAAACATACATTAAATTTACCATCTACAATCTCACTAACTGCAAGGTTTCCTACTTCGCTTATACAATATTCCTCATCATCAACTAATTTTTCATAAATCGGTGTTATCTGTATAGTTCTGCCATCTAATTCTGTTAATTCTTCAAAATAATCAGGGAGCATTACTTCACAATGCCCCTTAATAGCTTTAGCCTTGCCTCGATAGAACACATCAGAAGTAGGGCCTTCAGCACATGCATGAACAAGCAATTTTTCTTTTTGAACTGGGTGATTAATAACAAATGTCTTTGGCGATGTTCCAGTTAGTCCGGAACCATTCCTAAAATATGTTATTTGTGTTGCGTCAACCCAAAATCTTAAATATGGCTGATCCCATTGTATTTTTATATTATTCCCAGTCTCAGCATCTCCTGCATATGGATTTATTGATTTTACATATTTTGAACTGGCAACACTAAAATTACTAGGATTCCAAACATAATAGTCTATACCAGTATCTGATCCCCATAACCAAGTAGGCTGACCACTTTGACCGCTCCAGTGAAAACGAGCGTTGTGAGCATCATTTGCTACATATTGAGCAACAGTTGCATTTGATGCTGTTCCACTCAAAGCACCGTAAAAAGTTGGTGCTTGGATATAATTTGTAGCATAAATAATCCCATCGTGCCTCATGTATGCGTAGTGTCCACCAGCAGCTGGCCAGGGAGAAAGTGTATTAACTATTACGTAAGGAGTATCTGCGCCACCTGAGGTATTATAATATCCCAAAAAAGCACCTGTCCCAGTAATAGTTGAATAATCTGGTTGAGTTCTTTTTATCTGTAAATAATCACCAAGAAGGTAGGTTAAAAAGTAGTTACTAGCTTGAGTTTCTCTTATAAATATATCTCCAGTTGATATATTACTTCCAGTAATTGTTGAGCCAGTGATTGTTCCAGTAAAAGTTCCGCTTGTTGCGGTAATATCTCCAGATATTATTGCATTTGTTGCCCTTAAAACACCAGCTGATGTTACAGAAAATGGATTTGTAGCGGTATTAAATGTCGCTGCACCTGCCCATAAATTTCCATTTATATCAACATGAAAAGATGTTGAATCTGATCCACCAATATCAATCGTTGATCCAGAAATTGCTCCAGTAAAAGATCCACTTGTAGCGGTAACTGCTCCTCTTACTTCTAGGCTTGTGCCGTTCCATCTAACATAGGCAGTAGAGCTACCAACGCTAAAGTTACCATTAGCGTACCAGTAATTATAAGTTGGATCACCAAGTGTCATACCTCCAAGTCCAGCATTAATTCCAGAATTAATATTAAGTTGATTAGAACCAGAACCTACACTAATGGAGTCTGCAGCTAGGTTTGCTTGAACCTGAACATCTGAACCTATTGTGACTGTAGAGTTATTATAAGTAATTCCATTTGGACCACCTAAACTAAAGTGACCATCACCCCTAATATACCAACCTTCTAGCTCAAGAGATGTATCATAAGTAGAAGATTTTAGTATGGAATTACTTCCAGACATAATAATTTCTGCTGAACTTATTGTTCCAGCAGTAATTTTTGATGCGGTTAACGTATTGATATATTGACTATCAATTAATGGTGTTGATTGATCGGTAGCAACAATTGGAGACCATGGACTCAGATTTCCTGAAGTATCTATAGATCTAATTCTTCCTTTATAACTTTTAGTAGTTACTGTGCCTGCATCATTTTTTGTTGTGTTAACGACAGAAACTGTAAAAACATTAGAACCGGAATATCCTTGAACTACAGGACTTTCGGTAATTAGATAATTTGGATAAGTTCCTGACACAGCAGAAGCATTATAAAGTTCATATTGATATTGAGATAAGTCTAACTCTTCTCCCGCATCAAAAACAAACATTACTTTTTCAAAACTTGCATAAAGTGCAAGATTTGTTGGATAATCTGGAATTGTAGAATCCTTAGGAATAGATATTAAAATTGATTCCGCTACATCAGAATAAGTATTGAGATCAGAGTTTTTTGCTCTAACTGTTACTAGATAATCTTTTCCGTGGTTTTAAATTTTCTATTTTCTTTTTTATTATTGCCATAGCTATCCAATCACAGTAATTACTCTAGTTAAAAGAAATGGACTTATTTCTTCAGAAGATAAAGTTAGATCTTGATCTAGTAAATAAGAATATTTATTTAGATTAATTCTACCATTTGAAGATAAAATATTCTTTTCAAAATCTGATTTAATTTCAAATACATATTTTCTATAAGATAAACTTGTAATTGAGTACACTTCATTTTCATCAGAGTTTTCTGAATCGTATAAATCAATTTCTTGCCAATCAATAACTACATCAGAAGATGGAGTGGCTTCTGAAGAAAGTCCTATGACTCTTAGTCTCATAATTCCATAGTCTGGACCTTTAGAACAAAATATTTTTAAACTTGGTCCAGTAAAACTTCCAATTGCAGTAGCTCCAGGTTTTTGAGAAATTCCATCTTTCCAATCTATATTATTATTTAAAAATGAAAGACTATATTTTTCAATATCTGTTGTTTGAACTTCATTATAATAGTCGTCATATTGAACAATAGAATATAAAAACTCTGATTCTATTTCATCTACAGCTTCATAATCTTCTATGTCTCCATTTGTTACTTTAGCTATATTCTTTATATTTTTTGTTTTGTAGTAAACAAAATATTGCTTTTGCAATTCTGTATCTTTATAGTGTTTTTCTGCTGTTTGAAAAAATAATCTATTATCATAGATATTGCTATTTACAGGCTGAAATGAATAATCATCATTAGATTTACTTTCATAAACAACTATAAAAGATCTTTCTTGCGACTCTTCAGACAAAGAAGTATTTATAACCTTGTCTATTCCAAGGTCATTAATATCTACAAATACCCAAGTATTAATTTCTATATCTTGGGATGGTAAAGGAAAATTTATTTTTCTTCTTACATTAGGATATTGATAATTAGAAGAAGTTATAGAACTTGAAGTGATCTCTCCATACTTTAAATATCTGAACCAAGCCATCAGTCTACCTCTGCGACTATTATTTCATAGTCTAATAATAAAGAATCATCACCAGTATTTATTGCCACTACAACATCTACAACTGGTATTCCTCCATCAATTATATCATTAATTAATGAATCTATTGATATAGAAAGTGGAGCTGGAACAATGCTTGTTACAGCAAGTCGTGCAGAATCGTAATCAATATCTGTTGATTTAATTTTTTGAGATCCGTCTAATCCATTGTGTGCATGTGTTGAAAGATGTACTCCGTCTATAGTAGAAGAGTTTTCTACAGATATGTTTCCAGTAATTGATCCACCATCTCTAAGCAAATACTGAGGGTGGTGATTTTCTGTTAGATTATCTAAACTGGCGTGATTTGAAATTAAATCACTTTCTATATTTATGTGATTTATTGAAGACTTAAATATAATTAAATATATATCATCTACTACATTTTTGGTAATTATTTTTTTTGGATTACCTTTAGCTGAAAGCTGAAATATGTAGTTTGAATATTTTCTTTTATCAGATATTGTAGAAATTACTTCATCAACTTTAGCGGTAATCATAGAATGCCTTTGAATCATGTCTGTTAAAATCATACCAAAGTTAGAATTCATTACATTAGTTGCGATTAAAAGTTCTTCTGTTAAAAAAGGTGCTACTGACGTAAAGCTAGTTGTATGATAATCCATCTCCATTGAATTAACTATTTTATTTCTAAAAGTAAGAGCTTGTTCTAAGTATCTAGAATAAAATATTTCTGAGTTATCTACCAAATCTCTTTTAATTGATTGCAAGATGCTATCTATTTCATCATTTACAGCATCTAATCTAATCGCAAAAAACGCTTGGAATTCAACGGCTTGCTTTTCAGTGACTTTATCCAATTCGGCAGTTGGGATTCCTTTTGGTATTGAGACGATTGTTTCTGTAATGCGCTGCGCGTAGTGTAGCGACATTTTTGCCCACGAATCGAGTTGTACACCAATTTGTTTTTGCGAGTCGTCTTCATAGTCCTCCCCGAACGAATCTATTAAAGTTTGTCTTATAAAATAAATTTCATTTAAAATATAATTTACTAATTCTCTTAAATCTAAAAGATACGAGAATACTGAGTGAGAAGATAATCTTTTATATTCTTTAACTAGTCTTTGTGAAGAAATAGATTTTGACCTAACGGCATACAAATACTCTTCAAAGGAAATATAGTCAGGATATAAACTATTCACCTCTTTAGTTGATTTTGTTTTACTAATTTTATTTATATATTCTGTTGTTATATCGTTAAATTTAACAACTTCTCTCCACAACATTTTGTGAGACTCTTCTAAATTTGGATCTTTGGTATAATCAATATTTATTTTATTCATTATTGAATCTATATTTTCTAAAAGTTTTCCATAAACAAATATAGATTCTTCAACTTGTTGTTTTATATAATTTAGTGGAACAGAATATTCTTCCCTAAGTGCATAGTCTGCTTTTGAAGGAACTAAACCAGCAAATTTTTCCTTTATTGTTGCTTGAACTTTTTTGTCTGGATCTTCAAAAAATGAGACATCACTATCTCCACCTTTGTAGGTTCCAGTTCTCTCATCAAAGAACTTTGAACCTCCAGCAAATACTGTCGAGTTATCTCCAAAATTTTGTTCTATATTATTTATACTCATTTTAACTAAAACATCCTTCTAGATATTTTACTTTGTGTTTTTTTTGTTCTAGAAAAACCATTTGGTTTCATAGCAGATGTTCTGTTTGAAACTAGGATTTTTGAATCCTTTTCTTCTTCATCTTCAACTGCTTTCTTTTTTGGTATAAAAAATGTGTTAGAAAAACTTTCTGTATTAGTTGCATAATTAGCTTTAGAAAACTCTCCATAGTTTTGAGTAATAGCTAATAGTGCCAACATCAGCGCATCATGAGCGTGATCCATTACAGAACCTGCGGCTTCAAAAACTGGTCTTCCAGTTTGAGTTGTTCTAACAACAACATAAGAAATTAATTGAAGATAAAGTTCTTCATCAATCTCTGGAAAAAGTATTGCTTCTCTTTCAAGATACTGTCTTAAGTTATCTACCATAAAAGGTTTCATTTCTTTTTTAACCAACATCTTGGTATAGGGATCTCTAATTTCTATTGATTCACCAAAAGCAACGCCTTTTACTTTTTCCTTTAATCCACTTCTTGGATCATCTATTCCTTTTTTGTGCAATAATTCTACTTGAACCTCTCCAAAACCTCTGTCGACATAAATGTGTTTTGGATTAAAAATTTCATTTAATTCAACAATTCTATCAACTGCTCTTGTAAGAGTGTATTCTGATTTTATTATTTCTTCACGGTATGCAACTCTTACTTTGTTTCTAAATCTTTCTTCTTCATAGTTATCTGCACAGGCTTCTACAACAACTATGTTTGTGCCAGCACCATATTTATCCCAGTCAACACCTATAGTGTGGAAACTTCTTGCTGAGATGATTTCTGGATTATAATTCCAAGATGGGGAAATAAAAGCTCTATCTACATATTTTCTTGGATAAACACCTTCAGAATCTTCTCCCCAGTCAGCTTCTATTTCGTGTCGATAACCAGATTCAGAATATTGTTCTCTAAATTCATCTTCTTGATCTTTACTAAAAAATGGATTGCAATATGAAGGAAACCAAAATTCTTTGAATCGATTACTGTTGCACCATTCCCAGAATCTTTCTCTTCTACCAGTTGGAGTGGAGGCGCCCATAAGAACTTTATCTGGTTGATCTTCTGCTGTCTTCTGCAACATTGCATACAGTGCATCGAGGTCATCTGCATGCATGTAGTCCATTTCGTCAAGAATAATAAGATGTGCTTCTTGACCACGAGCTACGTCAGATTTTCCGTCCAGATCTCATACCAGACGTAAAGAATCTAATTGTAGAACCATTTGAGAACTGAATCATAAATTGCGGTGATGTTACTTTTCTGGTTATAGAATTCATAACAATATCATTTTTGGCAGCGATTCTTAATATCTCTTGATAAATAAGTTCTACCTGAGTTTTCATTGGAGCAATAACTAGACATCTTCCATCTTTGTGCGTATAACTGTAATGCAAAAGATTAATTGCCATTGTAAAAGTCTTACCAAGACGACGACCAGCTCTTAGAACTTTTCTTAAAGATGGATGTCTTAAAATGAGAATTTGATAAACTCTTGGGTTAACTTTTAAAAAATGTTTTGCCCATACAACTGGATCTTTTGCAAGATGAATTTGCCTCTGATTTTCACCGCTAATTCCAACTTGCAATAATTCTTTATCTAGCTCAAAAGGTTCATCTATTAGAAGGGAAAGTTCTTCATTAGTTAAATCTCTATCAATAACTGGAGAGCCATCATTCCAGTTTAAATGAGATAGTTTATTTCTAAAAACCCATTCAATTCTATTAACTTGTTTAAATAACTCTGGATCTTGGTCCCTAAGAATTTCTAGAATTTCATCTCTAGGAAGTTCTGCTATTTTTTTTCTAAATTCTTTAGTTTTATCTAAAATCATAATTTAACCAAAATGTGCTGCCATCATAGATCCGCTCAGAACCCAACATAGAACGTGCATTTAATCTAGAGTTTTGTATTGCCATTACTCCTCTTGACCTTGATGTAGCTGCTGCTTCCGTATCCCTGTATCCCATTCCAAATGTTGGTTTAGAAAAACTTCCTTGTAAAGACTTTTCTGCGTCTCTAGCTAAGTTTATACCACTTTTAATTATTTCGCCACCCATTTTAGCTAAGTCATATACTAACATAGCTGTACCTATTGGAGAAGCAAATTTAAGAGCACTTGACGCTCCCCTGCTTGCCAATACAGATGCGCCATATTGTGAAGAGGCAAACTTTGCAACGCCGCCAACACCAAGCTCTTTAAATAAACCTTTTTCAAGAAGAGCCTGAGCACCTTCTCTGCCAATAAATTGAGCTCCTGACTTTCCTACTACACCACCTTTTCCAAGTGCAACGCGTGTATATTGAACTGCTCTTGTAGCTCCTTTTTGAGCAGATACAGATAAGCCTCCAGCATTTGCATAGCCCATAGCTCCACGTACAAATCCACCCATATATTGAGTACCTTGACCACCTAAGCTTGATACCAAGAGATTTCCTCTAACTCCAATATTTCGAGAAGCTAGTGCTGTTTCGGCAGCAGAGGGAGTGTATTTAGTTAATGAAGATACATAATCTTTTGCACTTAATCCACCTCTTTCAAAGGGGGTCATTGAGGCAGCTTTGCTGTAAGATATTCCGTTGAACAACTGGTCCAGCTTTTAACAAAGAAGGATTATTCATAGTGGCTAATCTATTAATAGTTCGGTCTATTTTTGTTAACTTCTTTGCTGCTCTTTCATTACCACCTAAAGCTTTTCTCTCAAGTCTATCGGACATTCCTCCAGCTCTGATCGCAGAAAATAAACCGGGCGCTAATATTGATTCACCTTCAGCAGCGCCTAATCTGTCAGCCATACCACCAAGTGCTCCAAATCTCATTTTACCTAAAGCTCTCACTCCACCAGCATAAGAATACTTTCCAGATTCAGCGGCACTAAAAACACTCAATGAGCTGAAGCGACGTAAAGCTCTAGGTCTCATTGTTAAGTTGTTTACTCGAGCTCCATAAACAAATGGATCCCTCATTGCACCTGCAGATGTTGCCAGTCCTCTTCTTTTACCAAATCTTGTAAATGCTCTATCGCTTACAGTTGGAGCATTTGCTCCCCTTGCAAAAGCACCATACTTTGCGGCTCTACCTTTAAGGAGCATTCTATCATCCATAAACCCGCGACCAGCGAGCATGGTTCTAGAGCCTCTGCCAGCATTAAATAAAATGCCAGCTGTTATTCCCGGCAGATTTTCCATCATGCGCATAGGAAGTGGAGCCACAGGCTCTTGGCCATATGGCATTTGCTGACCTGTAAATGGGTCTAATGGCATTAGTAACTACTCCTTGAGTTATGCATTCCTAAAACTATGTCTCCAGATGCATTAAGGGCTGCAGCGGTTGCAGAGGACCTATTTGTGTAAGGACTTTGTGAAAAAAAGTCTCTATTGGAGGCTACATAACCTGCAACGCCTGCTATTGGAGCAGCTGATCCAATTGCAGAACCAGCTATAGCACCAAGTAACCCGCCTGCAATTCTTCCTTTAGTGCCACCACCAGACATTCTTGCAGCTGCATAACCCAATCCAAGACCTACTGCACCACCAACAGCTCCAGAACCCATAACTGCACCTGCTCCTGTAGGGCCTACGTAATTAATTCTACCAAAATCTGTTGGAGCAGATGCCTGTAATAGGCCACCAGTAAAACCACCCATTGCAGAACCTAATATAAATCTACCAGATAGATTAGAGCCCAAAAAAGCTCTATCTGCATTAGGATCACCAAAGGCTGTTTCCATTGCCATTTCTCTACCAGATGACCCAATTCCAGAAAGTAATCCAGCTGTTGCTATTCCACCCAATGCTACGCGTGAGCCAATTTTTGATAATAAACCCATAATTAATTCCCAAATAGATGATTATACTTATTAGGTCCCATTTGAGTGTGACCTATTTTATTTCTATCAAGATTTCCAACTACTCCTGCTGTCACCAATGGATCTCTTCTATATGAATTTAATCCTGGATTTCTAATTATTGCTGGGTCACCAAAAGATGGACTATCCATTTCTTGTTGTTCCAGAGTTTCATCATATACTTTATTTTCTTGATAGTTTTTATACATATAGTAACCAACACCTGCGCCTATTAGACCTAGTGCTGTATTTCTTATACCAGTTTTATGTCCTACATAAAAATCAAGCATTTTATTAGGTTTCATGCCCATTTTAGATCTAGCAAGTCTTGTTCTTAATTGGGATTTAATTCCCTTTTCCTCTATTACTTGTGCAGCTGTATTCATTGCTTGTATTTGAGCGTCATCAGCTTGTTGCATAGAACCTAATCCTGCATAAGTTGCTGCAGTTGTATCTGTCATGCCTCCAACTTGAACTATATCCCCGACAACACCTATTGCCCTTCCTTCCATATTGGAGAGGGCGATTGCTTCGTTGTCTGGACTATATCCAAGTTTAGTTAGAGCATTTTTTAGTCTATCTGCGGTTTCGCCTTCTTCGTATGCGTAACCAAAACCTCCTTCTTCAAACTTAGACATTAATAAATCTATTCCAGCTTCTCTATCAATAGCTCCAGCTGTATCTTTTACAGATTCTAAACCTATCTTTGTATTTACTAATTTCATATTTGCTTCCAAGGAAGTGTCGGCAGAGCTCATAGAATTAACAGTGTTCATTATATGATCGTATATTCCACCAATAAATTGCTTTTTTTGATCTTTACTAATATCTGATCCAAGCTTCCAGAATAAGTTTGCCCTATTAGTTCCATCTGGAAGTTGTGCAAATGATAGAGAAAGATTTCCCATTCTAAAAGCATCTTCTTGACCAAATACATTTTTAGCGACTTCGTTTAGTGTTTCTGTTGGAATAAACATTCTATTAAAGAAATCTGGAGCTCCTTGTTCCAAACCTCTTATAACTCTAAATTCTTTTTGGGCTTTAAAATGAGAAACTCCAAATTCTGGAAGTAGATCTTGAACGTCTGCGTATTTTAGATTTTCTAACTGCTGGCTTAAAGCTTGTCTTGTGATATCATCAGTTGTAGTTCCTAATTGCTGAACTATATTATTTCTAGCTACGGTGGCATTTTGGCTGGTTGCCTCTGACATTACTGTACTAAAAATACTTGATCTAACATCCATAAATGAATATGCATTTCCAGTTCTATTTCTAGCTAATGCATAGTTTGATGCGGCATTCATCATTGCTGTTGGATCGGCACTAACTGGTAAACCATAATTTGATAGTCCAACTCCAAATGTTGAACCAACAGGAGATTTACCAGAAGCTATCCTTATCATGTCAGCCATTCCGACATTACCACCAAATTTTCTATAAGTTAAACCAATATTGTCCAATAAAGATTCTGCGGATATATCTCCTGTAGGCGCACCTTGTAAAATATTGTTTATTTGAAGCAATTCGTTTACTTGATGGGCTTGAGTATAATTGATTCCAAGACTAGAGATTCTTCTTCCATATTGATTTAAAGTATTGACACTTTTTCCTCCATAACCAATATCTATATTTTCTCTTCCAGATAGATCAATAGTTTGTTGTATTACTCTACTTGCACGTTGTTCATCAATATCCTGTGTACCTAATGCTGTACTAAACGTATAGTTTTCTGTCAATGGGTTAAATTTAAGTATTCCAGCTTCTTGACCTATAACCCCTTCTTCAAGATTTAAAACAACACCCCTTCTTCCAATTGCATCATTTCTTATATAGTCAAATATTGGTTGAGATATTTGGTCAACATCAGATATATCTGTTGTCAGTGTAACTGCTGAAGATCTTGCAATAGACTTTTGAGCTATTCGGACTTCTGCAGATCTGCCGGAAGTATCTTCAACTATGTTGAGTTGACCCGTTGTTATATAGTGAGCCATATATGACTGTAATGCAGAGTCAGTGTCAGCAACGTGCGTTCCCTGAAAGATAGCCTCAAATACTTGCTGTGCTCTAGTTGCACCACCTTGAGCTTCATCATAAAGCAGATCTAACAAATTTGTATTAAGCGAAATAGCTTCCATTGAAGCGTAGGGTGCTGATCCGCCGGCTTTAACCCTAGCTAAAAATTCTGGAGATATAATTAGTTCTCTAAACTTATTTAGCCTTGTTGCATCTCCTGGTGCCAATTGCGCTGCATCAAGCATTTCGTTTACTTGATTATTTAGATAAGCGCGGGAAAATTCCAAAGTATCTACTATTTTATCTTTTTGTCCCATAGCTTCATACAATCTTTTAAGAGCATCTTGTGCATTTTTATGATTTGAGAATCCAGGCATTTGCGACATTGTATCGCTCATCATACCTAGGTCAAAAAAAATATTATGGCCAGCTACTACGTCAGCATCAAGCAGATGATTTAAGTATCTTGTTGATTCATCCAAAAAATTTACTGGATCAGATACATTCTGTCCAGTTGATGTCCCCATTAGAAATTGGTTCATAGTTTGCGAAGAACCATTTCTTCCCATTACTGTTAGTCCTTGCATTTGTGGTGAAGCAAAGTTGACTGTTTCTTGAGTTGTTTTAGCTAAGCTTGGAGATTGTCCACCAGTCATTTCAAATATAGAAAACTGTCTAACCTGAGATCCTTGCAAAACAGATGTAGTTTCTACGTCTAAGGTTCTCACAGTTTTTCCAGCTAATAGATCTCCTAAATTTGTAGATGAAACTTGTTTTAGTTGTGCAAGTCCCATTAAATTACTAGCACCCACATTAAATGCAGCCATGCCAGTTGCATTTGGATCTACGTTAAAAATCATTCTATTGAGTACTGCCATCATTGGGTGCATTGCCCCGACCAACTCTACCAGTATCTACCTCATATCTAAATGCTCTTCTAAATAAGTTGGCTGACGGCAGTTCAACATTTGGTATTCCATACGCCTTAAACAACGATGGTAAGTTGAGGACGTCATCTCTAAATCTTGCCTCGAATTGTTTTCTTACATCTTTTGTAAGAACACTAAGATCTATTTTTCCACCTGATTTAAGAAAATTTAAATCTATTTTTCCAAGTCTAGATGTATCAAGATTATTTTCTAATGCTCTTATATAATCTTGTTGAAATCTTGAATATCTTTCCATGAACTCATCTGCTGTTCCAAAGCCTCTTTCAAAAGAAGCATCGGGAGATAAGCGACCTGCAGCTTCGGGGCTTTTAACTGCACCACTTATTACTCTACCAACTTGCGTTATTCTAGCTGAGAGTGCATCATTATTGATTATCATCTGATGGTGATTCCGGTTCTATTAACTGAGCTTCTATATATTCATCAACTTCATATATTCCAAGTTTTTGTTTAAGAACTTTTTCTCTTTGAGTTTCTATGGATTGAACTTTGTAAAGAATTTCCGATATTGCTTGAGCGCTATCAATCTGTATCTGCCCAGCTTTTGCTTTTGCTTCTCTAGTTGCAAGAAGCTGATTACGAAGTTCTTTTCTTCTTTTGTGCAATTTGTCTTCTAGTTCAACTGCTAAGTGTAATTCTTTTTTTAGAATAGGCTGACCATCTTGGTCTACACCAATAACATTTTCTTGTATAAAATGTTCTTTAGCTAGAAGTTTTGTTTTACGCAAGTATTGAACTTCTTGATCTACAAGATCTCTTACCATAGAAACTTCAACTAAGTTGTCTGACTGAACATCTAATTGTTCCATGTATTCAGAAGTAAATTGAGAAACCATTGACATTTCTATGGGACAAGGATTTCCTCTTGGTGCAAGGTTTTCTTTTAAGAGAGGGCATGTTTCTGCAAAGATGCATTTTGATGCTTCACATGTCATAGGAATTGAGGAAAACATAGCTGTTCTTGTTTTTTGTGGACGAACCATCTCAACAGCTTTTTCAATATCTGATTCAGACCAGTGGTCAGGAAAAAATAAATCTGGTCTTAAGGTTTCAAACTCTTTTAGGAAATTATTTTTATTATTAAACTTTTCTACATTAGACATTAAAATCTATCCATTCATTTTGGTATCTTCCATTCTCATGGAATTTTTCAATAACTGCACTTTTGCAAAAAGGACAAAAACTATCTCTATAAAAAATATTCTCGTCAAAATTATAATACTCGGAAACTAAAGATGTATTTGATTGACACCTTGGACAATTCATTGCATGTCTTCTAGAAGTTTCTTTAAGCCTTTCTGCAGCTTTTCTTGAACTTCTTGGTCCTGAGCCGCATTGACAAAAGTGCTAATTTCTTTAACTTCGTCAGCTGATAAGTAAGATGATATCTTATACCTTGCGCCCTTGCATATTTCACAATAATTTTCCCTTTGCTCAGAGAAGCATATACATTTTTCAATAACATCAAAATATTCTAAACAGTTTGCAATATCAAACCATTTGTTTTTAAAAAGCTTTTTTGTTTGTTCTTTATATGCTCTCAACTTATGTTGATCATTCGACAGAAGTGTTCCCATATCTAGGGAATTTTTCATAAGCTCATTTATACTTTTGTATAAAAAATTTGCTAGCTGAAAATCCCCTTTTTGATCTATATAGCTTTTCCAATCACTCATTACATATCACATCTTTCCTTAAAAATTATTACGCGTATCTTCCAGTTCCTCTTGGGGTTCTAGTTGAAGGTGCTCTATATCCGCCTCTTGAGCCATCTCTATTTTTATACATACCTACTCCTGCAAGAGGTGATGCCATTGCACCACGAATTAACACTCTTCTACCAGTTGAATAGTGAGATGCTGACATAGCAGCTTGTGCAGCTTTTTGAGATCTGCCAGCAATTGCACCGATTGAACCGCCCTGCCTTGCAGCTTGTGCGGCGGCAGCTTGTGCGGCGGCAGCAGCTTTTTTACTACCAAAGATTTTTCCAACACCTATTGTAGCTTGTTTTTTTAATCCTGCCATTATTAGTAATTCCTTATACCAGTTGGCCTGCCACTTGTCTTGGACACACCGCGACCTCTTCTGTTTTGCATTGCTCCAATACCTGCAACGCCTGCTCCACCAATCATTGCTGATTTACCTTTATTTTTCATAATATAATTTTGTGCGCTTCTCATTCTAGACGTAGCAGCTGCACCAGATGATGTACCAGTTTTTATACCTTTTATCCTACCAGCAATTTTTGCACCTATTCTTGCACCTGATTCAAATGAACTCATTATATATCCCTTTTTTGTAAAGCATTTATTTTATAGTAATCTTAACTTTCAATCGCTTTTACTTTTTTAGCTGGTTTTGAAACCTTCAGTTCAAAATCTTCGTTTTGATAATCAAAAATAAAGATACTGCCTTTAGGTATATTTGAATTAACTATAGACTTAGCGATCTTTGTTTCTATGTTTTCTCTTCTTATTTGAGAAAGACCTCTAGCACCTTTTATGGTGTCAATACCTTTGTCAATTAATCCATTGATAACATTTTCGTTATACTCAATTAGGTATCCTTTCTTTACAAGCTTTTCAGATATAACAGACATTTCTAGTTCTGCTATTTTTTCACAACTTGCGCGATTAAGATGATTGAATACAACTATTTTATCTAGTCTGTTAATAAACTCAGGTTTAAAATATTTTCTAATGGCATCTTGTGTATTTTTTTCAACCACTTCTCTTACTGGCATTGTCGTAGTTGAACTTTGGTAATTTACATTTTTATTAAAACCAGTTCCTGTACCTATGAGATTATTAACAGTTTTTTCATTACCTAAGTTTGTAGTAAGAATAATGATTGTATCTCTAAAGTCTATTTTCTCGCCCTTGCCATCTGTTACAAAACCTTCATCGAATATTGACAAGAATGTATTCCAAATATCAGGATGTGCTTTTTCTACTTCGTCAATAAGCACTACTGAATGAGGATTCTTTTTAATTTGATTGACAAGCTGACCGCCCTCGTCATGGCCAACGTACCCAGGAGGTGAACCAATTAGCTTTTGATTTTCGTGTTTATGTTGGAATTCTCCACAATCAATTCTTACCATTGGGTAATCTTCACCAAATAAATATTTATGCAGTGTTGCAGCTAGGTATGTTTTTCCTACACCAGAAGATCCAGCAAACAGGAAAACGCCAAGTGGTCTATTTTCATCGCTCAATCCTGCCTGTGACCTTAGGAGAGCTGAACATATAGAATCTACTGCTTCATCTTGTCCAATTATGTTAGATTTTAAATAATACTCTAAGCCAAGAAACTTTTGTTTTGTTATTTTTCTTGCGCCTTTAGCTCTAGAAGACCTAGCATCTCGAGAATGTTTATCCTTAACTTTTGATAAGATTCTTTGGATTTCCTGCAAACCAATATCTTGATCCATATCTAAATTTTGAGGAGCAGATGCATATGCAATTGCAACCCAGTAATCTATGTCTAAACCAGGATTTAGCATTACGCATCCGCGTATACAATGCCTCGATACATCTCTCAGCATCTGCTCTTGACATTAAACTTAGTGCTGAAGATATTTCTGATTTAAGATTAAAAATTACATACTGAAGTATTTTTCTTTTTCTATCTTTTTCATTTTTAGTATTTATTTGCGAAACAAAAGAATCAATTTCTTCTGGCTCAAGAACTTTATACTTAACATATACATTTAGGTCGGGGACATATATTTGATAAAGTTTCATACTGACCAACCTCTTCTATTTTTTATTTTTAGTTGCATATATACTATATAGAATAATATTAATATATATTATATATAACTAGTATATATTAACATATATGTATATAGTAATGGGGGTAGGGGGTAGGGGGTCACGTTCAAGCTTACTAGATTTCGTAGTTCCAGTCAAATGGTTTTTCAGAAGATGAACGATAATCCTCAATTGCTGGGTGTGGTTCCAAACATGGTCCGACTAAAACTCCAGTATCTCAACATATCTGCAGGTGTATGAAATCTTTTCTTTAACAAAAAAACCGCACGATAAAAATCTTCATTTAATTCGCTTTTGTGTTGCATTATTATGCCTTTCGTGTATACTCGTACACAATAATTATACCACTAACGGAAGGATTAAAGAAATGACAAAGCAAATCAAACCATCTATGCGATACCTTACACAACTTACCGAACTTCGTGAAAAAACACGTCAAGCAGCGTTGGGTCTTGATCCAGAATCACAATCAGAGCTTCGTTATGTTGAAGAGCAAATCATGAAAAAAATGCAAGAAGTACAAGATGCACTTGGTTTCAAGAAGACTGTGGTAAAATAGGTTCATGGAAGATTCAGAAGAATTCGAACTAGAACAACCACAAGAAAAAAAATCAAAAGACGACCCAGATGCCAAAGCGTTAGAAATTGCTATGGCACAACTTGAACGACAGTTTGGTTCTGGGTCAGTCATGCGACTTGGTAATTCTGAAGTACAACCATGGCCTGCAGTTCCAACTGGAGCTTTAACTCTTGACAACATACTTGGAATTGGTGGATTGCCACTTGGTCGTATTGTAGAAATTTATGGACCAGAATCTTCTGGCAAATCTACCATTGCGTTAACTATTGTAACTGAAGCTCAAAAGATGGGTTTGCGTTGTGCATACATCGATGCAGAACATGCATTGGATCCTGTATATATGCAAGCACTGGGCGTAGATCTTGATAGCCTAATTTTCTCTCAACCTGATTATGGCGAGCAGGCACTGGAAATAGTTGACCGTCTTGTTCGTACTGGTGGCATTGGCGTAGTAGTAATCGACTCTGTTGCTGCACTAATTCCTAAAGCAGAACTAGAAGGTGAGATGGAATCCATGCAAATGGGTGCACAGGCTCGTCTAATGGCCAAAGCAATGCGTAAGCTTACTGCACTAGCCTCAGAGAATAAATGCTTGTTACTGTTCATTAATCAGCTACGTAACAAGATTGGAGTTATGTTTGGTAACCCAGAAACAACTCCTGGTGGCATGGCACTCAAGTATGCTGCGTCTGTTCGTATTGACCTACGTAAAAAAGAAGATCTTAAGTCCAAAGATGGAAATGTCACTGGAGTTAAAGTTAAAGCTAAAGTTATTAAAAACAAAATGTCACCTCCGCTTAAACTAGCTGAGTTTGATATCATGTATGGGAAAGGAATAGATCAATATGGATGTCTCTTTGATGTGGGCCTGGACAAAGGCATATTTGCGCAGAAAGGGGCTTGGGTTTATTGTGAAGGAGAAAACTTTGCCCAAGGACGAGACAACGCTATCGAAAAGCTCAAAAGTCTCCCAGAGCTAATTGATAAAATTAAAGACGCATGAAAAAATTTGTTTCTAATCCTTGTGAGGATTGTTCAATCCCACCAAATCACATGTTAACAGACATTACTACTAAAGAATCACAAAACCAAAGATTCTCCATCAAATGTCGTGACTGTGGTGATTATTGGGAGCAAGATCATCTCGATCCAGAATAACCCGGCCCAACCCGCGTCTCAATTTTTCGCGCAGCTAATATTTTTTAATTTATTACTATAGAAATATCTATGGACTTTATACGTAAAATACTAGAGATGTTTTCTCAAGCCAATGGACAAGATTCCTATGGTTATGCTGACATGGGCGAAGGTGAAGAAATGGTTGTGACCATACATCCTCGAACAGATCGGTATGATTGTCTTTAATGTCTTTGACAAAGAAGAATGGGCTATGGTTCTAGATATATGTGAGATTACTGATAAACATCCTTCAGAGGTAGTTATGGATCTAGATCTAGAAGCTAATACTCGTACAATTATTGTAAATCCAAAAGACTTTATCTAAAATTCGCCCCAACAAATCATAATAAAAAGAACAACCCCCTCGGCTTTCGCTTTGGGGGTTGTTTTTATTTTCTAGGTTAGATTAAGTTAAGGCTTAGTATTCGTAAGCATAGTTATCGACATCATAGTCGTCATAGTTTGAATCATTATTATTTCCATAATAAGACTTGGCATACATGTGATCATCTGACTCTAGCCATTGTAGACAATCTGGGCATCTACGTACTGTAGCTAGCTCAGAATCATTGATGATGAACTCTGTTCCACATTTAGGGCAATCTACAAACATTTTCTGTTTTATCCTTTTCGTTACTCGGCATTAACTTGTATTAGGAATAGACACTATATCTACTGTTTTGGTATATGTCAACTTATAGGGGAAAGTTTTTTTTCTTGGGGCGATTTTGATTTAAAACATATATAAACTTTTATATACTTGTATAAATTCTTATATGGGAAAAATGTAGGGGAAAATTTTTGGAGGGTAAGGGTATTTGAACTTATATAAGCCTATATAAATTCATATATATTATAATAATAGGGGAAAAATTTTTAAGTGGGTAATAGTGAGTACTGTTGTGGTATTCAGACCTTTAACATGCCCACCCGGGTATGGGGTCTATAGTGGATGCGAGCCACTTAAAATATGCAGCACGTTACCTAACGTCGTCTATGGTAGTCATGCATAATAGTTATGTGTGCAAGTTGCTTTAAGGAGCAAACAATGATTACATCAAAGCAATTCAACATGTTGATGGAAGTGGTCAAGGCAGCAAAGGAAGGTCGTTACATGTACGGCAACGGTGCACAGTGGTTCATCGTTGACGAGTGCGGTCAGAAGCTGTACATCAACCACATCACTGGTGAGAAGCAGTTCATTCCCAACTACGAAGGCACTCCTCGTGTGGACATGCAGTTTGCAGAGAGCATGGAGCGTTGGCTGGCCAATGAAGAAGCAGAGCGTGCAGAAGAGAGCAACCTGCGCTACTCAGACGCCAAGGCATGGGTTGCCAAGGCAGCTAAGGAAGGCAGGCTGTTGTTCACCAATGGCAACCAGTGGTACATCCAGAACGCTGAATGGTCTGGATACGTCACAATTGTTGAGCTGGGCACACTTGCTGCTGAGGCAAGACTCTACCACATGAATCTCCATGCATCATGGAAGTACATGCGATTCAACGGCAACACCCGTCCTACCGTCACCATGAGCACTAAGCAGTACCTTGGTATTCAGGCCTAATTAAACAACACATATAGAAAGAGGATAATCGTGAAGAAGATTGCAATTATTGCTTTTACTTTTGCGGCAGTAATTAGTCTGGTTGGTTGCAGCAACCCGACTCCTGTGTGCAGTGGAGAAATCCACACTGTTCTCAGTGGTGACACGCTTGTTGCCATTGCACAGAAGCACTGTACAAAGAACATCGAAGCAGCTATCGATCAACTCGTTGATCAATACGGTGCAGAGATCCATCCTGGAGATCAGATCCAGCTTCCTGGTAACAAGTAATTAAATAATTAACTAAATAAAGAGAGGCCTCCTTTTGGGGGTCTCTCTTTTATGGGTAGCCATGTGGTTACCAAGCCGTACAACAATCCCGTTGTGCGCAATTGACAAACTCTAGGAGGAGTTATGTCAACATCCATATTGGAGAAGATGCGTGTCATCTTCACAAAACATGCTGTACTGCAGCATGAGGCACAGGCAGATCCAATTCTTTGGACCTTCCTGGACAACGGCTTAGGAATAGGCTCGTTTGTCTACAGCCTGTATACAAGGCGTGACCTTGTGGCAGGTGTGCCAGAACTTCGTGATCCTCAACTGTTATTGCAGATTGAGAACGAAGTTCAGTTCAGCAAGATGGGTCGTGGATCCATCTTTGCATGGGCTGGTGTGCAAGAGCATGCTAGCTTTAACGGACAAATTCGTCCGGTTATCCAGCTTTAATTAAAAGCTGAAGAAAAGGAAGGCTCCCTTCGGGGAGTCTTTCTTTTATGGGTAGCCAACAGGTTACTCAGTCATACATCATTCGGATGTATGCACAACGAAAGGAGACCGTCATGGGCCCCAATGGGGGCAACATCAACGGAACCTACAAGGAGCACTGCTTCAGACACGGACTAACTAATTTCTACTATGTAGAAGTTACACTTAGTCACGATGCTGCTGGAGAGCCTGACCGAACAGATGGTTGGGACCAGTGCGTTCTCTGCGCAACAGAAGACGAAGCCGAAGAAAGGCTTATGCGTCAACTGGATGAAGAGACCGAGTATTATGAAAGGCATCTTCCCGTCAAGTTTGACGATTGATATCTTTCAACCTGCCTGGCTTAACTGCCAGAAGAAAAGAGAAACCTCCTTCGGGGGGTTTTTCTTTTATGGGTAGGCCTTTGGTTACCTTAAGCTAAGAAAAATTACTTGAGCAAGAATTTAGTGACAACATCACAATAAAAAGCAGGGACTATATAGTTAAGGATAAATATAGCTGTTTTATGGGTAGGTCTCTAGCCTATCCGTTTGCTGTTGTCACGTATGGAGTATCTGGTTAGTTCTTAAAATATTTTTTTATGGGTAGACATAAGGTCACCCAATAAACTGGCATTGCCAGAGAAAGGACACTAACGTGTCAACAGTAAAGGAAAACAAAGAAAAGGGAATGCTTTCGCAGATCTTGCGGAAGTTCTTCAAGCGTGAGGGTGGTCGCAAGAACATCCTTGAAGTCATGCAGGATAACGGTGTCGATACCCGTGAGGGCACAGATTCTGGTTCTGGTGTTCGCATCAGCTGGAAGCGTGGAATCGACAGCCTGTCCTTCTTTAAGACAGACAAGAAGGGTCGACTCTTTGTTGGTCAGAAGTTCAGCTCCGTAACTACATGGGGCCTCAATTACAAGCTCAACAAGGGTAAATGGTCCATCATCAACAAAATTACCACAACACCTGCTGTTATTCAGGTCAACATCCGTCCAGCAAATGGCAAGCGTGGTGGTTGGCTCATCAACGTTCACAATCAGACTGCATTCTTTAAGGATGACAGGTTTGTATTTCGTTGCCGTTGGGCAAACTACTGGGCTAGCGATGCAATGATCGTTGCTGGTCTTGTCAGCAAATGTCAGAATGGGAAGTTGGGCAAGTCAGCTCTTCTCAGTGAAGTACTGGGTGATTATGAGCGCGTTGCCATGGTAATTGAAAACATCCAAGATTACCTAATCTGTTGCAATATGGACAAACTTCCATCACATGAAGAACGGATGGCAGCCAAGCGTTACGAAGAACTGGAAAAGAGTATCTTCCACCGTCAGTGGAGGAAGAGCTTCCCAATCACTTACTGATTGGAATAATAAAAGAGTTGATCCCTGGGAAACTGGGGATCTTCTCTTTATGGGTAGTTCTCAGGCCTCAAATAACTGAGGTTTGCGATTTTAACTACCTAAGCCCTCAAGGAGGGGGGCTTTGTCATGTCAGAAAACAACCAGAAAGGAGCAGGTATGTCCATCGTGACTTTCCTGCGTGGTGCATTCCGGTGCATCACTAACCACTTCCTCACGGAGGAAGAACAGGTCAAGTACGAGGAGTCGCTTGCGGCAAATCGTCCGATGACCCTCAGTAATGGGCTCCCCATTCATGCTGTTGAGATCGGTATGGACTGGCGGTACCCACTGCTTGAGAATAAGCTCAACGCACGAGGCAAGAAGTTCCGTGTCGCGATGATCAGCAACTCTGCATTGGCTACATTGGTCAGTGCTCGGCGCATCGACATCGATGATATGGTTGGTTCTTCCAACTTTGCGTGGGCAAACGCAACATCCACGTTCTTCATCAAGATCGATGGATATGATGGATTTGATCTGTCGTATCTTGGTATGATGGGGCTTGATGCAAAGAAGCTGCCAAAGCGCATGCAAGAGGTCACTCGTATCTCGGAGCTCAGCTCTTCGGGCAAGATGGGTGACTTGGACATCAACATTGTCAGTGGCAGGGTTCTGTTGCATGCTGATCTGGCCTACGATGGTCCGATCTTTATGCGCAAGAGCTTTGCATTGCGTGCAGCTAAGGGCAATAATAAGCTTCGTCAGCTCATTCACAAGGATGAGTTTGGTCCAGCAATTGCTCGTTTTATCACAGATAATGGTGAAATCAAAGGTCTTCTCCATATTGTGAGCGATGAGCAATTGGATAATGATGTTGTGGTGCATCAATCTGCACTCAAGCGAGAACTGCTCATGACAGATGGCTATTGGCACTTTGTTGCTTTCCGCATGAACCACCTCTACAAGAGTGTCTGGAACATGCAGACTGCGGTAAATAACCATAGCTGGTTGTACACTGAGGACAAGTTTTATCGTGACCTAAATGGCATGGTTGATGAGTTCAAGCAGACAATGGAGTCAGGTGAGATTCCTGAGTGGATCATGCTTCAAGAGCAGGACAACCATGATGATGAGGAAGTTAATCGTCATCAAGAGCATGTAACTGCTTACTGGCAAGAGCAGGCTCGCAAGTTGTCTAGTGTTCGCTGGCAGCAAGCAGGCTTTGGAGTGGATGCATCTGCAAGCGTTCTGTTGATGGCATTTGGTTCTATCAAGAATCAGATGAAAGCAGCACTACGCAACAACAGGATGTGGGTGCCAGTGACCAATGCATTCAGTGCAACGATCATCACGGCAGAAGCACTCCGTGACTTGGGTGGCTATGACATCGATACATTCATCGAGGAGAATTGCTTACATGGCAAAGTGTTCTTCGTGGAGAATGTTGGTCTTGTCATTCCGGCCAACCGGTTCATCGATACTGAGGAGCTGCACGACACCTGGGATCAGGACGGCGATGCGGCATCAGTGGAGAAGATCCTGCTGTGGAGCTCAGATCCAATCGTCACACAATTGCGTCGTACCTACAACGTGATTCCGTCTGACATGGATGTTCCATCAACACCTGAAGAAGCAATCGAGGCTTGTGTGGTGATCCGTTCACCAAACCAACCTGGTGGTTACAGCATTGAGTTGTACGACTCGGTGTCGATGCCATTCATGCGAGAAGCAGAGGTACCTGTAGTGGATTTGGCTGATACGCCAAGTTCGCTCACAGAGATGCTGAACTCCGTGAATTGCGGACAGGTGGTGTCAAACAAAACCTACACTGACAGGAAGTTCACTCGTGAGAACGCCAAACAGGCAATTCTCGCACAGATGGACAATCCTGGCATTGGGTCGTATGCAAATGCGATCATGGTCCACGCTTCGGTGTTTGGTGCATCAATGCCACAGAACCTTCCGTTCTCGGGCAATGACCTCATCGACATCACAGCACAGACTGCTGACAAAGATGCATTCGACATCATCAGTGATGGTGTGCAGGACATGTGGGAAGACATGGCAAACATGGATATGGAAGTTGATGAGTTCATCTTCCGGACTCGTGTTCCTAAGGCTGTTCAGGAAGATAACTCCTGGACCTTGGTCAAGGGGTCATGGTCTCGCATGCATGATGCATACGTGGCTGCAATCAAGGAAGTTGATGATGTCTTGAAGGCAAATACCTTCCGGATTCGTCAGCAATCAAACTTTGTGCGGTTCATGTGTGAGGAGATTCCGTCTCTTCCTGCTGGAACACAGGCATGGGCTAAGCAGTACTTCGGCAAGTATGAGGGACTGCTCAAGCGTTGTGATGTGGAGAACCAAATCCATGACAAGATGGATCGGTTCACGAAGTCCAACTTGGTTGCCAAGCGTTCGGATGATGTCAATGGCATCGTTCAGCAAATGGTTGACGAGCTGCGTCACACATCTCATCCTGGCAAGTATGCCATGGCTCTATACCGTTGGATTGTTGATCCGGCAATGACTCGCCAGAAGTACGGCGTGTCGGACCGCATCATGTTCCAAGGTGGAAAGCCTGGGCAGGAGACTGTGATGGACATCCTCATCGAAGGGCTCTTCGAGTCCTGACCTGCCTGACCAACTGAGGTCAGAAGAAGAGAGAGACCCTCGGGTAAAACCGGGGGTCTTTTTCTTATGGGTAGTACTCAGGCTACAGAACTGGGTCCCATCAACAAGAAAGGGGTAGGCGATGCCTACTTTTCGACTGAAGACAGAAGGCAAAATCATCGAGATCCCGAACGCCACCAGGTGGCAAATCGTGGAGATGATGAGGGAGCTCAACATTGGAGGAACCATCACGGAAGTGAAGGATTCTTCGATCAAGCCCACCAAGGTCACCGTTACCTGCGGGTACGGAACCCAGACCCACAAGTGGGAGACCACCAAGACAGAGGCAGTCAAGTTCAAGAACTGCTGCCCCGAACACAGGAGCAAGTAATGAAGTACTCGTTTTACAACGGACACTGCCGCATGTGCAATAGTAAAGTGGAGAAAGGTCCTGATACAAGCAGAATGCTTTGGTTTGCAGAAATCGAAGGCTTGGATATCACCTGTATCCCGTGCTATCAAGCAAGAACTGCCAACCGCAAGAAGGCAGCAAATAAGAGTGCAAAACAGAAGAAGTATCTCAACTTGTTCGACTGACGAACAATAAAATAAAGAGAGCCGTACATCCAGTACGGTTTCTCTTTTATGTGTAGGTCTCAAGCTTTAATTTATTATAATAGATTTTTAGTATGTGGATAGAATTTTTATTTTATGCGTAGGCATTTAGTTCTATTCTAAATCCCACTGCGGGGTTTTCTTAGGTCTCTGGTTACCAAAAAGTCGTGACCAGAGTTTCGTAGATAACTCGATAAAAATAGGGGTGCTTCGGCTTCCCAGACTGTCTTCTCCAAGATTACTTGGGGAAAATAGGGGGCTTATTGCTCCACAACCGCGTATGGACGGCCTCCATACACCGCAGCTCAAACAAAGGAGAGTGTCCCATGACACAGCTGCAAGCAATTATCCACAAGGTCGGCCCAATGCAGACCATCACCAATGCCCGCAAAGACGGTAGCGGAAGCTTTACCGTCAGCAAGGCTCCAATCACATTCCGGCCTTTCTCCGTGTCCGACAAGGGTAACCTCGTCATTGACTGGACCACGGCTTTGACCTGCTGGACCACCGACGAAGAGATCATCGCTTCTGCCAAGGAGTGCTGCTGGAACGCTGAAGGCGATCTCCTGCAGGCTGTCACGGTTGATGTTGAGATCGTCAACGAAGAGGGTCTTCGCCCGGTGACTTTCAAGCTCCAGTCCGGAGAAGTCCGTACCGAGAACCAAGCTGCCATTGAGTTTGCAAGCTCGCCTGAATGGGACTTCATTGCTCGTCCGGTTTCCACCGTGCGTGGTAACCTCGCAGAAGCCCGTGCTAAGGCTGGCCTTGCTGCCAAGCCCGCACCGGCCCCGGTCAACGCATCGGACAAGCCCTTCTAGGGCTACATTCCCCCCAAAGAGTCTCCCCTGTGTCGGGCTATTCTGTAGACGGATTGTCTACAACCCGGCACAGGGGATTACTTCTTTTTTTCGTAGAATTCTTTTTTGTTTTTAGTTCTTGCGTGACACCTCCCGGACGTGTGGGGTGGCTGGTCTTACCCTTTCTGCCGGCCATCCCACATAGTCTGGGATTCTAAATTTTTCACGTAGTTCCTTAGTAAAAATAGGGGAAAGGAGACCCACTATGTCCAACATGGACGAAAATTACATACTTGAAATGAAAGATGACCGTAAACAGGCATCTAAATACTCTGATCCTGAATGGATTGAAGAAAAAATGTTTGGAGAGGAATACCACTATGAAGAAAATGATTAAAACCATACATTGGATCTACGTCGGCTTTTTGCTAGGCGCAGCTTTCATGAATTACCTATCAGAAAATAAGGAGAATAATAATGACTACTAATGTTCAAGCTTTCATTGATGCCGGCGACATCTTCGACATCGCTGTTGATGAAGGACGATTACTCCATTTCAATGGGGGCCAAGCTCACATTTGGATGTGGAAGAACAGCAATACGGTACTTTCCATCGATTTCACTTCAGCAAACGCTCCCAAGATCGATGTCTCGCTTAATGCGCAATACATCCAAGATAACAAGCACAACTGTGCTCATTATCAAGAGCATTATAAAACTCAGTCCATGAAAGTATGGAACTACAACTTCTATAAAAATCAGGAGGAACAAAATGTCTAAACTAAAAGTAGCAGTTACAACTGTCTGCTTTGTCATTGGCTTGTACACTGGCAATAGACTTGTCACAAGGAGAAAATAAAATGAATGATAACATCATTTTAATTCTCTCCATGACTGTAATCATGGCATGTAACACACTTGCTGCGGTACTCTTGCTCGTTCAAGAGCATCGTCGCAAGTACTGGAAAGAAACCATTCGCTACGAACAAGGCAACTATCCCTACGATTGGAAACTGCAAGAAGCAGTTGACATTCTAAACGAAACGAACCAAGCAGCGTAAAATCCTACGTCTGACTTATTCGAAAATAGGGGAAAGGAGACCAATTGTTCGAATGGCTATTCGATTTAATTGCAGAATTAATTGATTCATTATTTGGCGAAAACTAAACAAAGGAGAAATTCAAAATGAAGCCGAAGAATCTCGCAGGGTCTGTAGGTAAATTCACAGGAAAAACCCTCAAAGTTTTGAAGGAAACACCTTCAAAGACCGGAAACAAGTTCTCAACCGCAAAGGAAGAGTTCGTCAATGGATTCCGGAATGAAATTCCTAACAAGGAAACCCAGAAAATAGGGGGAGTGGAAGCACTAACCCCTGAAGTAATTACAACCAACTCCAATATCACACAATAAGGACCATAAACATGAGTACACTTCAGAAAATCACAGCAGCAAACAACCTCACCAAGATTTCGGCAGAAGATGTCGATAACTTTGGTCGCAAGAGCACCAACACCACCCTCACGCTCAACAAGCGTGTCAAGGTGCCTGGTTCGCTCAATGGCATTCAGATTCCCACGTGGGCAACACTTCGGAATGCTGAATGGCACCGTATCACGGTTCGTGAGCACGATGTTGCTGCAACACCTAACCGCGAAGCACGCATCAGCCAAGTCGTTGGCCTTGCCTTCCGTAACATTCACATCGACATTGAGCTTGAGCTTGATGGCAAGATCGTGACCATGGAAGACTTCCTCTTCGGCTTGATCAAGGAAGACCTCCTTGCGCGACCAGACGATGCAACCGATGCAGAATTTGACGCACTCGTTCGTCAAAAGATGTACGACTGTGGCGTTCGTCTCAACGGTGGAATGAGCATGTTCCTTCAGCACATGGGTGCCAAAGAAGATGGCTTCCGTCACGCAGTTGAGCAGTTCAAGCTTGCCGGTGCACAAGACGACATTGAATCCGTCCGCATGTCACCACGATTCCATATCGCATACGACTTCAACAAGACAGACGCTCTCAAGGTTCTTTCCTTTGAGATGGTTCCTGCAGATCGCAGCCAGTCTGTAATGGGCAAGAAGTATGGTCATGGATTCATCGATTTGCCAGATGCAATCTTTGAAAACTTCAAGCGCGTATGGAGCCACAACACCATGATTCTGGGTCTGGAAGCAGAACTTCAAAAAGATGGTCTGTCGCAGGAACGCACCAAAGAAATTGCCACTGCAATCAAGAATGAGCGTACTATGGCAAATACCTTCTTCAACTCCATCTCAGGTGCAACACGTCGTCGTGATGCTTCTACTGGAGCTGAACTGGTAAAAATCGATGCACAAAACATCGGTTGTGGCCGTTGGAGCACACTCGTCGGAGACCAGCAAGTGGACTTCGATGTGTGGAGCAACTCGGATCGCAAGCCAAGCGAGTCCTTCGCAGCAAGCTCTGCTGCAATTGACACCACTCAGAAACCCTTCTAAGGTTTCTACGTCCTGAGCATGACGTCAAAAGGCTCACCCCCCGGGGATGTATTGGAATGTAAGTTAAAGATAGACACCCGCATACAACAATAGTTATATGCCATTCCGCTTAATAAGTCTATATATAACTTATAGTAGGTTCGAGTCCTACCGTCTCCACCATTAAAATCTTTTTTAGCTAATTCAATAACATCTCTATTATGTATGTCTGTATTCTATATATAGATATACATAATAGATTTTTTATTTTTAGTCCTTTGATCACCGAAAATTTTCGAGTAAGAATGGCATATAAATTATTTTTAATTTAGGCCTTAGATTACCGAAAATTAGGTGATCCCGGCAAGAAGCTTTCTGATTCTAATTGCCGGCCACAAAAAAGATCATAAATTGTTGATTGCTGAGTTGCATATTAATCCCATAGCATGTTATACTCTATACTTGTAAGGATATAAGACATAGTCTATATAAGGAGGATAACAAAGATGCCTCGGCAGCATCAGTCTAAATCTATGAAAAGAGTATTATCAGAATTGATAAGACTAGGTTTTGTAGTGGACCAACGTAAATCGGGATCCTATCGGATTATCCCTCCCTCAACTATAGGTGGCCCAATTTACACGACTCATGGCACGGAATCAGCTTTGCATCCAATGCGCCGTGACTTTAAAAAATATTATAATATAGAGATCCATATATAGATCTTGTATCCCCAGTGGGAGTATCCAGAACTCAGTTAGGTGGTGGCTGAGCCAGCAGGGTACTCCCACTCTCTTTATAGGGATACTTCTATATATATAGATACATACAATGTATCTCTCTATCTATATAGATAATAATAATACAGTCTCACTATAAGAATAGGTACAGTACAGCGTACATATCATGTACATCTGTGTACCCTATATAACTAATAATGTTATTAAAAATAAAAATACACTACCTTCTAGGGGGGCACCCATATGAAATAGATATGAAATAGATATGTTTCTAACTATTTAGGTGTTTACATAACACCAAATAACTACATAGTGGGGAGAAATGGGAGACAATGGGGATAGGTCTGACTAAGCACTCTATCCCCTCTATACATACTTACTTACTTCTATATATCTTCTATCTATATATAATTCTAAATAATGACTAACTAAAAATTCATTTTGCGGCGAAATTGTAAAGATTTTGCCCTGATAGCTCAGAGGATAGAGCAACGGACTTCTAATCCGCAGGTCGTAGGTTCGACTCCTACTCAGGGCACAATAATGATAACTAAAAATAGGGGAACTTATAGTTAACCCTTCATATACTTCTATACACACGAGGAGTTAAAATAACATGTCACTTCCGGCAAACTGGAAAGATTGCTACTTCATTCTCTACAAGCGTAACGAAGACGGCACTGTAGATTCTACATATACCAAACCTGTCATTCAAGCACAGCGTAAAACTGGAGAGCTTCTTGACTTCTATGGAGTCAGAGCATCTAAGTACGGAATTAAGGTTCCTTCCACTTCAGTGGGTTGGGCTATTATCCATGCTGTGGATGGTAGTCCAAAAACCATAATTTCCGGCGATCTCATTGAGCCAAAATCTAAGAGGATTTGGGAGCTTTCTGACGGACGCATTTTCTACATGCGTCGTGGAGCTACCAATATCTCTATTAATATCTCAATGTATCCAAAATCCTTTAAGTCTCTTTCTATCTGAAAATGAAAAGATTGACATTTACAGATGAAGAGATTAAAGTAATAGGCAATTCTCTAGAAGCTTATCTAGCTAGACAAAAGATGCTGCTTAAAGCAACATCAAAATCTCTAGATGAGGAAATTCTAAATATTGCCAATAATATTAATATATCCTCCAATATTCTTAACACCATCAAACTTAAGGATAACCAATGATACTTTCATTTGAGTTAAACAAAATCAGCTTTACAGCTGAAGGAACCTCAGGAGAAATCAATGCTTTTCTTGAGACTTTCGGTCAGATCAAGAATGTTGATATCCAAATCCGTAAGGATCTTGAGAATCAGCATTCTATCGTAAAGACCAGCAAGTTCAATAAGCCTGTTTCTTCTGAGCTTACCAAGCATCAAAGAGACTATGTTTCTTCGCTGTTTGTCTATCCTGCAAGCAATAAGACACCTGTTGGCAAGCCTGCTTACCTCATGTCGATTATTCTTGACGGCAAGCCCCGTACAGTTAAAGAGCTTCTTAAGCTTGGCAACTGCACATCTGCTTGCCTTCGTAACGTCATCAATCGTATGCGTGAATCAGGTTCTACAGTTGAGGTCACTGCACCCAACTTGAACTCTGACACCATCGTTCAGATGACCCAAATTACAGCAAGAAAGCTTACTCCTGCTGTACGCAAAAAGGCTGCACCAGCCTTGAAGCTCAACGCAGTTAACAGCCAGTTCAAAAATCTGACAATTTAATTGTCGGATCCCTGTAAGATCTGGGTACAGAATTACTCCTTTAATTCTGTATGAGTCTAATGTCTTCTTTCCCCAAATTACGACAGACTCCGCTAGATGGAAATCCCCCACGTACCCATCTTAGCGTCCAGACTTGCACGGACTTTTTTTAAAAAGGCAGGAGTCTATTCTACATGATGATCAAAGTCGAAAACGCTGAGTATCCATATGACTTTATGGAGGCTCCAGCTCCACCAATTCCTGACCATGTTCAGCCAATTTTGGATGTACATCATGGTCTATGGAATCGCGACAAATCTATTATATACAGGTCTAAAGAATATCAGGTATATCTTCCTTCACATGAAGGATACTCATCGGCAATATTGCCTAATGAAAATGGATATAACTTTCTTTGGATCACTCAAAACTTAAATAAAACATCGGGTGCTTCACTGGACATCATTCGAGCTCGATCCCAAGGTGATGATACTAGAATCACCTGGATCGTAGACAACTCTAATAATAAATTTTCTTATGTCGGATTGGTCCGAACAACGGACTATTTCGACGGTAAGAAATCAATTATTATTGAACGCTATGATGACCAATCAACCCATGTCTTGTACTCTACTGATCCTGCAAGGACCAGTAAACGCTCTTCAATTTAATTCAAAATTGTTGACAATCAAATATTATATACCTTGTACAGTTCATTGTACATATATAATATATGATTTGTAATGCTAACTTTACAAAAGTTAATTATATGCTATAATTATTCTTTGTAAAGGTAATAAATTTATATACCTTTATATACCAAAAACTACTATTAAAAAGGATATAAAATGCCAAAGCCAAGCAAAACGCCAGCCATTGAGAACTTTGTTTCTTCTAATGTTGGAAAGTCCTTTGCCACCAAAGAGATGTGTGATGAAATCGGCTGTTCACTGCCGACTCTTCTGAACTACATCAAGGCAAACCCTTCCAAGTTTTCTCAGGTTTCCTATGGAACTTACCTGATCAACACTGACGTCACGTCAACTACTACTCTTTCAGCATCATCTATGACTGATGAAGAGTGGGAAAATAATTAAATTTAACCATAATAATGGTACTATTTGTGTTATCGTCTATCGTGGACGATAAGCGCAGAGCTGTTTATTCAAAGGCCAAAGCCTATTTGAGTAAATAATAAAATATAATAGTTTGTGCGAAAGGATCATCAGATGCCAAAGAAAAAAAACTCTTTGCCAGAATCTGATAAAGATACAACTAACCTTCACTTGAAGGCTCTTGTTCTTATATCCAATCGCCTCGCAGAAGTTGCAGATGAAATTAAACTTTTGCGTGAGCATCTTGCTACAAACTCAAACAAGGAGAAATCCGCTGAATAAGCACTTGTTACACCACCAAAATAATGATAGAATAATCACCATGCCCGGAACATCTGGGCAGGGGGTAGAATCCCCTACGTAACAGTAATACTGTGAAGTCGGAGAGGCAAACCAACTGCCAACTTGTGACGGGCATCTCGTATGTGTCCGTACATCTTCGGTTTCGCAACCTGCGCGATGATAATGCTAGTCGGTCTATTGACTAGCAGAAACAGACGAAAGGAGCGAACACGATGCGCAAAATAGGACATGCACTGATAACCGCTATCTGTGCACTTACAATCATACAAATTCCAACTCCAGTTAAAGCTCAAGCTTGGAAACTTGTTAGCTTTAAAATGGGGGCAACAGTCAAGTACTGGGATCAAGTGGCTGCCTGTGAATCAGGTCAGTCACAAGACCAAGTTAATTGGCGTAAGGATGGTATGTTAGCAGGTGGGTTAAGAATAATGACCAATGGCAAACAAGGAGATGCTGACCAAGGAACTTGGGAGATGTATGGAGGAGAGCAATTTGCTTCTTCTCCTGATAAAGCTACCAAGTTCGAGCAGATCCTAATTGCTAATCGCATTGCTGTATTGGGATGGAAATCCCCACAAGGTAAGCGAACCAATCCTTTAGGATATAAAAACTGGTCATGTATTCGAACAAATAAACTAGACTCTTACTGGAAGACTACATATACAGTTAATCTGCCTACAGATGAAGCTAATTATTGTCCACGATTTGCAAAGTTATTTGCAAAATATGGACTTCCAGTACAGGTATTTTCCTACATTGCTTGGCGTGAATCTAGGTGTAATCCTGGAGCTATTAACGCCAAATGGAAAAATGGAAAAATAGTCTGGACGCTCAACCAGAATGGTACCTACGATAGTGGTCTACTACAGATCAATTCATCATGGTTTGGTACCCTCAAAAGAGAAACGGCACATGACTCAAAGGATCTTATGGATCCACAAGTCAATGCCTACTTTGCTAGCTGGATTCTACACAACACAACCTCTAGGTTGGGTAACTGGAGTGTAAGAACCTGGTAGTAATTAATAATAAAATATAATATAAAATTCTTAGAAAACAGGGGTTCCAATGGGATCCCTGTTTTTTAATTCAATAAAATATATTTTGCTAATTCCAAAATAGGGGAATCAATAGCCCTTTGTGCTAATTATAAAATAGTTTAATAAAGGAGAAAATAATGCTATTTCAAATGATGATTTTCTTGGCAA